ACTTCAATTGGATTAACAAAAACATTATGTCAGACAAGAAACCACTTAAAGTAACTCCTAAAGGAGACTTTAGCTCAGTGTTTGAGAAACTAATTAAAGCAGCAATTAAATAATGAAACATATACCTACATTTGACCAATTCGTAAACGAATCATATAATAGAACGCAAAACAAGTATAAGACACAGAACGTTGAGTGGGATGATATTGCACCCGGTGACTACATTGCTGATGGACCTAATGTTGGAGAAGTATCTCGAGTTATAAGTAATACCAAAAAAGGTTTTACTCTTAAGAGAGTTTGGAATAACGTTAGAAAGAAAGATGGGGAAGAATTCTTTGTACCACATGATCTTGATGCAATGAAAGACTATCCTAATTCAATCATTAAGATAATTAACTATGTTGATGAATCTCTTAATGAGGCATTGGCAGCAGTTGATAAGTCAAAACTAACTAATAGAGTAAAGATAACAGTTGAAATTGCTCGTACTCTAATGAATAACGCAAGGAATGGTAAACTAAAACATATGTCAGCGCCAGACGGAGTTACTCATTATTGGAATCCGAAAACTAAAGAGTATGTAGGAAGAACAGACCAAGAAGGTAGACTTAATCAAGGAACATTTTTCTTTTCTGATGCACTGGACAGAGAAGGTAATCTTACAGAATCTTTAGTTAATGAAGGTTTAAAGTTTAATGACTCAAACGGAAACCCAAATGCAATTTCTCGTGAGATTCTTGGATATGTAGAAAAAGGCTTGCCTGCTAAAATTCTTTCAGCTGTTGAGAGTGTAGAGCCAAATGGGTATAATGCAATGAGTTCACCAGCTACTGTTACTAATAAAGGACAAGCAAGAGGGGTTCGTGATTATCAAACTATTACTTTACTAATTAAAGAAGGCGGAATTGGTAAAAGCAAAATATCAGCTATTACCGTAGGAATAGTTAAAAGAACAAGCGGTCCTGGCACTGGGTACATTGCTATAAAAGCTAATCACTATCAAGGAAGTTCTCCTGGACATATTCTTTTAGATACAACACCAAACTTTTCTGTTGCTAAAGAATTTTCTGACTGGGGTGATGGCGGTGGGCCAGCTGAGAGATTAAAACAACTTTTTGATGAAGTTTTAGCAAAACACGTATAAGAAATGAAGTACGTTAAAACATATGAAAGTTTTTTATTAACTGAAGAAACTGTATATAGTACTGGACTAGGTGCACCTCGTCAATACGCAAAAAGCGGTGACGCTACGGTAAAAAGAAAAACTTTATCAATTCTTAATACTGGGAAATGGAAAAACACAGCGTCAGGAAAATACACGATAGCAGAAAGTAAAAGATTAGCAGATATGTGGAATGCTGAAGATCCTAGCAAATTAGGATCTTGGATGAAGGATTACGCTAGAGACGCTGATGGCAAGTTAAAAGAATCTAATTATTATAGTGAAACCGCATTAATAGTAGCTGTTCTTGATGAATTAACTAAAAGAGCTAAGGTGGAATGGTTAAATGCAGGAGGTGCAAGAAGCCAGTGCTTCGGCAATTCCTCAAAATGGGTAGCTGAAAATAACGGTAAAGTAATTGGAGGAATAGCCGCTGAAAAAGAAATTTTTAATAGATACGGCGTGGAAAGTTTAGTAGTACATGCATTTGTTGAAAAAGATAAAAAGTATTATGAAGTTACTTTTCCAACTGCAAGCACAGTTGCTAACGTTATCTATTGGCCTTTACTTGAAATTAAGAATGAAAACGAAACCCAAATATCGCAAGACATATGGTCATATGCATTAGGTATTGAGGAGGGTGTAAAAGAATATATTGCAAATGTCTAAATCACATAAACCAGGAAAACCAAAAAAGAATCGCAAAAACTCTGTGAAGCGATTAAGAGTTCTTCAAGCAAATGAAAAACTTTTAAGTAGATTAACAAAAAAATAGGGTAATGGATAATATGAAATACGTGAAAACTTTTGAAAACTTTATTTATGAAAATGAAGATAAGTTAGATAAAATAAGGAAAAAATTAAAAGGAAAAGAAGGTGAAAGAACAGTTATCTCAATGTATAATTTTTACATTGATAAAGGATATGCTGAAATTAAAGATCCAAAAAAATTGCTTTCAAAGTTAGAATATTACGATCAAACAATTCGTAAAGATAATATATTCACAATGTCTAAAAGTGTAGGATTAGACCCTAGAATTGTAGATAAAATTAATTCAGAGTTAGTAAAACCTTTTGTTGCTAAAGTAAAGCCGGGCACAGATGAATTTTCTTCTGTTTGGATTATAATACAACATGCCGATCATGATGTAGCATTACAAAAGAAGTTTATAGAGATACACGGTGATAGCATAAAAGGTGATGAAAAACTCGCATTTTTAAAAGATAGAGTTTCTACTAATGAAGGAAAACCGCAACAAGGAATAAGTCAAGGAATGCCAGTTACTATAGGTGGGAAAACCGGTTGGGTTCCTTACCAAATTGCTAATATAGAATTTGAAAAAGAAGAAATTAAAGCACGTCAAGAAGATACAAATAAAGATATAATTTTATTAAAGTGGAAAGAAGGTGAAACTTCAAAAGTAACAGCTGCTGTAAAGGCAACTATTGGTGAAAAGGGCGTTAAACAAGCGGAAGAAATGGGATTGGAAATAAACTTAAAAAATTATGTTATTCATAGAATGAAAACCGAGTATCTTGGTCCATATATGATAAAACCTTAAAAATAAAATCAGAACAACTATAATGGAAGATTTCAAAAATTTCAGAACAAAAAGTAGTCCAGCCGTTAACGAAGGAGTTGACACCGGTTCTATACAACCAATCACACCAAGGAGACTACCTGACGAAATTGTCGGAATTTTTGATGCTAGACTTGGCGACGAATACACAGCTCATTTCTTTTATCGTAATGCTGCTAACTGGTGTAAGAATATGAATTACAAAAAAGCCGCTGCTTATTTTGAAGCAGAAGCGCTTAGTGAACTTGAACATGCTAAAGGTCTTCAAGACTATCTTGTTCAATGGAATCTTTTACCAGCTATTCCGCCAGCGCCAACAAGACAAGATTTTGTATCTTTAGTTGACATCATTAATAAAGCATATGAAATGGAAATTGGCTTATTTGACAAATATTCAGCTGATCAAATTACAGTTGATACTCGTCATGCTGCTACATTTAACTTCTTACAGGGATATGTAGATATTCAAAATGATTCTATTGCAGAATATTCTGACTTGTTAAATGCGCTTCAACTAATTAACGTTGAGAATCCTCTTGATGTTTTATACTTTGAAACCGAATACTTTGGCTAATGAAACATGTAAAGACATACGAAGACTATATTTTTGAAAATCGTCTTAAAGAAATTTTTTTGAATGAAAGCATAAGAGTAAGATCAGATAACTCTTTAGAAAAAATGTCTGCTAGTGAATTGGCTGATTATTTAGAGTCTGTAAAAAAATACATTCCAACAATAGATTCTGATAATAAAGAGAGAAAAGACAAAATGGAAAAGTACCAAGTTAAGCTTGGTAATATGTTAGCTAAGAAAACAGGCAAATCAGGAGATTCAAACCCCGAAGGGACAAAACACGTTGATACATGGCACCAAGCTCAACACGCATTAGAATCAGGGGATAAAAAAAGAGCCAGTGATATGATGTCAAAGGCAGCCGAAGAAGCAGAAGAGCTTGCTCGAGAAAAACAAGATGCTGGATATGCTGGCGATGCTGGATATTATCGTGGCACTGCCGCTTGGTTAAAAGGAGATTGGGATGCTGTAGAAAAATATGCTAATGACAAGTATGTTAAATTAACAGGCAATGATGAAGTGTTAAAAAGACTTCTTAAGCATCGCAATAAAAGTTACAAAGAAGCATACGGCGCTAAATAAGATGAAACACGTAAAGACATATGAAAATTTCTTAAATGAAAAGGAGTCTCCGTATAAAAAAGAGACTCTTCTTAAATACAAAAAGGAATATGAAGAAGGCAAAGATATTCCTTTTGGTATAAGAACTTCATTAATTGCTCAAGGAATGATACCTCACGAAGGCGGACCTGATAAAGGAAAGAAAAAGAAGACGGAACTCTATGAAGCACAAACAGGATCTCTTTCTACAGAATATGACATTAATCAAGTTCTATATGGTAATCCACCTATTGAATACATAGAATTAATTCAAAGGCCTGATGATCATATAAAAGAATGGTTTATTAATCAAGGATTAGTAGATTCTATTAAAGCAAATGCTCCGGCTAATGATAGCGGTGTTACCAAAGCTGATTTGCAAACTCTTATAGAAAAAACTTCAAAAGCAACAGCAGAAGAAATTCAATTTGCAAGATATGTTGAAAGCGTTGATAATCTAGCACAATCATTTATAGATATACTAAAAGAAAACGATATTGAAGTAACAATGGGTGATTTCTTTAGAATAGATAGCCAGGTAGAAGGAATTCTTCATTTTCTTAAAAATGAAATTAACCGACCAAGGCCGTATCAATTAGCAAAATATTTCAAATTACCACTTTTCCCTTTAATCAGAACAGACGCAATGAGCGCAGCCTATCCTAGTGGGCATGCGCTTACTGGCTTTGTTATGAGTGAATACTTTGCAAATAAATATTCTAACCTTGCCTCGCAATTAAGAGCGCATGGCGAAAAAATTGCAAATTCACGAGAATTAACGGGAATGCATTACCCATCTGATACACAGATTTCCAGAGACATTTGTAAAATCATAATAGAAAATAACTTAATTCAAGACTAATGAGAAAAGAACAGTTCATCAATAAACACCAGCATTTAAAAATTGCTCAATCTGAACTTGAACGTAAATGGCGTGTTATGCAAGAACAAGAAGAGTTACAAAAAATGTGGGAGGCTGCACAATTACTTAATACAACTACGTCTACATCGGTAGCCGGCGGTGGTGGTAATGGTGACCCAAATAACTTTCAATTTGTAGTAAATACAACAGAGGAACTTGATTTTAGATTTGACTTTATATCAACCGGTGAACCGATTGAATTTACTATTGATTGGGGCGACGGAAATATTCATGTAGATTCAGGTACCGGTGGAGAATACTCAGAAGAACATTCATATGATGAAGGTGGAGAATACACTGTTAAAGTTACATTTGATGATCCTCTTAAAGTATTAGAGTTAGATTTTCCAGGGTGGGATAATAATTATTCAACTTTAGTATCAATAACTGGTTTACAAACCCTTGCCAATTTACAAGAATTTAGAGCAGACTACAATTCATTAGTAAGCGTAGATTTTTCAGGAATGACCAATCTTACATATATTGATATAAGTGATTGTGATAATATTGATACAGGTATACCATCATTAACAAGTGTTAATGTTTCAGGGTGTACTTCATTGGAATATCTTTATCTTGATGACAGTGATTTTTCTGCTGGGATTCCAGATTTAACTGGTTTAAATAACCTTGCATTTATAGATCTTGATGATTCTAATATTACTAGTATTGACTTATCAATGTTACCTTCTTTACGAGGGTTTGATCTAAGTAATAACAATGATATCACAAATGTAATTATATCAAATACTCAACCTCTCGGTGATGGCGAAAATGTTGATGTGGATGATGGATCATTAACACAGTCTGCGGTTGACGCAATCCTCGTTGCTCTAAGTACTAATGGTGTATCAAATGGATATGTTGATTTAATTGGAGGAACTAATGCACTACCAAGTTCAACTGGACTAGCAGCAAAAACTCTATTAGAAGAAAACGGTTGGACAGTTCTTGTAAACACACCGCCACCAGGCACTGCTACTATTGCACCAAGTACTGATTTTGATATTGTTGGAGACTTTACAATTGAAATGTTTATAAACTTATCAAATGATTCTGGCTTCCCTCGTCCATATAGTTTTGGTGCATATCCTGCACCTAATGCAATGTCTATTGAAAGTGGGCAGTTATACTTCTGGGCTAATAATGCTGCATTAATCAATGGCACCTTTGGACCTAATTTAGGACAATGGTATCATATCTGTGTAATTGGTGAAGGCTCAACGGCATATCTATTTGTTGACGGTATTCAAATATCATCTTCACCTTATAGTGGATCTATACCTAGTCAAGGATTGCCATTAACTATTGGTGATGGTAATGAACCTAGCTCTTCATTGAATGGCTTAATGAGTAACTTTAGATGGACTAATGCTGCGGTATATAACACTACAGGATTTACTCCGCCTACGTCGTCTTTAACTGATGAAACGGATACAGTGTTGTTAATCTTTCAAGGTGAATCGCTTAATGCACAATTAACAGATAATAGTGGAAATGGTAATAATGGATTTGGTTCTGGGGCAATTACTTATAATACAGATAATCCATTTGTTGGGACTCAAGGATCATTACAAGTAGGTATAGTTTAAGTATATTTAGTTTTAACTAAGTTTACGAATACCCATAAGATGGATTGACCTTGTGTCAATCCATTGTTTTCTTAAAGATAAATACAGAAAATAATATTCATACAGTGACTAATCTACACACATACGAAAGCTTTCTTAATGAAGCTAAAATGAATGAAGAGACAAAATCTCTTTATGACAAATATGCTAAGAAAGTTGGCTGGGTAATGCAAAATGATGATATTCATTCTACATCAGGTAATGTAACCGGGCGTGAAAAGAAATATAACGTTGAAGCAAAAGAAAACCTTTTTCAAAACTTTTTTACTAAAGAAGACTATGACGATGACAGCGTAGTTCCTAACGATATTCCTCTACTTTATTATGGTGGAGCTAAAGATAAAGAATCCGAGAAATGGATGAAGAATAAAAAGATTAACGTAGATAATCTTTACAATAAGAGAGATCTTCTTCCAATATCTGGTGACAAAATTACCTTTGGTAAAACTTTCGGAAAATATGATTGGTTACCTAAAACTGTTTATTCTAAAAAAGAAGCGGTAGACGGTGCTGTTGGGTTTCCTGTGATTGCTAAAATTAAAAACGGTCATAGCGGTATAGGAATTGAAAAATTTGATACAGCTGAAGACTTGGAAAAAAGCAAAGAGAAATTTGACTTATTTTGTCAATTCATTGATTTTGACCGTGAATATCGAGTAGTTTTTTGCCAGAGCAAAATCATTGCAATTAATGAGCGTGTGCCAACGATTGAAGATAACAAATCAATCAAGACAAAGAAAGCTGATGAAAAGATTAAATTCACTTATGTATATCAAGATTTAAACAAAGTTGATAAAAAGTTCTTAAAAGAACTTGCTGATATTTGTGTAGACATTAAAAAAGATCTTGACCTGAATCTTTGGTCACTTGATGTGGTTAAAGATAAAAAAGGAAAACTTTGGGTAATGGAAACTTCATCCGCTATGGGATTAGGTAGTGTTAAGATGTGCGAAGTTTATCGCGCTATCTATGAAGACTTTTACGGAGAAAAATTACCTGATGCATTTTTAGAAGACATTTACAAAAAGTATGTTGTAAATGGTCACAAGAATTACTGGCCTAAATACAAAAAAGAAATACTTTCTTCTCAATGGCCTATGGACTATGAAAAAATCACTAACGAAAATGTAGCAAATGGATATCGCTACTTTTTTAACATTGTATAATTTATGATCACTGGAATATTCAAAACATCATTAAAGGAAAACGAAAAACGTATTCCAATTCACCCAGCACACATTGAAAGATTAGGTGCAAAAATACTTAAAGAACTCTTATTTGAAAAAGGATACGGAATAGACTATGGATATTCCGATATGCAACTTGAAACCATGGGTTGTAAGTTTGCTAGCCGCGAAGATCTTTTTAAGAAATGCGATATCATCATATTGCCAAAACCACTTGCTGAAGATTTAAAGCAAATGAAAGACGGCGCTACTCTTTGCGGTTGGACTCACGCAGTTCAGCAAAGAGACATTGCAGATGTTGCGATTGAAAAGAAACTTACACTTCTTGCATGGGAAGAAATGAATCACGTGACTACTAATTCTAAGTTACATACGTTTTATCGTAACAATGAATTAGCTGGTTATGCTGGTGTTTTACATTACTTGCAATTAGCAGGTCTTGACGGGCATTACGGTGAACGTAAGAAAGTGGTTATCTTTGGGTTTGGCTCTGTAAGTAAAGGAGCAATTTATGCTTTACAAGGTAGAGGTTTTAATAACATAACCGTTTATACACAAAGACCTACACATCTTGTTGCTGATAAAAATCCTGATGTTTGGTACAAGAACTTTAATGATGATGATATTTGGGAAGACATTTACTCTGCACACATTATCTTTAACGGAGTTTTACAAGATGTAAATAAACCTCTTATGTTTATTAAAGATGAAAGCGGTTTATCTCAGTTACGTAGAAATTGTGCAATCATTGACATATCTTGTGATAAAGGAATGGGATTTTATTTTGCTGAACCTACTACATTTGAAAATCCAATTATAAAACTGGATAGAGGTATTCAATACTATTCGGTAGATCATACACCTACATATTTATGGAACGCTGCATCTCGAGAAATTTCTGCTGCCTTGGTTCCACATTTAGAGGATATCATAGACCCAAACAGATGGGAAAGCAACCCGACCATCATAAATTCTATAGATATATACAATGGCAAAATACATAACCAAAACATCACAAAATTCCAAAATCGCTAATGGACTTTGCAACATTTGAATCATTTATTTCAGAAAGAGGAGGTAATCCTAATATGAAATCCATTAAGGTAGGAAACATAATAGAATATGTGCAACCTGGCCTTGGCAGAACGTCAACCGGCAGAGTTGTAGAACTTGGAAAAAATTATGTTGTAATTGTGGATGATGCCACTCAGCAACGTATCAGAGTATTTGCTCAGGATCTGAGCTCTACTTATGAGGACGAAAACATTTAAAATGATTTTTGGTTATGGACCCTGATCCTCAACATCCATTATATTTTTTTGTAGCTATAATGGCTATCTTCTGTATTGTAGTAATATCAGATGAATTTAAAACAAAAAAGAAACAATGAAGCACATAAAACTTTTTGAAGATTTCATTAATGATATTAATGAAGCTGAATCATACACTGATTATCCAGCAGCTGCATCAAAGAATGCACAAAAAGCACTTGACTGGAGAGAAAAATACGGTCGTGATGAAATCACAGCTGGTACACCGGTAGGTTGGCAAAGAGCAAATCAATTAGCAAAGAAAGAACCTATTTCTGCTGATGTAGTTTCAAGAATGGCACAATTTAATCGTCATAGAAAAAACTCTAAGATATCTGCAGATAACAAAGATACTCCGTGGAAAGATAAAGGCCATGTTGCTTGGTTACTTTGGGGTGGAGATGAAGGCGTTGATTGGGCTATGAAAAAAGCTGAAGAAATACGTAAAGATAAAGAATAATTATGAAGTACATAAAGTTATTTGAACAGTTTATTAATGAGAGTGGAAATTCACACTTAGTGGAAGTAAAGCCAAACAAATTTCTTTACCACACATCAAACCCTCTTTTTAGAGATAAGATTGCTAAAGAAGGATTAATTGTGCAAGGTAAAAGTGAAGCTTGGCTATCAAATACAAATATTAATGGTAAAGTTATATTTGCAGTAAACAGTGATAATAAAAAAGATTGGTGGGATTCTACATATGATGATGACATATATCAAATAGATACATCTAATCTTAAGAATAAGTGGTATGTGGATCCAAATTTTAATTTAAAAGACCATCGTGTAATTACGTTTGAGAATATACCAGCAAAATCAATTAAGTTAATATATAAAGGAACCGGTGATTAAAAGAATATTAAATAATTATGAAGTACATAAAACTATTTGAACAGTTTATTAATGAGAGTGGAAATTCTATTGAAGACGCACAGCCTATTAATCAAGAAGACGTAATGCCAACTGCAAAGTGGGTAGAAAAAAACGTATTTCCTAAGATTGGTCTTGTGGGTCTTGACGATGATGCTTCTATTATTGGATCCGCTGGTAAAAAACTTCCTTCACAAACAAGTGGAGACGTTGACATTGCAGTTTCAGCTGATAAGATTGCATCTTTTTTAGGAACTTCATTACAGAATGCGCTATTTGCACTTAATGATAAACTTAAGTCTATGGGTTATCCTACAAGAATGGCTCCTGGGTTTAATCAAGTAAGTATTGGTGCTCCGATTGCTGGCGATCCGAAAAAAGGAACTGCTCAAATTGACTTAATGCTTTCAACAGATCTTGATTGGAGCAGATTCATTTATCATTCTCCAGATTTCCGTATTGCCGAATCTCGTTATAAAGGTGCTTACCGTAACTTATTACTTATGTCAGCTATTGGTAATTCTTTTAGAAAGATAACTGCAACAACTGATGCAGGTGAAACTAAAGAATTTGAGGCTTATGTAGTTCGTCTTAACCAAGGAATTGTTCAAGTAAGAAAATCTTTTGAAGGAAAGAAAGGATTACTAAAAAATGCGGCTCTGTTAAAAGAGTTTGATAAATTTATTACTAACACGCCTACAGATGTTGTGGCATTGCTTTTTAACGGCAAACATACACCTAATGATATAAATACTTACGAGAAATTAAAAGCTCTTTTAGATTCATCTGATTTTAAATACCCTGAAGTTAGAAGTGCTCTATATAAAGATTTTGAACAGAAATTGGTAGATGCTAAATTGCCGCTGCCTGATGACTTAGGATAAATAACAAATAACTAACCAGGTTAAAACATAACCGTAAAGCCGAAAAACAAATGGCAGGAATTAAACACATATCTGAACTATACAAAAGACACGGGGAAGCAGGATTAAGAGAAATCCTTACTCGTGATGTCCGCATAACCGAAAAATTCGATGCCTATCGTTTTTCATTTGAGAAAAATGCGCACAACTATAAACTTGTCTTTTACGGAAAAAATGGCAAGACTCCTATTAACAAGATAGACCGTACACTTAGTGATCTTTACGAAAGTGCTATCAATTACATCGAGAATCTTCCATACGAAATTCGCAAAGACTTACCTCTTCGCCACAGATTTGGATTTTCTTGGTTCCCAACTAACTCTCCTTTACAAACTGAATACGAGCGTCGTCCTAAGAATGGTCTTATCTTAACGGATATAACTATTCGTGATAAGAAAAACGACGTAACTCGTGATGTGAATGAAACTGAAGTATATCGTAGATATGCAAAGATCATGAACGTTGAATATGCAGAGCCTTTACATGTTGGGCAACTTGATGAATCTTTAATTAATTCATTAGTGCAAATTGCAAAGAATGAGGAAGAACCACTAATGCTTACTGAAAGTTTTAATACCAAAGGATATCTTAATCAGATACATCCTAATATTGAAGCAATGATATTTGAATCTGAAGATCAGTTATTTAAAATCTCTCAGAAAGATGAAAAGGTAATAAGTGAAAAACGTAGTCATATGTTTGACTTGTTACTTATGGATATTCTTGAGCATGTTGATACTTTTAATATCATGGGTATTAAGCCAGTATCAAATCGTATTGACGAATCTTACATTGATGCAGTATCAGAAATCTTTAATGATTATGTAGATAAGCGCGGTAAGAATTATTTGGATTCTGAAATGCAAAAACCAACTTTTCTTGCAAAGACTGGCGGATTAAATGAAAAGTTTATTAAGAATCCTAAAACTCGACTAATACTTGATAATGATAATCGTTATGAATACTTATTTTCAGTATTCTTGGCAAACTTCAGAAAGCCAAAATTTGCAAGCGGGTTACTTACAGAATCAGTGGTTAATCGTTTTAACTCAAAGATTGAAGAATTGGATAAAGTAATTGGTGACGATTATAGTTTCTTAGAATTTTCAACAATTCTTAAAGAAGAAAACATTGCAGAACAATATGTTAAGCCAGAACCAGATTATGTAAAATCTGTTCATTTACTTTCAAGATTCTTTGACCCAGACCGTAAAGGTATTAAGGGTAAAGTTCCTGTAAATGTTATTGTGACTAACGGTGCTTTACTAACTAATCGTATTCTTGATGAAGCAGAACGTTTATTTACAGCAAACAAAACTAAATGTTTACTTGTACACTGTAATGACTTGCATAAAAAGACATTTGGCGCAAATCCTGAAAACGTTGAAAAAATCATAGCACCGTTTGTGATTAATCACGAAGATCTTTTTGTTGGTTACAAAATGATAGATAAGTATTCATACGGTCAAATCATCAATGTAATACGCCCTAAATATGAACCTATTACAGTTAATGTAGATCATACAACGGATTCATTACAAAAAGAAGCAGAAGGTTTACATATCATTAACCGAATAGAAGATAAACCGGTGAAAATCAATGCTATTAAAGATTTACAACGTAAGACATTAACGGATAGTCTTGAAAAAGATACATACAAACAATTCTGCGCTTTAACACCTCCTGTGGTATGGCCGTTTTGGAACGAGATTAAAACAGCCTTTGATAAGTACACTTATTATTGATATATAAACCAAATAACTTCAGATAATGGGATACGTATTACTTTGGCTAGGATATGAATTTATAAGACCAAAATTAATTTGGTTATGGTATTATCTGATTAAAAAAGGACAAGGAGAATAATGAGCCACATATATAGCTTTGAAGAATTTATAAATGAAGCAAAGGTGACAGTAAAAAGAAAATACACTGACATCTATCCTTCTAAAAATGTTAACCAACACGGACCTGTCCGTGAAAAGGTTTTATCGTTCGTTAAAGAAAACGGAACAGTGTCATATGAAGATATGATGGAATTTATGAAATCTATGAACGAAGAAACTGGCGGTAGCACTTCAAGAAAATGGTTAACCAAGAATCCACAGTACTTTAAGATTACTGAAAAAAATGGAAAGAAAACATATAAGCTATCTAGCCTTGGTGAAAGAGTTCATCGTGCTATTCAGCAATTAAATAAAGTATAAGTAATGAAACATATACAAACATATGAAAATTTTATTGCTGAAAGTAAACTACAAGAATTAGCAGTCAATGAAGAATTTGACGTATCTAAGATAAAAGCAAAAGATACTATAGAATTAACAAATACAAGAACTGGTGATGTAGGAAAGTACACAGTAAAAAAAATATTTGGCGGCTCAAGTAATATTAAAGAAATTGAGGTGCTAACTCGCAATAACCAACTATTAACTTTATATTATAGTAAAGAGCGTGGTCTTCAAAACTTTAAAGGTGATGTTTACGAATATATGTCAGAAAGTAAACTTGAAGAATCTGCCGTTAATGAGTATTCAAAATTTGTAGTTGGAGAAATTTATAATCATCCAAAGCACGGTAAGTTTGAAGTGATAGAATTAGCAAGAGACTCAAAAACTAAAGTTAAATTTTTAGAGGGCTCAGCAAAAGGTGATATTTCATATATTGCAGGATATTCTGATGAAGGGTATTTAAAAGAATCTGTAGACTTCTTAAATGAAGATGCGCAGAAAGCTTTAACAGAAAGAACTGCTATAACTGATATAGCACAATATTATAAAGATTATAACCAAGAAGTTAAGAATGCAGCAAATGCACTCAAAACGATTGTTTCTGGATATCATATGCGAACTAGTTATGATACAGAATTGTACGATGCCATCATTGAATTAGTTAATGCAGTTAAGCAAGCTAAATAAAATTACAGACATAGTAAATTACACATTATGAAACACATAAAACTATACGAAGACTTTATTAATGAAGCTAATGACTATGCAGTAATGTTGGTTGGCGGAAGTATTGGTGATAAACCTCGACCAAGAGACGCTAAAGGATATGCTGGAATGGATGTGCCTAAAGATGAATGGCTATTGACACTTGATAATGCCAAAGCTAAAGCAAAAAGAATGAATGCTAATTTATCACCAGGTGAGAAATCCCATTACGGTTTAAAGTATGTAATAGTTCCTGTGAAAGGTGGCAAGTTCATTAAAGAATCTGAAGATGTTCTTGATGAAGACACTCTAGAAATTTCCGGACATCCATATTCTATATGGAATGATAAAAAAATTCAAAGAGAATTAAATCCTTTAAAATTTGAGATTGTCGGACAAATGAATGGCGTTATGACTTTATCTGGTGACAAAAAAGAATTAGATAAAGTTAGAGCTATATTTGGATTAAAAGAATCTGAAGATTATACAGATCTTAATGAAAGCGCTTTAATGACTGCTGTTATATTATTGCAAGCTGCTGCAGTTGCAGGTCAATTCGCATTGCTTTCAAATAAATTGGACTTTCATCCTATTGATGATTTAAAAGATTGGTGGAATGAGCACAAAAGAGATACAGCCGTAAATAAGATTCTTGCAAAATTAAAAGATGATCCGGAAGTTATAGACTTCTTAAATCTTCCTAAAAATCAACAAGAAGGTAAATGGAAAAAACTTATTGAACCAAAGTTATCTGCTGATGAAATAAAATATCTTAACTCCGTATCTCGTGATAGAGTAAGAGCAGGTAAAATTAATAAATAAGATGCCGTCTACAAGTAAAGCACAACAACGTTTAATGGGTATGGCCTATGCTTTGAAAAAAGGAGACATGGACCCTAAAGATGCAAGTCAAGAAGTAAAAGATCTTGCTGATAGCATGACATTGCAGCAACTTAAAGATTTTGCTGAAACCAAGCATGAAGGTCTACCAGATCATGCTGATGAAGCTAAAGTAAATGAGTGGCTACCTGGAGTTTCCGCTGGACACAAATGGTATACACAATCAGCCCAAGCCGCAATGCAATACGAACCAACGCTTAGAGATCACAAAGATAACTTAATTAAAACATTTATGGAATTTATTGAAACCGGAAAGCAACCTAGTAAACAAGAAGTTGCTCAATTAACCGAAGATACTGGTGCTGCATCCGCTGCAGGAGGTTTTTCTGCACCGCAAGCAAGTGTCAATAATACACCAGGTATGGGCAATGTATCTGCACCAGGACCGGGTACAATCGGCTCGGGCGACAAATTCGGAGATGATGACGATGATGACGTGGCAAAACAAAAAGGAATTCTTAGTTACGAGCAATTCAAAAAAATGCACAAAAAACAGTGGCAAAAGTAACAAAGAAATCAGGAACAACAAGCTCAACATCAGCTTACAAATCAAAATCAAAAAAGACAGGCAAAGCTAAAAAGCAATACGGTCCTAAAGAACAAAGACCGAAAGCTTATAGAGGACAAGGCCGATAAAATCATTAAAGAATGGAAGCATCTATTATAGCAACAATAGGAGTGGCGTTAATTACGGCAGTGATTGGCCCGAGTATTTTGGAAGTTGTAAAAAACAAGTTAAGCCGTAAAAAGCAAACAGATCCAATGTATGAAGAAATGTTAATTGACGTACAAGTTGATGAGCAAATACAAGCACTTCTTACTAATATAGGATGCGACCGTATATGGGTTACACAGTTTCATAACGGTGGACATTATTATTCATCAGGAGTATCAATAAAAAAGTTTAGCGTTTTTTATGAAGTTGTAAGTACAGGTACTTCTTTTATTCAACAATCATTTCAAAACGTGCCAACAAGTTTTTTTAGTAAATCATTAAAAGAAATTGCTGATAAAAATATATTGGAAGTATACGATATGACTGACCCTAACACAAACTCGTATGGATTAAGTGATAGCGCTAATGAAACAGGCTGTCAGTCACTTTTTATGGCATGTTTAAAAACTCCATCTGGTAAACTGCACGGAGTATTAGGTGTAGAATTTGTTAAAGATAAGCACAGATTTACTGTTGCTGAGAAGACAGCTATAAAAAATGCTGCTTTATACATTTCAGGAATCTTATCAACAATTCATAAGTCTAAATAGTTTTGAAATACATAAAAACATTTGAATCATACGTTAAAGAAGGCGTTAAAAAGGTTGGTGACACATTTGAGTTTGACTGGCTTGCTGACATGCCTGATGATGTTATGCCCTTACAATTTAAAAAGTACCGAGGTAAAACACTAAAGTTTGAAGGTAGTGAAACTACATATACGTATTATTACGCATATGAAATGTTAAAGTCAGATTTCTCAACAGATTTTATGAAAAGTTTGAAAACTCTTGATGATAACATAAAACCCAGAGATGTATCCCAACTTGTAAATAAAGCGGTAATGGGCTTTGACAATGTTTTTGGTGCTAACAAATTTGACACTATAGTTTCTCCCACAAGTTCTTCTTTAATTCTTACAGAAGTTGTAAACCAATTACAAAAGAAAAGCGGAGTTGCTAATTTATTTTCTGAAGCGTTTGTTAAAAATGCTTCTACTGACATTACACTAGATATGAATAAAGTTAATAACTTACCAGAGAAAACTTATAAAAGTGTAATGAAATCTTTTGAGAAAGCAACAGCCCCCGATAAGCCTTTCAAGATAAAAGAAATATTTTCTGCGTATAGAAAATTCTTTCATGATTTTATCAAGTTTAATAAATCTGAAGATAGAAAACTGTTTAATGCAGTTGAAGGTAAAAAAGTAATACTTGTTGATGATTATAAAACAAGTGGAACAACAATTAAGGAAATGTTAAAACAACTTTCAGACTGCGGTGCAGCAGAAGTTGTAATATTTGTTTTAATTAAATTAGGGTAAGACTAAGTCTTCTTCTTTTATCTGAGAATTTACATGGAACTACATTAAGTTCCATTTGTTGTCTTAGTTTGTAGTCTACTTCCAACCGTTAAGATATAGGTTTTATACACAGTTTTTAAATAGTTCTTGAAACTAAGAATTATTTTTAAAGAACCAATATAATTGTATTGAATATAACTATCAATTAAAACTAAATAACTTAACTAATGGCAAACATAGACAATTCCTGTGCAAATTTAAACATAGAAGATTTATGGATAAAGGCAATTACAAATCCTGTTAATATTAAAGATGGTTTACCAACAGGCCCTGATACATTAGGTGATATCTTAAATCTACAAGCTGAAACTCAAAAAAATGTTTACGGATATGATTTTGAGAATATGTCTTTACGACAGGTAATGGATTTCTGGGCAATGAATACACACGCAATCATTGATGAAATTCATGAAGCAACCGATGCACTTGGCGGAATAAGCAATGGCGGTAATGCAATTTGGAAACGCTGGAAAAAAGACTATCCTAAATACGCTGATATGAAATTCAGTGATCTATCTGAAGACGATAAAATTGAATGTAAATTTGAAATCGTTGACATGCTACACTTCTTTATGAATTATGCTGCATCAATTGGAATGACATCGGCTGAAATGTATAATATGTACATGTGTAAAAATCAAGAGAATAGAGACCGTCAAAAACGAGGATACTAATGATTGATATTGAACAGTATGATGGTTCGTTAAAGATATCATACTTTAATGAACGCGGTGAAATTGCTATTGAGCGAATAATGATACCGCCTGACCAAATGTTTGAATGGGAGTACTTACAGCCCGGAGAGAAGCCCTTTCCGGGTGTTCTGTCTTGGGATGGAAAACAAGTAAAAAAGAAACGATCTCGATACTTGAGTAAGTGGCGGATTGAAGAATTTTTATTATCCTTGCCTCCGTCTGCAACTCAAAATATCTTTTCGTCACATAGACCTAAGAAATGGTTTCTTGATATTGAAACATTTGTTGGCGACGAATGGCCAAAACCTGAAACTGCCAAAACACCAGTAACAGCAATTACATTCTGCAGTGATAATAAAGTAATCACGCTTGGAGTTAAACCTTTAACCGCGGCGCAGATTATGAATATTAAGAAAAGAATGAAAGAGCACTTTAAAGATCATATTCAAGAAGAGATAGAATATAACTATCTAAAATTTGAAACTGAATATGATATGCTTGTAAGTTTCTTTTACAAAGCTATTCTTAAAATGCCACTTCTTACAGGTTGGAATTTTATTGGGTATGACTGGACTTATCTTATTAATCGCTGTAAACGTTTAAACATTGACCCAAGTCCTTGCTCTCCATCACAAAAACTTATTGGAGATATCCAATTACCTATGCACCGTCTAGTAGTCGATTATTTAGATGTATACAAAAAATGGGATAGGGTAATCGATATAAAAGAAAACAACACACTGGATTATGTTGCTAAAGCAGCCTTAGGGATACAGAAAGTTAAGTATAACGGAACTATTCAGGAAATGTATGAAAACGATTATGAAACATACATATACTATAATGCAGTAGATACAATTCTTGTAGAACTTATAGACAAGAAACTTAACACAATGGAAACGTTCTTATCATTAGGAGGTATTACGCGAGTTGAGGCTAACCGTGCTTATTCACCAATCTGGATGGCAGAAGCTGCAATGACCCGAGAAAATTATCGACGAGGTCGAGTATTCCCAAGAACTGAAAAGCAAACTAAAAAACGTGAAGCATACGAAGGTGCATTTGTTGTGGATCCTATCACTGGACTGTATGAATGGGTAGCTGCATTTGACTTTGCTTCCCTATATCCATCTGTTATGAGGCAGTGGAACATATCACCAGAATCATACGTCGGTAATGTTGCTCCAGGTGAAGAATACGATAAAGAAAAATATCTAAAATGTTCATCAGGTGCTTTATTCCGAAATGATGAAGATTCGGTATTCCGTTCTATCTTAGCTGATTACTATGCGCAAAGAAAAGTTGCCAAAGGAGCTTACATGGCGATTGAAGATGAGATAGAGCAACTTAAAGAATATATAAAGTAAACATAAATTATGAGCAAACTATTTACTGAAAGGATACCGTATAAGCCTTTTGAATACCCGGTCTATTATACCGAAGGCTGGTTGCCACAAGCGCAAGCATTTTGGTTGCATACAGAAATTGCAATGCAAAGTGATGTAAAAGATTGGAGCGAAAAATTAACCCCATCAGAAAAACATTTAGTTGGAAACATCCTTTTAGGTTTTGCACAAACAGAATGTGCCGTATCCGACTATTGGACAGGTATGGTTACCAAGTGGTTTCCTAAACATGAGATACGTCAAATGGCAATGATGTTTGGATCACAAGAAACTATTCATGCAACTGCATATTCATATCTTAATGAAACATTAGGACTTGATAATTTTGAAGCATTTTTGCATGAACCTGCTACCAAAGAAAAATTTGAGTTACTAACAAGTACATCTGCAGATTGGACTCCAAAACAATTAAAGAATAATCCACAAGCAAGACGAGAAGTAGGGCGTTCTTTGGCAATCTTTTCAGCTTTTGCTGAAGGTGTTTCTCTTTATTCATCTTTTGCGGTGTTATATAGTTTTCAAATGAGAGATCTATTAAAAGGTATCGGGCAGCAAATGAAATGGTCAGTACGTGATGAATCTTTACATTCTAAAATGGGATGTCAATTATTCCGTCATATGTGTGAAGAATACCCAGAACTTCTTGAAGAATGTGCTGGAGATATTGCACAAGCTGCAGAATTAATTGTGCAACTTGAATGCAATTTTATTGATAAGATGTTTGAAATGGGTGATCTTGAAAACCTTAAAGCATCTGACTTAAAAGAATTTATTAAACAAAGAACAAACGAAAAACTAGCAGAACTTGGCTATAATGCAATTCCAGGTGGTGATAAGTACTTTGAGTATAATAAAAAGAAAGCTGAAAAACTTGATTGGTTCTATCATTTAACAGGCGGAACTACTCATACGGATTTCTTTGCAATCCGAAGTACAGATTATTCAAAACCAAATGAAGGTGAGAATTGGGACGCAGATAGCTGGTTTTAATCAAATTAAAAATATCAAATTAAATGTTTAGAGAAGAGACATCTGAAGTTCCAAAAGAACCAATCAAAGGTACACATCACGGCGCAGCATTAGGCTGGGAACTTGGCGTAGATTACCCAATGTGGGGTAACACAGAAATTTATGTTAAGACAATAAGTAAAGGCTATCTTTTACCTGGAGAAAAACCAAAAGATGCTTATTGGAGAGTATGTACAACTGTTGCTCGTAGGTTAGGTAAACCTCAATTAGCTTCAAAGTTTTTTGATTATATTTGGAAAGGGTGGTTATGTTTAGCAACACCAGTTCTTTCCAATACAGGGTCTGACCGCGGTTTACCAATCTCATGTTTTGGTATTGATGTTGGGGATTCTATTTATGAAATTGGAAATAAGAATCTTGAACTTATGCTTCTTGCAAAACATGGAGGCGGTGTTGGCATTGGAATTAATCAAATTCGCCCAGCAGGTGCTAAGATTACAGGTAATGGAACATCAGATGGTGTAGTGCCATTCTGTAAAATTTATGACTCAACCATTCTTGCAACAAATCAAGGTTCTGTTCGTCGAGGTGCTGCTTCTGTAAATATGAGTATTGAACATAAAGACTTTGAGGAATGGCTGGAAATTAGAGAACCTAAAGGAGATGTTAATCGTCAATCATTAAACCTACACCAATGCGCAATAGTTGGAAATAAGTTTATGAGAAAACTTCAAGACGGAGATCCTGAGGCAAGACGTAAATGGGGTAAGTTATTACAAAAACGTAAAGGTACTGGCGAACCGTACATTATGTATAAAGGAAATGTAAATAATCAAAACCCTGAAGCATATAAAAAGAATGGATTAAAAGTATTTATGACTAACATCTGTTCAGAAATTGTTTTACATACTGATGAATCACACTCATTTGTTTGTTGTTTAAGTTCTCTTAATCTTGCAAAATATGATGAATGGAGAGATACAGATTTAATCTATACGTCAACTATATTTTTAGATGGAGTACTTGAAGAATTTATACAAAAAGCAAAAGGACTTAGAGGATTTGAAAATTCTGTACGTTCCGCAGAAAAAGGTAGAGCACTTGGATTAGGAATCCTTGGTTGGCATACTTACTTACAACAAAAAGGATTACCGTTTGAAGGCCTTCAAGCACAATTTGAAACTCGTAAGATTTTTTCTCAAATGAAAATTGAAAGTGAAAGAGCTTCTCGTGATCTTGCTGCGGAATTTGGAGAACCACTATGGTGTAGAGATACAGGATTTAGAAATACACACTTAAGAGCAGTAGCACCTACGGTTTCTAATTCTAAATTAAGTGGTAATGTTTCTTCAGGCGCAGAACCTTGGGCGGCTAATGTATTTACAGAGCAAACCGCAAAAGGCACATTCATTCGTAAAAACTTTGAGCTTGAAAAGGTATTAAAGAAAATAGGAAAGAACAATAAAGAAACTTGGGACCAAATCTTAACAGACGGCGGTTCAGTACAAGGATTAGATTTTCTTGATGAATGGTGGTTTCATAATGGAAAGCTAATAGAATTAGATCTTACTAAAGATAGTTTAGCCGAACGTAAAATTATGCCAGACGAATTGTATTCTGTTAAAGATGTATTTAAAACGTTTAAAGAAATTAACCAATTAGACTTAGTAAAACAAGCAGGTGTTCGTCAGCAATATGTTGACCAAGCAGTTTCATTAAATCTTGCATTCCCATCTACCGCAGAACCTAAATGGATTAACGCGGTTCATATGGAGGCTTGGAAACAAGGAGTTAAAACATTATATTACATGAGAACAGAATCAGTGCTTCGTGGTGATATTGCCGCAAGAGCAACAGATCCTGATTGTGTATCTTGTGAAGGTTAAGATATGGCAGTAAAGATAACATCAGACGCAATCGTTAGGGTAATCCAACCAGCATCAAGAAAATTTAATCTTGATGAACTAAATGATAATGTTGAAGGTTGGATAGAACCAATTAAGATTGGCCCTATTTGGGTTATGTACAGAGAAAAATCAAAAGAAAGCGGAGAGCCACTTAACAAGGTGGCATCTTTCTTCTTTGATGTTGCAATGTACGGAACAGTTCTTGTAGTTCCACCACAGCAGATGCCTGATGAATGGGACTTGATGGAAGAAAGTGATTTAAGATATACTGCAGACCAAGTTGAAACGGGATTCTTATCAGCATTGCAATCTGCTCTTGCTTATAATCGAGTTTATAATGCACCAGGAACTCTAGATAATTCAGGATTCGTAAAAGAAGAATGGACATACACGCCGTCAGGAAACATTGATGAAAACATTAAAGATTTCTTTAAGAAAGCATATCAATACTTAACTACACATGAAATAAAAAATGATAGCAACATTATCTATGAAGATGATATGACAATCGTACGTATCAAATCAAATGATGAAAAATTTTTAATGTTACAGCAAATGATTGACGTATTACTTGAAACTGAGGAATATGAAAAGTGTGCAGAACTACAAAAGATAAAAGATGCAATAGAGCTTTAAGTAAAATTGTTAATAACTTTAGTCCCATAAATTTTTATTTGTGGGATTTTTTGGTTAATTTTGCTCTATAAATAAAAACTATATGAACCAACGCTTTGACTTAGAACAGCTTTATTTTCAAGCCAAGGAATCTTATTATCTTGGTGAACCTATTATGTCTGACGATGAATTTGACCGTATGGAACAGGAACTAATTAATATGGGTTCCGACGCTCCTTACATTGTAGGTGCTGATGATCGTAAGGCAAAATATTCTCACCCATCTCCAATGTTATCATTAGGAAAATACCAAGCTGCCGCTGACGGTACACCTCCTACTGAATCTGCAAACCGTTGGATGGTAAATACTGGAGCTCGTTTTTTTGAAGCAACTCCAAAATTTGACGGAAACGCTGCAAACGTAATCTACTCAAACGGAAAACTTGTTCAAATCCTTTCTCGAGGTAATGGAACTAAAGGGCGTGATATTACTGACAAAGTAAAACATAATGTTCCTGAAACAATATCTCAAGAAGGTACCGTAGAAATACGCGGTGAAGTTTGCATCAAAATGTCAACGTTTAACACTAAATATGCAAATGATTTTAAAAATCCCCGTAACTTTGTTGCCGGCGTTTTAAACCGTGATGATAATTCACCAGAAACTATTAGTGAAATGGATTTTATTGCTGTTGAAGCTCGCCAGCAAATTGACAGTGATATTACATATCTTAATCCAAATGATATTTCTGGATTACTACACCGTTCTACATTTATAGATTTTGAGTTAGGTCCAAATAACTTTAATCATGTTTACGGTGTAATGAAAAATTACCGTGAAACTATTTCAGATTACCAGCTCGATGGATTCGTTATCAAGGCTCCTGTTGAGTTTCGTGCCAAACTTGGTGAAAATTCACATGATCCTAATTGGGCAATCGCAATTAAATTTCCACCTAAGGAGGCTATAACAAAAATCGTAGATATCTCGTGGCAGTGGGGTAAAACTGGAAGAGTTACTCCAGTTGCAATAATGGAACCTGTGGATCTTGACGGTTCAATGGTTTCTCGAGCATCTCTATTCAACATCGGATTTATTAAAGGATCTGGTGCAATGGTTGGGGCAACTGTAGCAATCGCTAAGGCCGGTGATATTATTCCACAAATCTTACGAGTTATTACGCCATCACCAAATACTGTTTTGGATCATCCTGTTGACTGTAAGTGTGGGGCAAAACTAGAAGTACAGGAAGTACATTTAATTTGTGTTAATCCTGACTGCTCTGCAAAAGCACAAAATAAATTCCATACTGGTATTAATGTATTAGGACTTGATGGTGTAGGTGGTGCAATGATTAATTCTATATGGGAAGCTGGTTTTAGAAATCCATTAGATTTGCTTGACCCTACTAAATTTAATAAAGCAATCCTAATAGCAAATGGTGTTAAAGACAGTAAAACTGTGGATAATATGTTTAAGGAAATCTCCAAGATTAAGGATATTCATCCAATGAAATTAATCTTGTGTATGGGTATTGACGGCATGGGTCATACGGTTGCTAAGCAATTAGAAAATTACCTTACAGGATTACCACACTCATTCCACGGATTACAAAAGGATGTAATTGCTGGGTTTGAGCCAGGTGGATCTAAAAGAAAACGTTATGAAGAAATAGTTACCGCTGTTAGTAAATACGTAAACATTATTCTTCCAGAGCAGGTTGCCGCCGACTCAATTCCGTTTGAGATGAGTGGTTCTCCAAAATCTGCAGGATTTAAAACCAAGGACGAATTTGTTAAAGCTGCTAAAGAAAAAGGATATCACCATGTAGGTATGTCAAGTGCAAAAGTTTTATTTGTTGAGGACGTAAATAATTTAAGTAATAAGATTAAGACAGCTCAATCTAAAGGTGTTAAAATTTTATCTTACGCAGAGATATTCTAAAGATATATAGTCTATAAAAATAAGTAAAGATAATGAAACATTTTAAAACATTTGAATCTTTTGTAAATGAAAAGAACGAATATCTTAATGAACGAACAAAATTTGATGTACAAAAATTGCTTTCTAAAGTTGATGACGAACTTTATAACATTATAAAGTGGAAAGATGATGCATCTTGTTATGTAAGCGCACCTGCTGATGCTAAAGATATCATTGATGCAGTTAAGTCAAAATATCCTAAATCATCATGGGATCCTAAAACAAATTTGCTTGTTTTTGAGTCTGAAGAACTTAATATCACTTTATCTGAACAAGAGCTTAATGAAGAACTTACAGATGATCAATTATTAGAAGCATCTTTGGCTGGTGGAAAACCACAATGGAGATTCGGAGAATATGGTGATATTCGTTATTCTGCAGGGATTCAGTATACAGGTGGCAAAGTACCGGTGATGGCAGTTCCTAACGGAATTAGAACAGGTCGTTATGATATGAGAAAGCCCGGTGAATATGCAGAAGCAGGTTGGGGTGAATCTTACACAGTTTATTCACCAGTGAATGCTCCGTACTTTAACGGAACTGCTGATGAGATAACTGATTTTGTTAATGGATTAGCAATTTTTGTTGACGCTGTAGGTAAAACTGCAAACAGTGACTTACAAAAATCTAAAGCTGGTAAAGACATTGGCATTGAAGAAGCTGCGCCAGGAAAAACTAAATATGTAAATGTTGTGTTTGATACTAAAAGCGGTTCTATTTTTAAACCAAGTACCTTCAAGAAATTATCTGAGCCAGAAAAAACCGCTGTTTATGATGCAGGTAAAGTTGCAATTACAAAAGCATTTAGCCGTGCAAAAGACGTTGTAGTTTCAAATGAGCAACTTGCGTTTACTGTAGAATTTTAACATAAACCAAAACATTATACCAACATACAAGTTCTGTAGATAAATTCTACAGAACTTTTTTATTCTTATTAATATAATACTTATACATTAAAATAAAGTCATCTAAAGGTAACTATGGCAAAAGCAAAAAAAGAACAAACGTCTAATAAGGAAATCGTAGCGCTATCCGACTTCGAGCACGTAATACATCGTCCTACCATGTATATCGGTTCAGTCGAAAAAACTGAAGAAAAAGTACAAATTGTTGAAGACGGAAAACTTATAGAAAAGAATAAGATATTCTCTGTCGGATTCTATAAGATGCTAAATGAAATTGTAGACAATGCCTTTGATGAGGCAAAAAGAATGAAAGGCGCAATGCCTAAAATCATTGTTAAGATTGACTCCAAAACTAATGGAGTAACTGTAACTGATACAGGCGGCGGATTTATTAATGCTGAAAAAATCAATTCTAAAACGAAATCCAGTAACGTAGAGACAGCAATGTCAATGTTAAGAGCTGGTTCAAATTTTTATAATGAAGATTCTTCAGATAGCTTAATTGGAACTAACGGTGTAGGTGCTGCTTTAGTGAATATGCTTTCTGATGAATTCACAATCACTACTATTAACCCAGAAATCCAATATGATATAACTTGGAATAAGTTTGTTAAGGTTTCAGAAAATGCTACACCGAAGAAACGTGGTACTGCTACTGGAACTACGGTTACTTACATTCCTCGTAAGGATATCTTTAAAGGATGTACTTGGGATAAAGAATACTTACACACAATGTTTATCTTCCGCGAGTTCTTAAAGAACCAAGACGGCGTTATACAAAATCTTGAAATTGAATTTTGGTTTGATGGAGAGAAACTTAATCTTAATCAACAATTCCTACCAGAGAATGCTTTAACCTTTACAGGAAAACACGGTATGTTTGTAATTTGGGATAAGTATGAAAATGCTGCAAGTGCTTCATTTATTAACGGTGCTTTATGTACAGGTATTCATCAAAAGATATTCACTGACTGGGTTAATGATATCTTTGAGTACAATGCTGCCCATCACTTTTATGAAACTCTTCTTATCTTAAACTTCCCAGCAAAACTTGTTAGGTTTGCAGACCAAAACAAAACTAAGTATGCTGGTGGCCGTTGGGAAATACAACAAACTCTTGAAAAAGATTTCTTTAAGAAATTAAGACCGGCTATTTTAAGATCAACTTTTTATGAAATCGTCAAAAAGAAAATTGATGAAAGAAACTTAAAGGCTGATATGAATGCTCTTAAAGCAAAAAAGAAAGCCGCTGCTAAAAAAATATCTGATAAGTACTTTCCGCCTTCACAATCTAAAGGAACACTATTTATAGTGGAAGGAAGTTCAGCTATGGGATCTATTTTACAAAAGAGAGATCCGAGAATTGATGCAGTCTATTCACTTAAAGGTAAGATTAAAAATGCTCGGTCTATTTCTGACTTATCCTCTAATAATGAAATTGTTGACTTGATGAATATTTTGAATCTTGATCCTCGTGATGGCAGCAAATGTTCATTTGCAAATATTGCTATTTCTACTGATTGGGACCCCGATGGTATTGGGCACATTGCTTCATTAGTGATTAACTTGTTTTATAAGTGGTTTCCACAAGTCATAGAACAAAATAAACTTAACATTTTAATTACTCCGCTTGTTTCTGCTGAGGTAAGTGGAAAAAGAAAATACTTTTATTCATTACAAGAATGGGCAGCCTTTGAACAAAGCGGCACAGCTTATAAAGGAGTTCGTTACTTAAAAGGTTTAGGATCTTTAAGTATACAAGATTGGGAAGTGGTTATGTCTGAAAGACAAATGTTCAGAATCCGACAAGATCGTTCTGCTGCTAAATTTATTGATATTGCTTTCGGCGCAAACTCTACAAAAAGAAAACGCTGGCTTGAGGGCACAATCTAGGAATTATTCTTGTGATATATACCAAATATCAAAATAGAATATAAAAATGGAAAAAGAACTTTTATTAAATGTATTGCAAATTTCAGCACAGATAAAAATTTTACACTGGCAGACTGAGTCATTTGCAGAACATAATGCCTTTGACAGAACGTATGAATCATTAGGTGATAAGTTTGACCGTTTAATTGAAGTTTACAGCGGTAAATACCAAAGACCAAGATTAGGTGGAGCAACAGAATTTACACTTGCTGATTATGATAGTATTAAAATAGATGCTTTCTTAAAATCTGTTGAAGAATTTTTTGTTGATGCTTTCATGGCAGAACAAGATTCTGAATTGGCTAACATCAAAGATGAGATTATTGCCGACGTTCAACAACTTAAGTATTTACTTACTTTAAAATAAAAATAAAAACCAAGATAACAATGAAACATTTAAAAACGTTTGAGGCATTTGTTAAGGAAGATTTAGTAAAACAGAATGTAGATACTGAGGACACTGAAACTACAACAGATGTAGAGGATGTAAACACCGATGCTGGTGCTGAAACCGACAAAGAAGAAAATCCTGAAGCTGCAAAAATAGCTGCTGCTGAAACTGATGCTGCCGCTGACGCAACAGAAGATGCTCCTGCTGAAGAAACTGAAGAAGAAACTGAAGAAGTTGCTGATGATGCTGCTAAAGACGCAGGTGAAGAGGAAGAAAAAGAAGAAGAAGATGAAGACGAAGAAGAAGATGAAGTTGAGGAATTGCCTGAAGACTAATCTTTTAAACATATCATTTACAAAAGGAACCGATTAATTTCGAGTTCCTTTTTTGTTTCCAAAAACTAATTACCCACTCGAGAATATAATCATAAATACTTGTACTTAAATGGCAAAATCTAAAATTTATCCTTTACCTATCTCCAGACAGATTGATACCAACTTCAGAAACTATGCTTTATATGTTTTAGAAAATCGCGGGATTCCTTCTTTTTATGATGGACTTACAAATGTTCAGCGAATTATCATGCTGAATGCTCCACATAGTTTTAACAAATCTTTATCTGTGGTAGGTGCCTGTATTACTGATGGATATCACCACGGTGACAAATCATTAACCGGTGCAATAAACAAACTAGCTCGTCCTTTTGGAAATTCAGAGCAATTACTTCTTGGAGACGGATTCTTTGGATCTCCAGTTAATCATGAAGCATCTGCTGCTCGTTATACGTCTGTTCGTATAAACCCTAAGATTGCTGAAATGATTCGTAAAAGCAGCTTCTTAAACTTAAAAAATGATGAAGGCGCGTGGAACCCACTCTGGGTTGACCTACCTATAGGTCTTACTAATACCATCATAGGTATTGCTGTTGGATATGCAACTACTGTTTTACCAAGAGATCTTAATGATGTTCAAAAATATCTTGACGGAAAAGTTAAAGAAGTTAAACCAAAGTTTAAAAACTTTGGCGGTAAAGTAACAAGATATAAAGGATTAGATAAAACTTGGTTAATTGAAGGTGCTATTGAAATAAACCAAACAGCCCATACAATTCGTGTTACTGAATTACCACCATTAATGAAATACGGCTCATTCTTGAAAAAAGTTGAAGCTCTTATTGAAAAACATCCAATTAAAATAACAAATAACTCACAAGCAAACGTTGATGTTCTTTTACAGTTTTCTGGAAGCAAGGCTGAATGGCCAGTCTTTGTTGAAGCTGTTGAGAAAGCAACTAAAATGATTGTAACTGAAACACCAGTATTTGTTAAAGATGGAATGGTATTAGAATATAATCGTATTGAAGATTACATTGACGATTATCGCTACCGTCTGGCTGAACTTAAAGTAAAAAGACTAGAGTACTTTAAGAAAGAGGCGGATGAAGAATTATTATTTTCTACATTTAAAGAAAAATATTTACTGTACATGCTTGAAGCTAAAAAGAGCAAGATGTATACTGATGAAGATATTGAGGCATTCCTTAAAGGCTTAACTAAAGGATATCCTAATGTTCGTCGTCGTCTTGACTCAATTTATCTTAAGTCATTAACAGAACAAGAATTGCAAAGAACGCGAGAAAAAATTAAAGAACTAACCGAAGAGTTAAAAGCGCAAACTATCGAACTTAACGCAGCAATAGAAATTTTAAGTGGACTAACAGATACAGCAAAATCTCGTGGAACACAAAATAGAAGCAGCTCTTCAATGAACTTATTTATTGATGAAGAAGAAATCGATGGTATTGCCGTATTTGGCAATTCACAATCCGAGGATGATGAAGAAGAATCCAACCAATATGAATAAAGATAAAGACAAATCAAACGACGACACGGATTTTTCAATGCCGGGAGGTAGCGGTGTATCAGTATTAAATGATCACGTGTATTTTTATACCGAAGTAACCTCAGAATCAGCTCTTGAGCTAAACAAAATTTTACAACAAGTTTCAATGCAAATGGCACCTTCAGCATTTTCATCAATGCATGAAGTTAATCCGCCAGCCCCTATTTGGTTACATATCAATTCTATGGGTGGTGATGTGTTTGCGTCTTTTGCTATTGCTGACACCATTGCAAGAATCTCAAAAGTAGTTCCTATTATAACTATTGTTGAAGGTGCCGCGGCATCTGGCGCAACAATTATATCTGTGGCTGGATCAAAAAGATTAATGAGAGAAAATGCTTACATGCTTGTTCATGAACTTAGTGATGCCTGCTGGGGTAAACATTCAGCAATGAAAGATCACTTGGACAATAATGAAGGTATTATGAAAACCATTAAGAAACATTATAAAAAGTATACGCAAATTCCAGCGGAAGAGATGGATAAAATCTTATCTCGTGATATTTGGTGGAACGCAAAGAAATGCAAAAAATATGGTCTAATTGATGAGGTCATATAAAGAACTTATTACTAATAAATGAATATAAACTTAAACTAAACTAAATTAAATTACAACTAATGAGCAATCAACTTAACTTACAGTTACAATCTTCTGAAGAGCTAACAAATTTCTTAAAACGTTTTTCTTCTGTTGCTCCATCATTACTTATTGAAGTAGACGGTGGTTATCTTAAAGCAAAAACTCACACACCTGAAAGAAGTGTTGTGAAATCATCAAAGATTGAACTAAGCAGAATCTTCGGTGACGAAGCGCAAACACCAGAACAAGAATTACTTTTTGGTGTAATCTCTCTTGACAGATTGATGAAATCTTTTTCTCACTTCGGTGAATCTAACATCGAGTTTAATCTTGATACTGAAAACACTGCTGAAGGATTAGTAGGAACAGGAATCACATTAAAAAATGATTCTCTTGACATTAATTACCAATGTGCATCATTAAGATTATTCACTCACATTACTGATGAGATGATGGATCGTATTTCAAACAATGAATCTGCACAAACTAGCTTTGTTCTTACTAAAGAATTACAGGCAAGAATTAACTCTCTTGTGTCACTTGACCCAGACCAAAAACTTTTAACACTTTCTGTTAAAAATGGAGTAGTTAAAGCATCAGGGAAATCATTTAACTTAAACTTGTTAAACATTGATGATACTGCTGCTAACTTGACTATTTCAGTTTACAAATCTCAATTTGCTTACTTGGATAAAGAAGACACAATGGTGTATATGAATGAAGATAGATTAATCTTCCATTCTATTGAAACTGAAACTAAAATGATTATCGGAAAAGCTGACTAATGAAATACTGCAAGATCGACCCGACGAATGCTTCAAAGGAGGAGATCACGGCAGAGATTAATCGTCTGACCAATCTCATGAATTTGAAAAAGAATGAGGAGCAGGCAATCAAGATTTTCATTAACTCGGTTTATGGTGCTACTGCATCACCGTATTTCGTAGGGTATAACGTTAGAGTTGCTGAGGCTATTACACTGCAAGGCCAGGAGGTCCGCGGAATTGCTACCAAGATATTCAACAGATACTTTTTGGATTTTTGGCACCGTGATAAAGAATTGCATAATATCCTTGGCATTACTCGAGCGGATAAAGTTACTCAAGACGTTTCAATCTACGGTGATACTGACTCTTGTTACATCACGTTTCAAGAAGTTGTTAAAGGTTGTGATTGGGCAGGTGACCCCCGTGATTTATTAAAAGGAATTTACAAACACAGGATTAAAGGTTACATTGAGAAATCATATGCAACTTATGCCGCACAAACAGGAACCGAAAACATACAAGATCTTGAAATGGAAACTATTTCATATTCAGTTATTCTTTTGAAAAAGAAAAAGTACTGTATGGATATTGCTTGGAAAGATGGTCAGGGCGAAGGTATTAATTATGAACCTTTAGAAAAAATCAAAGCGGTAGGTGTTGAGATCGTGCAATCGTCTACTCCACTATTTGCTCGTAACAAACTGAAAGAGCTTTTAAAGATTATCTTTAAAGAAAAAACCAAACTTAATATGCGAGCACTTGCTGACTTGCTGAAAAAAGAAAAAGATGGATTTATCTTAGATAATATTGAAAACATTTCTATGTCTTCGGGTATTACGGATTACGAAAAAGGAGTTGCTGACGACCGTAAGAAACTTATTCTGAATAATCATTGTCCTATGCACGTCAGGGCTGCAGGTTTTCATAATTACATGTTAAATAACAGTAAGTGGAAAAACAAATATCAATTAATCAAATCTGGTGACAAAGTTAGATACTATTATGCAAAGACCGACCACGGTGTTGGTGAAAATGTATTTGCTTATTTACCTGGAAACCATCCTATTGAATTTGCGCCACCTGTAGATTATGATACACAATTTGCAAAGAACATCATTGACCCACTTAATCGTTTCATTAGTGCAATAGGTTTACCTCCAATTTCTACGGAGCTAATTGTAAGAACACAACTATTCTAAAAATAAAATTCTAAAAATGGCTAAACAACTCTCTTTTACAGATCTGGACACGGCGCTTACTAAAGTAAATGATAAAGGTTCTATTATCACAATTAACACATTCTCAAAAATTGATGAATGGATTGGGACTGGAAATTACTTACTTAATGCTCAGCTTAGTGGCAGTCTGTTTGGCGGTTATCCTAATTCAAGATCTATCTGTGTGGCAGGTGAATCTGGTACTGGGAAAACCTTCTTAACACTTAATGCTTGTCGTGAGGCTCAGAAAATGGGCTACAACATTATATACATGGATTCTGAGGCTGCGGTTGATGAAGATATCATTCGTAACTTTGGAGTAGATCCTGAGAAATTCCGTTATCAACCAGTAAGTACTCCACAAGAGGTACGTCACTTTGTTGCTAACTTATGTGATACATTGAAAAAAGCAAAAGATAAAGGAACTGAACTTCCTAAGATCATGCTTGTACTTGACTCTTTAGGTAACCTTGCTACCAACAAAGAAAGAACCGACGCAATGAGCGGAAGTGAAAAAAAGGATATGACAAAGCAACAAGAACTTCGTTCTTTATTCCGTGTAATTACAACGGATCTTGCTGAAATGAAAATTCCGTTTATCTTTACTAATCACACATACGCAAGTATCGGTTCATTCATACCAGGACAAACTATTTCTGGTGGAGGCGGAGCAATCTATAATGCTTCAGTAATTTTACAACTTTCTAAAGCTGGTCTTAAAGAAGGCGGTGATGAGGCTGCTGCCGCAGGTGTACAAAAGACAGGTATCATTGTAACATCAAAAGCTGCAAAGAATCGTTTTGCTCGTCCTATTCCTGTTAAGTTCCACATCAGTTTTTATAAAGGTATGAATCCATACGTTGGATTAGAATCTTTTATTAACTGGGAAAACTGCGGAATCCAAAAAGGAAAACTTATGGACCAAAAAGGTTTTGATAAACACGTGGCTGGTAAACCTGCTGAGGCAATTATCGGACCTACTCGTTTTGAGCACACTGATGAAAACGGAAATACTCGAGTTCTTTATCTTGAACCAAAAGAAACTGCAAGAACTATTGTAGTTCGCCACTTAGGTGCGGAATTAAAACCTTCAGAACTATTTACTTCAAAAGTAATTACTGAAGAAGTACTTAGAGAACTTGATGAAAAGGTAATCAAGAAAATGTTCATGCTTCCAAATATTGCTGACTTGTCAGAATTGGAAGAACTTGAAATGGACGACATTATTGATGACAACAGTGATGAGGATTAATCAAAACAAACTAGAAGTTAAGTATGCCCTGGAAATCTACAATGAAGTTCCAGGGTTTCCTTCTCATACGGATCGTGTGTATGTAATGATACGTGCATTAGAAGAGGGGGACGAAGATGGCACTTGGCTTGACCGCGAGTTTGTAGCTGAAAACATTTGGGGGCAAATGAAATCTTGTATTGGAACACTTAAGGAATTTAGAGATTTCTTGGATTCTATTGCAGATGATACTTTACCACCTGATGAATTACTTTTACAAAAAACTCGAACAGAAAGGTCTAAAGGCTATTACAGGCTAATTAGAAACCCGTGGATGTAAACTATTTATACAGTCGAGTATATAACTTAATATGGTAGCAACACACTTAGAAAAAATATTCTTTCATTATCTCATAGAGAGAAGAGAGCTTCTGGATATCGTTAAGTCAAGATTTTTCGATACTGCAGACATTCGTAAGATATACGAAATCGTACAAGAATTTTCTGAAAAGTATACAGATGTACCGACCCGCCAACAGATTAATGAATTAATCAAAATGAAAGGTCTGTCTGATGAACTTGACAGCAAAAAGATAGATTATCTTTATGAAGTTAATCTTAAAGAATACGAGGAAGAATGGCTAAAAGAAACTGCTGAATCTTGGATTGAATATAAGAATCTTGACCTTTCCGTATACGACCTATTAAATTATCTTAAGACTACAAAAGTTACAACAGAGAATGTTAAAGATGTAGTTCAAAATGCCAAAAACATTATTACTGAAAGAAATAACATTCAGTTTAATTTTGATGAAGGTTTGGACTTCTTTAATCCTGAATCTCACTTACAGCCTGCCACAGATACTTTTAGCTCAGGAATACCTATGATGGATCTTGTTCTTGGTGGCGGATGGTATTCTAAAGCACTATTTTGTTTTATTGGTGAAATGAAGATTGGTAAGTCAATCTGGTTAGCAAACGTTGCGGCAAACTCAGTTAAACTTGGGTATAACACAGCGGTTCTATCTTTAGAGATGCGTGACCGTAAACTTATTAAACGTCTTGGTGCCAACTTGTTAGGAATTAACATGAAGGAATATGATAATCTTGCTGAAGATAAAACCTTAATGAAGCAAAAGATTGCTAACATGGGTTATGAAAGTCTGCAGGTTCCAGGTAAACTTTATGTAAAAGAATTTCCTACTTCATCTGCAGGTGTACCTGACATAGAAAGATACTTAATCAAGATGGAGGAAATTAAAGGTATTAAGTTTAAAGTAATTGTACTTGACTATATTAATATCTTGAAGAACTGGAGAAATCCTAACTCAGAGAATACATACATGAAGATTAAGCAAATTGCTGAAGATCTTCGAGCTATGGCAATGAGGAATAACTGGGCAATCGTTACAGCAACTCAAATTAACCGTTCAGGCTTTGGAAGTACTGACTTAAGTGCAAATAACATTTCAGAATCTGCAGCATTAGGACATACGGTTGATGCAATGTTTGGTATCATACAAGATGAAATCATGCATGCCAATCGAGAATACATTCTTAAGTTAATTGCAAATCGTAATGATGGGTACAAAAATGCTCGTCAGAAATTTTTAATTAGTTATGATCTTATGAGAATTACTCAAGATCCTGACTCCCAAATGACATCTGAATAATGAAAGAAGATAAAATTTTTAACAATCGTTATAACACGGGCGACATAGAGTATGAAACCTTTGGGGCAATTAAGGTTCATGACAAATACATCCCTCGTGATACATTTGAAGAATACACAGATAATCGTTTACAAGAAGACTTGTACGAGATATTCCAAACATCTGACTTTTATGAAGAATACTCAAAGAACAAAAAAGTTGTTCGAGGAGATGTTGCCAAAATCTATTATTACTTTGATGACAACTTAAGAAATTCTAAAGGGATACCGCCTGTAGAAAAATTCGTTGCCATTGCAGAATTTATGAGCATATCATATGATTTACTATATGAAGAACTTGCTCCGGTATACAAAGAAGCGTTACTTAAAGAATTGGATGTAAAATACAATATCTTTAAAAAGAAAAACATTAAGAGATTATTTTAGTATGCTAAAAATCGACGCAAAAAGAATCTGGCTAATATCCGATACACACTTAGGAGTTAGAACAAATTCTCGAGAGTGGATGGATACGATTGAAGATTACTTCATGAATCATTTTATCCCTACTCTAAAACGAGAATACCAACCCGGAGATGTTCTTATACATTGCGGCGACGTATTCGACTCAAGACAGTCAATTAATCTGTATGTTTTAAACAAAGGTATGGCAATCTTTGAGGAGATTACAAAAATCATGCCCGTTTATATGATCATCGGTAATCATGACATATTCATGAAGTACTCTAATGAAATTAATTCGTTAAAAGTATTCAAGCACATGTCAGATATTCATATTTATGAAAAACCTACAGTAGTTCAACTTGGACCTCGTAAAGCACTATTCATGCCGTGGGTTGATAGCCCTGAAGAATTTGCTGAAATTGTAACAGATCCTGCATATCATGCAGAGATTATGTTTTGTCACACTGACATTAAAGGAATGTCTTTCAATAAATTTGTAAAAATTGAAGAAGGTAGTGATCCTGACCGCTTTGCGCACTTTCATCGAGTTTATTCTGGACATATACATTATGCACAGAAATACAAAAACGTAAGAATGCTTGGGTGCCCTTATGAATTAACTCGTTCTGATAGTGGAAATACCAAATCTATTTGGAGACTTGATTTGGAATCTGATGAAGAAGTTAGTTTCCAAAATAATCATTCACCAAAATTTGTTAAGTTTAAATTGGATTGGGTTTTAGAGCAGCCTATCGGAAAACTTCAAAAACTATTTGAGAACAATTATGTAGATGTAATGGTAACACCTCAGTGGTCCTTAAAGTTTCCTTTTGGTATATTTGCTGACAAGTTCACAGGGTACCGTAAAATTAACCCTATCATAACCTCAGGTGATGATGATGTTACCACAGAGGACGGAGAGATCATTGACGCATATGAAGAGATTAACTTATCTAGACTTATAGATAAACATATTGAATCTTTACCGTATTCAGAAAATATCAAACAATCATTAAAAAATGTAAGTTCGAGACTTTATCAAGAGACTCTTAAAGAACTTGAAGAAAAGCGTTCATATGAAGATTAAAAGTATAACCTGGAGTAATTTTGGAAGTTACGGAAATAAACCACAAGAAATTGTGTTTGATGAAAACCAAGGAAACTTCTATCTTATAGTTGGAAGTAACGGGGCAGGAAAGTCAACAATATCTGATGTAATCAAATTTGGATTATACGGTAGAGTTGATAATAAAAAGATGGGTGATCTTCCCAATCGGTTTAACGGAAATATGAAAGTTAAGATTGTAATTGAGAAAACACCTGGAACTATTGCTACGATTGAACGTGGACTTAAACCTGGAATTTTTAAACTCTCAATTAATGGAGTTGAATATGACCAAGCTGGAAAGAAAAATGTACAAGAATACATAGAGGAAGAAATCTTAGGAATCCCCTTTTATGTTTTTAATAATATGATTTCATTGTCAATTAATGACTTTAAGAGTTTCATCAGTATGGGTGTAAACGATAAACGTCAAATCATTGACCGTCTATTTGGATTGGAAATCATCGGGCGTATCCGTTGGAAAGTTAAAATGAAATTGAAGATGCTTAAAGACTATCTTGATAACGTTTCCACGGAAATCGCCGTACTGGAAAGAAGTATACAAGATACCAACGCGGAACTTACTAGTTTAAATGAAAAACTTATTACAGTAGGTGAAGAAAGGCGTTCGGAACTTCAAACCAAAATTTTACAATTCCAAGAGTTCATTAAAAAAGCAGCGGATAGATTATTAGAAATCTCCACAAAAGAAAAAGAAGTACAGAATGTTTTAAATACTCTATCAAGTAAAATGGACGAACACCGTACTGATGAAAGAATTTGTACACAAAAGATCCATTTATTTGAAAGCGGTAAATGTCCTACTTGTGAAACTGATTTAACCGATGATCATCACAAAAGTATGTTACAGGATTTTCTTGAAAAGAATGATGCTACTAAACAACTGATGGCAGAGATTAAAACCAAGCAAGATGAATTAACTGAAAAGAAAACTAAAATTCGTACAATGTATTCTGAAGTGAATGGCAAAAAGACAGCCGCTGAAGTTCAGATTTCTACATTACGTAATGAATTAGCAAAATTAAGTAATGGTAATGTTGATGATGCGCAAACACAATCTTTAGAAAAACTTATTAAAGATACTGGTGAAAAGAAACAATCTGCTTTAGTTAAAAAGAGTGAAGAAGAAAAGAAAGGTAACTTCTTTAAAATCGTTGAAGATATCTTTGGAGACAGGGGCGTAAAACTATCTGCTCTAAAAAGAATTGTTCCATTATTAAATGCTGAAATTCGAAAAGTAATGGCTGATCTTAACATGGATTATCGTGTAACCTTTAATGAAGAATTTGATGTTGACATACAACATTTAGGATTTAAGATTTCTCCAGAACAGCTAAGTACAGGTGAAAGAAAGAAAATTGATTTTGCTACACTAATTGCGTTAATCCGTTTAATGAAGATTCGTTTTGCTGGGCTTAACCTTACTTTTCTTGATGAAATCTTTTCATCTATTGATTCTGATGGAATTTATCATATCTTAAAAGTACTTCATAAAACTTGTAGGGAATTAAACTTAAACATATTTGTTATTAATCATAGTCAATTACCAACCGAGATTTTTGATTATCGCTTAGAAATTCAAAAGAACAATGGTTTTTCCCACTTATTGGTTGAAAAAATTGGATGATATATAAAGTATGGGACAATTTCTTCACAAGTATAATACAGATAACGTACACTCAAGAGCTGTAATAGTTGGTCTTGTTAATCTCCTAAACACTGTTGTACAATATGATAATGTATTAGGTGATAACACATTTGACCGAGTTACCGTTCCGTTCTTTTACAGCATGACTGGTGATGAGCGATTCTTACAAGATTTCTTTTTAGAATGGAGTGATTGTGTGCACCCTAAACATGCGGATGGTAACTATGATGTAATACCAAGAGGTATTGTTACTTTAACATCAAATACAATTAATACATCAGCAATGACCCACCGTTTTGTTCGTGGTAGTTATGCAAAAGAAATAGACGGACAATTACAAACATATAATGCTTTCTTAAACTCAATTCCATTAGCAATGCAATTTGATGTTGTTATAGAAGCTGATACCAATCTTGATGCGTTTAAGATTCAACAGTCAATCATTGAAACCTTTTATAAGACTCAAGTTTATTCTGTAAGTTATAAAGGTTTTAGAGTTCCGTGCCAAGTAGGGTTTCCCGAAGATTACGGATTAGAAAAAACTTTTGAATTTACATATCAAACTGAAAGTAAAATTGAACTCAAGTTTCAGCTTGCAGTTGAAACTTACATGCCAGTAATTGACCCAACTACTGAAAGAAACAATTGGAATCGTATTACATCAGCAGGTGGACCAGGAATGGATATAGGAATCATAAATGAAGAAACTCAAGTTATTTTTGAATACACAAGTCCTACTGCAAATGGCACATACTTATCAGGTAGTTCTCTTCCTATTCGTTGGACAAATTCAGGAGCAATTTTAAGAGTTAATATCTATTATAGATTTACAGGACAAGATGATTGGACAATGATTGCAGATTCATCAGAAAATGATGGTGCTTTTGATTGGAGTATTCCATTTTTTAGTAATACGCAAACTCTAGTTAAACAAGATCCTATTAGATCCTATGTATCTGATAGCAGTGGTAAAGGCGCTAAAACTCGCGCTATCATAAATGCAAATGGTGAAGTTGAAAGAATAATCATTTTTGATGGAGGTTATGGCTATTCAAATCAAGCAATGATTAATGTTTCTCCACTTATTCAACCACCGCCAGGGGCACCACCTTTTATTGCGCCACAAATTTCTGCAAATGTAAGTTGTGGGCGTGTAATAGGATTTACAATTCATAGTCCCGGCTCTGGATTTATTCCAACCCCTGTTAATTACATTGAACTAAAAATTGAAAATCAGGTGAATCCTGTCCAATCTCAAATTTGTTTAACTGCTGCAACATTTACAGGTGATACCGACCCTTTAGGTCCTAACCCAACTAAAGTAACAAACTTAAATCCAACCGTTGCTGAACTTGTTTCTCTTGGTGTAAACTTTGATAGTTTTATACAAGGACCAGGTACAGCAAATGGTACAAAAATCCTATCGCATGACGCGATAAATAATTGGATTGTGCTGGATCAAAACTGTACACTTCTCGTTAATGACGGGGACTATACACTTGATCCGCAAACTGCCATCTTTGAAATACAATGATAAAAATGTATTAATGATGGCGAATATATAGTATAGATTAAAAATATCAATAGAAAATGTCAAATCTTAAGAAAAGAGTAGAAGCTCTTCTTGGCGCTACACAAATATCAGAAGTTCGTGAAGCATGTTCAGAAGCAATTAACAAGTTTAGCGGAAGCATTTCAGCAACTTCTCCGTATAGCCAAAGAAGTTTTATTGAAGAAACTATTGCTAATTCATTAATAGAAGCTATTGCATCTGTGGATGAACCGGTTGTGCAGGAGTTCATCAATGTTGAGAACCGTTTAACAGGAATGAATAACCTTGGGGTTCGTAATGCAATCACGGCAGTAATGGAAGACGATTTGTCTAAACACGTTTCTGTTCGTTACATTATAGAAAACTTACGCCGTCTTCAGGAAGTTCCTGAATGGATTGCGGCTGATATGGCTGTTGAAGCACTATCACAATTTGAATGGTCTCCAGTTGTTAAGGAGCAATTAAACATTCTTAAAGAAAATACCTCTAAATACGCAGAAGATATTAAAATTTACAAAGCAGTTGCTGAAGCAAAAGCTACAAGTTCTGGATATCTTATGGCTGGTTTAGAAAAACCAATCGATGCTTACCTTAATCAAAGAACTGCTACTAATAGAGCTAAACTGATGGAAGCTCTTAACAAGTTGTCTTTTGACCCAGGAATCAAACAATTATACAATATAGTTGCTGAATCTGCTAACGGTTTCCAAATTAAAGCAAACAGCAGCGATGCATACTTCAAAAATGTTTACTCTCCAGTATATGTTAATGAAGGTAAAGAATATTTTGCAGTATTTGGAAAAATCTTTGTTAAAGAAGGTGAATCTGTAAATGTTATTTCTGATACTGATAAAGGATTACTTCCTGAAAACTTTGAATGGTTAGCAAACTATCTTATTCAATCAAATGTTGAAGTATCTGAAAGCGGAGTTAAAATATTTTCTCGTGATAAGAAAGTAGAAATTATTGAAGAAAACGGTGCACCATCTGTAAAAGTAAACGGTAAAGCAGTTACTAATTCTGATTTTGAAAAAATTTACTTAAACTCTGGAATCTTCAGAATTGAAGAAAGAGAAGTTTTAGCTTCTGTTTATAAAATTGTTGAAAACTGGGATTCTATCTTCGAACTTGATTTTGTAAAATCAATCTTCTCAAACTCAAATCCTCACCGTCGTGTAGATATCTTCCGCACTGGTGACAAAATACATATGAACAAAATTAATACTTTAATGTCAGAGAATGTTTTCGTTGCTGACTGTAACGGAACACAATCTCGTAATGAAGTATTAGAGTTTATGAACTATGACTTAGGAAACACTTTCGCTGACTTACTTAACGTAGACGAAAAACAAATTAAAGAACTTGAGGCTAAGAAAGCAGAAATCCTTGAGGCAATTAACTATCTTGAAGAACGTAAAGCCAAGATTGATGCAATAGCAAATCCTGCTGTTCGTGAGTCTGAAGAAATGACAAACATTTATGAAGCAATTAACGATGAAATCTCTACACTTAAAGAATCATATGCTAATGTGCAACAAGAACTAAGAGATTTTACAACAATCTCTGAAGGTGTTGGTGCAAATGTAAACGATGAAGTTGAACATTTAAAAAAAAAGCAAGAGTAACGGGTACTAACCAAGCTGATCGCACTCTTACTATAGAATTTGAAGACGGATCTACAAAAATTGTAAATCCTACTGAAATAGAAGTAACTAAAAAGGCCTCTCAAGCTAAACCGGGAAATGACCTCGAGCTGATTACTCAGCAAGACGGCGGATCGGTTGGAGTTCGAGAGGCCAAAGAGTATGTAAAGGGCAAAATTCGTCAAGACGCTGTTAACTCAGGATTAGCTCCTGACACAGAGATTATGATTAAGGCTCTTGACTTTACAAGTAAAGGTGATGATGAAGAAGTTGAAGTAATACATGGTGACACTCGTCTTAAAATCAAGAAGAACTTGGTAGAACCTACAGAACTTTTTGAAACTGGTGTATATAATTCTGAAATGGATGTAAACTCAAACCCTAAAACCGGAGAAAATACTCCTGATAAGGTTGGAGCTGTTATCGATAGATTAACCGAACGTATAAATGAAATCGTTTCATCACTTGAAGAATTACAATTATTTGTGAAAGATAATTCATCTCTTTCACATGAATCACTTGATAAATGTATTGCTGAATTATCCTCTTACGTAAAAGCACTCGAAGACGAAACCAATGACGGTGCATCTGTTATAATCAACAAATAATAAATGGCAAATTACGTAGAACCCGAAGAACTTAAAAAAGAAGTTCTGTTATCATTAGAAAAAGGAGAATTAACTCCAAGAGCTATCGAAATATTCCAAAGGATGGCAAAAGAAATGTCGAAAAAATTTCGATATAAAGATGAAGAAGACAGAAAAGATTGTATTGCTTTTGCAATGATGGATGTAATCCGTTACTGGAAAAGTTATAATCCAGAGAAATCGAAATATCCTTTTGCTTATTACACGCAAATGTTAAAGAACGGTTTCGCAAAAGGTTGGAGAAAGATTCACCCATTAAGTTCGCTTGACCAAGTTTCTATCAACAACGAAAATTTCTATGGCATCTGATATAAAATCAAACAAGCCTACGGCCAAAAGCAAATTCCGCCAAGGCTATTACACTCTTAATAACCCAGACAAGTATATAGGTGATCCCACAAAGATCATCTATCGCTCGTCCTGGGAATATAAGTTTTGTAGGTATTGTGATGATTCAACAAATGTCTTGAAGTGGTCATCAGAGCCATTTCCTATCAAGTACATAAGTCCTATAGATGGAAAGGAACATGACTATTACATTGACTTTTACATGAGAGGTATTAAAGACGGTCAAGAAATCGATTATCTAGTAGAAGTTAAACCTGAAGAATCTTTAAAGAAACCAGTGTTTGAAGGAATCCAAACAATGCAAAAGTTAAAGAACTTTAACTATGCAGCTAAAACATTTATCATTAATACTGCAAAATTTTCAGCTGCTAAAGCACATGCTGAATCTATAGGTTATAAATTTATTATTGTAACAGAAGATTTCCTATTTAAAGTAACGCGATGACAGATTTTTTTGATAGGTATGACAGGAATCCAAATAAAGCAGAATTAAGAAAAACTACTTACGAATACTTTAATGACAAGTATATCGAGAATCCGTTTCAAAATTATTGGATTATTGAGCAAACAGAACGTTTTAAAGCAAAAGGATTAAAATTCTTTATGCCTGGGCGAGTTTACACTTACCAGTATATGCCTGAAGGTGCTGACGTGTTGGATTTTTACGATAAACGTCCAATGGTTTATATCATAGGTGAATATGTTTCAAAATCTACAGGTAAACGCATAGTTCAAGGAGTGAACCTTAATTTCCTTCCAGAGAGTGTTAAAGCTAAGTTTATAGATACCGCTTTCCGAATCTTTGGAGACGCATACAAGAAGGCAGATGAAATGAGTGATGAGGATAGATTAGTATCTATGATGCAAATAAATAACTTAGTCACAAATTGGTATTTTATGTCACTTAATTTTGACAAGAATGCAAAAATAGGTTTATCTTTTGCCGTTAGAAATTACGAAATTAAAAGAATAATGAATCCTGTTTTAATTGAGGTGGAAGATTTTGAAATGATTCCTTACTTTGTACCTAAAGAAATGATGGGATTACCAATAGGTGGAATTTATGCGCTATACCTAAAAAACAGAATTGAACTTTTACAAAATAGTGAAAGACGAAATAAAGATGCAAACCGCGCTTTACAAGCTCAGAAGAAATTCAAAAAGCCCGGTGGAAGTTAAAGAATATATAAACTAAACAACTAAACATATATGGCAGGTTTTATCGATAGAACAGGAGTCAATCCAATTTTCGGACAGTTATCTAAGAGTCTGAAAAACCTTGCAAACCTTGGAATGAGGTATGAAGACATGGTTATCCGACAGTCTAGAGCAGTCGGTGTAACTGAAGCAGAATTTGGAAATCAAGGTTATCTTCCTGAAGAATTCTTATACTCACTTGCATTATCCGATGTAGGTTCAAAAAAGTTTATTGCTTTCTTTGACAAAGATTACAAATCTCGTAGAGAATATCTTCGTAAATTTGCAATGAACGGTGAGATTGAGTTTATTCTTGATACATTATCTGATGAAGCAATCGTTTATGATGAAGGTAATTATTTTGTAAAACCTGATGTTTCAAAAGTTAAAGAAATTCTTTCACCAGATACAGTTGATGAAATCTGCGGTGAAATTAATACAGAGTTTAAAAAGATTTACTCTCACTTCCATTTTAATGAAGGGCATGATGGTTGGGGTTACTTTAGACAATTTTTAATTGACGGTTTCCTTGCCTTTGAGATTATCTTTGACCCAGACGGTAAAAACATTGTAGGTTTTAAAGAATTAGACCCTACATCATTACGTCCTGGTGTTGAAAAATCCGGAGACGGGAACTATAAAAAGATTTGGGTTCAGTACGAAGATATTCCTTCAATGAAAAGGGTTCTTCTTGACTCACAGATTATTTACATATCGTATGCTAAAGGTAACTTTACTTCTCGTGTATCTTATGTAGAAAGATTGGTACGTTCTTTTAACCTTTTACGTATCATGGAGAACTCTAGAATTATTTGGAACATTATGAACTCATCGTTCCGTATGAAGATGGTAGTTCCTATTGGCACAAAATCTCCGCAAAAAGCAAAAGAATCTCTAGCAGAGATGATGTCAATCTACAAAGAAGATATTTCTCTTAACTATGAATCTGGAGAACTTGCAGTAAACGGACAACCGTCAATGCAGTTTTACAAAAACTACTTGTTCCCATCTAAAAATGGTGAGCAACCTGATATCTCAGTTATTGGTGGTGAAGGTTATGATCTTAGTAATAACGATATCGTTAAATATTTTAAGATTAAACTTCAAGAAGATTCTAAAATACCATTCTCACGTTTTGACCAAGGTGAAGGTGGAGGAACAGTTAATTTCTCTGCAGACAGTACTAACCGTGATGAAATCCGTTTTGCAAAATTCATTAATCGTTTACGTTCAATCTTTCAAGAAGTTTTACTTAAACCTTTGTTTATTCAAATGGGTCTTCTTTACCCAGAACTTGCTGAAGACGAATTATTCAAATCTACCCTTGCTTTAAAATTTAACGCGGACAATGTCTTTGAGGAAATGAAAACAATGGAGATCATGTCCAAACGTATTGAATTTGTAACTTCAATGATGGGTATCATGGTTAAACGTAAAGATGCTTCGGGAATGGATGTTGATGTACCTTACTTCAATGCACAATTTGTTGTTGAGAAATATCTTAAATTGGATCCTTCTGATATTGCTGAAAATAACCGTCTTAACAAGAAACAAGAAATTGAGGATCTTGAATATATGAAGAAACAACAAGAAATTCAAGCAGGCCAAGATGGCGGAGCTGGCGGATTCTAACACATAAATTTGTTAAAAACATTTGGTTCTGTAGTAGCAATACTACGGAACTTTTTGTTTATATTTGCATATAATTTAAAACTACACATATATGAAATATTTAAGTATAGATATCGAGACGACCGGTATTGACCCTGAAAATGACCAAGTCTTATCAGTAGGTATTATCTTAGAAGATACATCAAAGAAACTGCCATTTGATGAAATTCCAAAATTACACATAGCAATCTTAAGAGATAGAATCTCTGGATCTCCGTACGCAATTAATATGAACGCTGATTTAATTGAAACGATTAACAGCTATCAGACTGCTGTAGACCAAGATGAGAAAAATGATATGGTTCATTTCACTGGCATGCAATTTATGAAGGAGGAGGAAGTTGCTGAAGCAATTTATCAATTCTTATACATAAATGGTATCAGCAGTGAAAAAACAACAGAGATTAACATAGGTCAACAAGTTAAATGGATTGAAGGACATTTGGTTCCTGTAGTTAACTTAAGAACTAAACCCGTCATTGTAACAGTGGCTGGTAAAAACTTCGGAACATTTGATAAGCTATTCCTTGAAAGACTTCCTAATTGGAAAAAACTTATTCGTATCCAACAACGAGTAATAGATCCTGCGGTTCTTTTTGTTGATTGGGCTAAAGACAATTCTTTGCCTAACTTATCGGAATGTAAAAGCAGAGCAGGATTACCAGAAATAGTTACACACAATGCAGTTGAAGATGCTTGGGATGTAATTGAATTATTAAGAAAACAATATTAAGAAATTAAAAACTAAGGTATACCATTAAGTATATAAATTACATGAGCAAACTATTTACAGAAAAATATCGTCCACAGAATTTGGACCAAATGATTCTACCAAAAAGAATCAGACAATCATTAGGTAACGGCGAATTACATCAGAACTACTTGTTCTATGGTTCAGCCGGTTTAGGTAAAACCTCTTTAGCAAAAGTGTTAGCAAAAAACTATCCAACACTTTACATTAACGTATCTGACGAAAGTTCAGTTGATGTAATCCGTGATAAGATATCTACATGGTGTTCTACCATTAGTCTTCTTGATGGCGCTGAAAAATTTAAAGTGGTTATTCTTGACGAGATGGACGGAGCAAGTGATCAATTTTACAAAGCTCTTAGAGCAACGATTGAGAAATTTGCTAATAACGCAAGATTCATCGGAACTTGTAACTACATTAATAAAGTACCAGACCCAGTTCAATCTAGGTTTACTTGTATTCCTTTTGACTTTTTAAGTAAAGAAGAAGAAAAAGAAGTAATGGTTGAGTTTATTAAAAGATCATACCAAATCTTTACAGCTTGTGGAATTACTATTAGTAAAGAAGCAGTAATTGAATTTGTGAAAAGGAATTTTCCTGACATGCGTTCTATTGTAAATAAAATTCAAACTTTCCATGTTCAAGGTGTAAAAGAAATCCAGCCTGAAGATGTTCGTAAATTAAACTATTCATATCGTGATGTATTTGATCTTGTGCTTGGTGCTCCAAATTCTCAAGAGAATTACAAATTCTTAATGACAAATTATAGTAGTAAAGTTGATGATGTTCTTCATGCATTAGGTCAAGAGCTTCCAGATTACATAAGAGATAATCATCCTACCAAATTTGCAAAGGTACCGCAAATCTTAATTAAGATTGCTCACTATCAAGCACAACGAGTACACGTGATTGATCCTTGCATTACAATGCTTGCAGCAGTATTTGAAACTCAAATCATTTTAAATTCTTAATTATGAAAAGCGAATTACCAATTAGCTCTGATGAACATGTTTCATTAGACCAAATCATGAGAGACTATGCTCGTGAATACGTTCCTGAAACTAAACAGTGGACATCATCTTTATTAAAAGAAACTACATATGATGCTTTAAAATATGAGTTTACAGTTACGTTTAATAATGACAAGAAATACAAATACTGCAAGTTCATGCCTGAAACATATAGAGAATTTTGCGCCGCGGAATCTCAAGGTAAATTCTTTTTAGCCGAAGTTCGTGCTAAATATAAAGATGGTGAAGACGTAATCAAAATTGAAGATAATGAACACGGCAAAAGACCTTAAGAAATTTATTGCTGAAAAATATCCAGCATTAAGTCCAAAGAAATTTGACATTGCAAAAATTGGACCGAGAATGTATATCTATTTTATAGACAGAGAAGGTGATTTACAAAGAGAACGAGTTTGGCAAGGACCGCTTCCAATGGTTAATGAATTAGCAATCTTACGTAAACAGCTTGACTCAAGAGTTGAAGAGCTAATGCAAAAATGGAATTATGTAATAGCTGAATAATAGTTGTTAATAACTTATTAGATTAAAGTTTGCCATTGTGAAAACAATTGGTTAATTTTAACTATCTAAATAAAAATAATATGAACATACTTAATTTAGCAGATTCTACAAAATCCGAAATTGGATTTAAAATCTCAAGCTTTCCTGACGGTCAACAATCTATTACGATTGAGCCAAGTGGGTATTCTTTTAATAACAAAATCAAATCAGTTCAAATCAAATCAAGATTAAACTCATTTCGTGATTTGGAATTAATCATTTGTGCAAACCAAGCATTACTTGAACTTGGTGCAAAATCTGTTAGTCTGTATGTTCCGTATTTCTTAGGTGCAAGATCTGATAGAAAATTCTTAATAGGTTCTACAAATTACCTTAAGACTGTTATTTGCCCAATCATTAACTCTCAGAATTTTTCAGAGGTGCATGTATTGGATCCTCATTCCGATGTTCTTGAAGCATGTTTAAATAACTTCAAGAAAACTGATAACACAGGGTTAGTTAAGTTTGCTTTAACCAAGATTGATAATAAAAACGGCGCTCGAGAAACCTTACATCTTGTTTCTCCTGATGCTGGTGCATTAAAGAAAATTTATCATGTGGCTGAAACATTCAGTATTGATAAAATTATTGTGGCAAATAAGCACCGTGATGTTAAAACCGGTAAGATTACTCATACTGAAATACCACAAAGTAATTACGGAGCAGGTCCACAAAACTTTGTTATTGTTGATGATATTTGTGATGGCGGTAGAACCTTTATTGAATTAGCAAAAGCAATTCGTGAAATCCGACCACAAGAAATATTTAATGATACTATAACATTAGTAATCACACACGGTATCTTTTCAAGCGGTCTAAAGGAACTAAACAAATTGTTTGATGCAATTTACACAACTAATTCAATCCGTCCTGAAAATGATTCAGAGTTTTCAATCCAAAACGATAATGAATTACATAAACTTAACGTTTATAACGTATTCTAATGGCTATAGGTATTGGACTCCACTGTTGGTATTGTGAACACGGTCCTTGTAATGGTGAATGTAAAATAGATCCATGCCAAGAATCGCCAATCACTAATGTATTAGAAGAAGCAAAACTAAAAGCAAGATATTCTGAAGTTACCGGTGATCTTATAGCCTTAGCTAAAGAAGGTGCTTTTAATGTAATTGTTCATGGCTGTAATTGTCATTCAACTATGGCAGCTGGTATTGCTCCACATATGGCTCAAGCTTTTGGCTGTGATAAATTTAACTTAGAACTTAAAGGTCCAAGCATAAACAAATTAGGTTGCATTGACTATGAAACCTTTGTAATATCTAAAGGTGGTCTATGGAATCGCAAATTGGATTCTAACATTAACAATGATCCTGAATTAACTGTTGTGAATGCCTATACACAATATCGTTATGGCAAGAATCATATAGACGGCGTTTCCAAACCCGTGGATTATGAAGCAATCACAATCGTAATGAGAAAACTAAATGTTGAGTTTAAAGGACTTCATATAGGTCTTCCTAAAATTGGCGCTGGTCTTGCTGGTGGCGATTGGGAAAGAATCAAAAAAATTATTCAAACAGAATTAATTGATTGTAAAGTAACAATCGTAATCTTACCACAATAATGAAAACCACAAATAAATACGTATTCTTCTGGAGTGGTATTTACTCTCAATGGCATAAAGCAAATATGACTATTGACGGTATCACTTACAATTCATGTGAACAATACATGATGCACCAAAAAGCCTTAACATTTGGTGATACGGAAATTGCTAAACTTATCATGGAAGAATCTAATCCAAGAGAGCAAAAGAAATATGGCCGTATGATTAAAAACTTTGACAAAAGTGTTTGGGATAAAGTTTGCCTAAGCATTGTAATCAAAGGAAACTATTTTAAGTTTAAACAAAATCCTGATCTTAAAGCTGCATTAATGCTTACAGGTAAAAGAATCATGGTTGAGGCATCACCACTTGATAATATCTGGGGTATAGGAATGGCTGAAGACGATCCTAATGTTGAGTATCCAATGTGTTGGAAAGGTCTTAATCTTTTAGGCCAAGCAATTACAATAGTTAAACAAGAACTTTTATAATTGTTAATAACTTCGCACCAAAATATTTGCTTAGTATCTTTATTTTGGTTAATTTTAACTATTAATTTAAAACAAATATAAATTATGTTATCTAAATTACAAAAGACTTTTAGAGCACCTGCTCCTTATTATTCTGACGGATATAAAGTTGGTCATAAAAGAATGCTTGCCCCAGGCACGGATTTCTTATACGGAACTTGGATCCCAAGAAGTACAAAACATGCACCAAAAGGAATTGACAAAATTCTTTCCATTGGTCATCAATTAACTGTTCGTTGGTTACATGCTGAATGGCAAGAGAATTTCTTTAGCATGCCACGAGAAACTGCAACCAAATTTGGAACTGACATGGCAAAATACTTAGGTATGCCATACGATGCTTCGCACTTTGAAGCACTACACGATTTAGGATACTTGCCTATTAAAATCAAAGCCTTACCTGAAGGAATTGAGACCGATGCAAATATTCCTCATATGACTTTCATTAACACTGTACCTGGCTTTGCTTGGTTAACATTATATCTTGAAACTATTATCTCATCTTTAGCTTGGAAACCAGCTACTTCTGCAACTATTGCATTACAGTATAAAAGAAACCTTGTAAAATGGGTAACTAAAACTGACCCTGAAAATGCTTGGTTAATTCCTTACTTATGCCATGATTTCTCAGCTCGTGGATTATCTCCTTGGGATAGTTTATCTTCTGGTCTTGGACACGCCTTTTCTTTTATGGGTTCTGACTCAATCGTGGTCATTCCAGCTGCCCGTTATTTCTATGATGAATCTGAGGATGAAGTTTGCATAGCTTCAGTAAATGCTTCTGAGCACTCTGTCTCAACTACCAAAATTTTTACCGTAGGTGAGCAACAAATGATATCCGATTGGTTAACAGAATTTGATAAAGGAATCCTTTCTATCGTAGCGGATACCTTTGACCTATGGAAATTAATTACTGAGTATTTACCAGCAAACAAAGATCAAATCATGTCACGTGATGGTAAACTTGTAATTCGTCCTGACTCTGGTGACCCAGTAGATATCATCTGTGGTAAAAGCTGGAATGCTGAACAAAATCCATACGATGAAAACGTGGATTCCGCTGAAAAAGGAGTAATTGAATTACTTTGGGATATCTTTGGCGGTACTATTAATGCTCAAGGTTACAAAGTATTAGACCCACATATTGGAGCAATCTATGGAGATTCAATTACACTTGACCGTCAAATTGAAATCTATACAAGATTAGAAGCTAAAGGATTTGCTTCAACTAATATTGTTTTAGGTGTAGGTTCATTTACATACCAATTCACTACACGTGATACTTTTGGGTACGCTGCAAAAGGTGCTTGGTTTGAGAATAACGGAAAAGGGATTGACATCTATAAAGAACCAATAACTGATGATGGTACTAAAAAATCATTAAAAGGTAAATGTGCTGTGATTGAAGAAAACGGTGTATACACTGTAAAAACACAATGTTCTGCTGAAGAAGAGAACACGGGAGTATTACAAACAATATATGAAAACGGAAACTTCTATAACCAAACTACTTTGACTGCAATCAGAGCTAAAATAATGGAATTGACTAATGCAAGTAATTAAACCTACTAGCTCTAATCAATCCCAGGACAATTACCCTGGGATTTTTTTAGCTGGTTCCATAGATATGGGTTCGTCTGTTGATTGGCAGACAGAGGTACAGAATAAACTCGATGATTGTGAAGTAACATTCTTTAATCCTCGAAGAGATGAATGGGATTCTTCATGGGAACAAAGAGCTACTAATCCAGAGTTTAATGGTCAAGTAAATTGGGAAATGGACAAATTGGAAGAAGCTGATATAATCTTTATGAACATCTTACCAGAATCTAAATCACCAATTACTTTATTGGAATTAGGATTACATGCTAATAGTAATAGACTAATAGTTTGCTGTCCGGACGGATTCTGGAGAAAAGGTAATGTTGAAATAGTTTGTCATAGATTTAACGTTCCATTATTTAATGATTTTGAAACTGCGGTTGCTGCGTTAAGGTCAAGAATAAAACAATTAAAATAATGCAAAAATAATTGGACAAAAATTTGCATATGTGAAAACTATTGGTTAATTTTACCATATAATAATAAACAACATATATTTATATGAATCTAATATTTGACGGGAATTACTTATTCTACAAAACACTGTTTATCTTCGGTGGTTATTCAAATGGCAAAAGGCTACTTGATGATAAAAAAGATCAAGATATGTTCATGCGTAAAATCGCAACTGACATGTCACACGCTATCCGTAACTTCGGAAGTCCTGACAAAATAATCTTTACAATTGACGCAAGATCCTGGAGAAAGGAGGTTCTGATTGAAGACGGCGCATATAAAGGTACTCGTACCAAGGATGAATCTAAAATTAACTGGGACCAGTTTTATAAAATGATGAATGAGTTTGGTGAGATCCTAACCAAAAAAGGATTTATCGTTTCTCGTGAAGATCGCGCCGAAGGCGATGATCTTATGTATTTATGGGCAAATCATTTATTTCAACAAGGACAAGACAGTGTTATCATTACCGGTGACGGTGACTTAACACAATGTGTTCGCATGAACGAGAAAAACTTTGTCGTATGCTTTAATCCAAATTCTAAAAATCGTAAGATCGTTGCTCCTATTGGATTTAAGGAATGGCTTAAAACCGAAAGCTATGATTTATTCGATGCTTCTACTTATATGGGAAGTAATAAGGATTTAATTGCAGATGCTATGCACGCTATTCCTGTTGAAGAAATAGATCCAGCATTTATGATTTTCTGTAAAGTAATTACTGGAGACGCTGGTGATGCAGTGCCACCTGTTTGGACATGGGACGCAAAAGGTAAAACATTTAGAGTTACCCCGGCCAAAGCAGAACGTATTTATGAAATCGTAAACCGTACTAAATTCATTGATGACATCTATCATTTACCTGAAAGAGCTATGGAAGTTGCTAACGGAATTGCTTCAACTTGTAAACAGACTGTTGCCGCGGATGTTATTAAATCTCGTCTTGAGCGTAACATAACTCTAGTTTATCTTGACGGCAGAGTTATTCCACAAGACATACAAGATAATTTCAAGATCTCATTTGAGAAACATAAAAATGATTCGTTGCCTGCAGCTAATTATGATATGACTCATTTACTATCTGGAACCAACTATGTGAATGGACCTAAGATTGTGGTTGAGGCTGATATCTTCAAAGATTTTGGAATGTAATTCTAAAAGATTAAAACTATCCTAACAGTAGCAAATATAATCAATAAATAACAATGCCTCTAGGGTCATCTAATAAACATCTACTCAATGGATTTATTCGAATTTATTAATACAATGTTCAAACAACAGGAATTTAAAAAGATTCCTATGCATGAACGAGCAAAGCATTTCTTTATGATTAATCGTTTTGCATCAATTAAGTTTCCGGTGCAAGCAGCTTACTTTAATCATTTAAGAATTAACCCAGGGCAGACTGTTTCATATTGGCAGGATAACTGGAGTAAAATGTATAGCCGCACGCCTTCGTGGATGTACGTCAAAACAAAAAAGGTTAAAGAGGACAAAAAAGCAAAAGCAGAGTTTACAGATGAAACTGTAAAATGGTATTGTGATAAGTTTCAAATGTCCCGCCGTGATTTTGACACTTCGGTAAAAATTCTTGGTGAAGAATTCATTTCAGAAGTAAAACAGTATGAAGCACTCATAACACAATAATACTTGCCAGCATCCATGAATATATACATAAAATACATTCAGGATGCTGGCAATTTTATCTAATCCCGGAGACTTTGTAAAAATCACTCAGGATAAGCCCTTTCATTACGTTACACAACTTACAGGCTGGTGCGATGACATCACTGGAGTGGCTGTACTTAAAAAAGAATTTCGTTGGGGCGTATCAAACAGAGTTCGTGCATCTTGGATAGAACTGACTACACAAAACTTACAATCCATAATCTTAAATCCTGACGATACATTATTCGTTGATTTCCGTATAACATTAATTAGTGGCGGACCTGCTACAATTAATAGTATAGAAGTTAACTGTATTCAATCAGCCGATGCTAAAGATCCTTACTTAGGATTCGTTCCAATGTTTACAGTTTCTGAAAGAGGAAACATTAGTAACTTAACAAAGATTGCTAACTTTACTTTTAAACCCTATGCAGTTAATCCTGCAGTTGCATTATACAAACAACTATCATACGGTATTAATCAATTATTTGGGCATGATGTTTTATATGCAAGAGCTGTTCCGATGGCAATTGGTAAAGATGTAACATTACATGAATGGACTTTATACGATGTTGATGATCCTAAGTGTATTAAAGTTATTGTACCTAAGAATGAGTTTCCTGATAATAAGATTCTGTTTAATCCGATGGGTCTTGACTTTGAGATGCCGTTTGAAATTCAAATCGTTAAAGATTACTACGAAGAAATCTTTGGTATAGGAACAGGGCCTCAAAAACGAGACATCATATACTTTTCATTAACAAATAGGATATATGAAATAGACACTTCATATCTTTACAAAGATTTAATGCAAAAGGAAATCTATTGGAAGATATCGTTGAAAAAATATGCACCTAAAGCTAACCGTTATGAGCCACAAGATTTACGTGAGCAATTTGACGAACTTACTTGGGATAGTGAAGAAAGATTTGGAGAAGAAGTTAGACTTGAAGCAATTCAGATAACAGATCCTCAACAATTTGATCCGAAGATTGGTTCTGTTGATTATGATCCAACTCGTTTACAGATTAATGATAAACTTATCATATCACAATTGAAATTACCAAATTATACAAACATACTTTCAGAATCACAATATGATCTACGATCTCTTTATGATTCCAATTTAACAGTTCAACCAACTGCCGTTGAATATCGCGCTAATGTGGATTTCCCAGCTACCGTTGATAGATCATTATGCATGTGGTTTAAAGAACTAAAACTTACTATACCATTTCCTAAAGATAATGTTAAAGGTTATCTTACATTAGGATCTGCTGGACCACTGACAACTCCTTTAACGTATACGATTGCGGCTAAAAGAAATTATGCAGTTGGTTCTTACATAAAAATAAGCCACTACAACGGATTAGCACTTTATGGTGAAATTGCGTCAGTGACTGCAGTAACTGCGGGTTATGTATACACGCTTAATGTTAAAAATGAAATCATTCAGTACTTAAGTACTTATTACTCAAATTGGGCATCTTCATTTTCTAACACTGGTTACATTGCAGAAGCAACTAATGAACAAATTTTATTTAACGGATATTCAAATGGAGCAGGTTGGAAAATTTCAATTTATGCAAGCCGATACATAATTTTTAAAGATTCACAAAAAGAATACCTTAACATTCTTAATGCAAATCTTGTAGAAAATTATTGGTATGCAATATTTGTAAATATGTCAAACTTTTATAGACAGTTAACGATTGACCTTTGGGTTAGAAAGTGGAACGAAGAAACTCCACAGCCTGAACTTACAACAGATCTTGAGAATATATACAGTAATACAAGCATGCCATTTGATGCAATAGATAGAAGTTTAAATTCTAAGTATAAGTTAGTTGGAAGTAATCTTGCATTAACTAATTTACGTTTATATGATAAAACGGAAACGGATTTAGATAAACAGTCTATCATATTAAATGAAACTATTGTTCAAGATGCACAATTTGGAATTATCATTGACAACGCAATACCACGTTTAAGACTTCCGTGGATTGGCAAAACTAAGTAATATGAGAAAAATACCAGAAGACAAAAAGCGAGAAATGGAACTTCGCGATGAACTGGAAAAAATGTTATCCTCGGGAATTGAAGATATTCAATTAAGTATTGAAGACGCAAAGAGTATGTTACCTGCACGTGAAGGTAACTTTATGGATTACGAAAGAGTAAAAACATATTCTGATAGCAATTCCGAAACGATTGTTAATTCTATCGCAGAGTTTTATTTAAACCCTGAAATCATTTCAAGTATTCCGTATGTAAAGCAAAAAAGTGTGGTTGATAAAATCACAGTTTCAAATTTGCTTTTCCAAATGAAAACCGCAGAACATGCAATCATTAAATTACTTGAAGAAATTGACGGAGGTAATTTACACCCACGTACATTTGAGGTTCTTGCTTCACTGCAAAGATCTAAAATGGAAATTGTTAAGCATCTTGCGCAATTCATGGTAATCATGGAAAATAACTACAAGAATCTGAAAGAAGATTATAGAGTTAAGATGAGTGATGAACCACTATTAATTGACCAAGACGCTGAAATTGAAACAACACCAGGAACTTATCAAATGAGAGGTGGTAAAGCTCTTATTGAAACTCTTCGCGATGCAATACCAGAGCGTAGAGCAGGATCAACACCAAATGACAACAACATAACAAATGTCGAATAGAGGTAAGATTTGGAATAGCAAGAAAATTGCTGAAGAGGTTGATAGAATTGAACGCGGTTTAACTGCGGATTATTCACCATTTTTTGACGGCAAGATTGATATGAAAGCGCCTGAACTTGTATATGAATATACAAGAGAAGAGCTTGAGGAATTAGCAAGATGTGCTAATGACGTAGTTTACTTTGGTAACAAGTACTGTTACTCTATGACGGATGAAGGTATTCGTCAAATTAGTTTAAGACCATATCAGGAAGATATGCTTGCGGCATTCCAGGATAATCGTTTTGTGGTAATGCTTGCATCTCGTCAGATTGGTAAAACTGTAACATCATCGATTTTCATTGCATGGTATTTATGTTTTCACTCTGATAGAAATATCATGGTAGTTGCAAATAAATTAGCTACTACTTCTGAAATTGTTGATAAGATTAAAACTGTTCTTAAGAATTTGCCATTCTTTATGAAACCTGGTATTACTGCAGGTGGTGTAACAGGTATGAGGTTTGATAATGGTTGCCGTCTATTCTCACAAGCAACAACAAAAACAGCAGCTATCGGTTTTACCATTCACTTATTATTTGCCGATGAGTTTGCGCACATTCATTCAAACTTCTTATTACCATTCTATCGTTCTATTTACCCTACACTTGCATCATCTCAAATTTCAAGAATTATTATATGTTCTACGCCAAATGGCATGAACTTATTTTATGAAATTTATCAAGGTGCGATTGAAAGGAAAAATAGTTACTTCCCAATTCGAGTTGATTGGTGGCAAGTACCTGGCCGTGATGAAGATTGGAAAGCTCGAGAAATTGGTAACCTTGGTTCTGAGGAATTATTTAATCAGGAATACGGTAATCAATTCTTAGCGTCATCAAGATTACTTTTTGATAGCCATACATTAATGTTAATGAAAAGAGTTTCTAAAGAGTTTGTTTGTAAAGAGACAGATCCTTTCTTGGATTATCCTGACTATAATAATAACTTAAAATGGTTACCGGCTTTTGATCCAGGTGATGCTTGGAATGGAAAAGACAAATATGTGTTTGCAGTTGACGTAGGTGATGGTGTAGGTCGTGACTTTTCAGTGATTAACATTTTTAATCTAGTTCCGCAATCTATTGCATCTGTTAGAAAAACACGAGACTGGGATGATGAAACAAGTTTCTTTAGACTTAATCAAGTAGGTGTGTTCCGTTCTAATATGCAATCTGTTGAGGAACTTGCAAAAGTCTTAGAACTATTAGTGTTTGAATTATTTGAACCTGAAAATTGTAAAATAGTATTAGAGATTAACTTTAAAGGTAACATCATATTTGAAAAGTTATCTAAAAATACAGAGTTTTTTCCGGAGATATTTTTATACACAAGACATTCAATGGCAAACACTAGTTTAAAGATGGGTGTTAAAATGTTAAAAGATAACCGTGAAACATTCTGTCGTGAATTACGCAACCTAGTTAAATCTAAGAAAATCACAATAAATGAAAAGAGAACCTTTGATGAATTAAGTTCTTTCGGTATTTCATCGTCAGGAAGATATGAATCTCAACTTGCTCATGATGATGTAGCAATGACTTGCGTTAATCTTGTATCTCTATTTGATACTACAGATTATTTTGAGATGGTTGAGGATAAATATGATAATACATCTGAAATATATAAACTAGCTGTAGAAAAGGCAATGTCTCAAAATAATAAAGGTGAAGACGATTTCTTATCCGCGTTTAAAACTATTAAGTCTTTTGAATCTCCAACACCTTATGTTTTACCAAAAGACGCAATGTCGCACAACTACAGAATGCGGTAATATCTTTTAAAAATTGATAGTTTTACTAAGATATATACTACGGATTGAATAATAATAACAATCAAAGAAAAATAACTAATAAGCAGAATGGCCAAAATCACACTTGATCTTAATAGATTTAAGGCATCTGGTGTCTACACAATAGAGTTTGACGCATCAGAAAGAATCGTTGTGACTACACAGACTATCCGTCTTGTAGTAGGTTTCTCTCGTAAAGGACCGTTTAACGCTCCAGTATTTTTACGTGATGTAGCAACATCTCGTAAAGTATTTGGTGAAGTTGACTCCTTCCTTGAGAAAAGAGGTTCTTTTTTCCACAGAGCAATCGAAACTTGTTTACAGACAGCACCGGTATTCGGATTAAATCTTCTACCGTTGAATAACATCCCGGTAAACGAAGGTGGAGACGCTGTTGACTATCGTTCTTTTGCTATTGCAGCAAACGAATCAAACGGTAACTTAACAAGAGCGCTTCTTTCATCTTTTTACAACAAAGAACGCTTCTGGTTCCCAGATGAAGCATACTTACAAGCAACAGTAGACAGCAAGCCTGCCAACCGTGGCCGTTTGTTTAACTTCGTTAATCTTGGACAAGAAGTACAATCAATCATCGTTCGTAAATCAGACAATGCATCGTTATACAATATAACAGCTGATGATTACTATGGAAGAGGAAACGTTCCTTCATACATCCAACCTAACGATTATCTTTCAGATTATTTCGTTGACGTTTATGTTGTGAAAGGAGACTGGACAAATTTACAATTACTTTCTCAAGATCCAACGTATTCTAAATACTTTGACTTAAGAGGTATCAAATCAAGCAACTTCTTTGAGTTCTTAAGCCTTGACGGTGTAACAATGACTGGATCTTTTACAGGAACTATCATACCTGACTTTATTGATAACAACGGTTCTAACCAATCTATTGATGTTATCCTTAATTCAGCAGTTGCATTAACAGGAGTATTCTGTAACTTGAATAAAGAAGCTTTTGATGATTACGATAATTCAGTATATAAAGTTGACATGGTTGGAAACAGCTTAATTAACACAACTGATGACGTGATTGACTTCTTATCATACAATACACCAATTAAAACTCTTTTAACTTTCACAGGTTTAAAAAATACAGTTAATTTTGGATTTGATCCAACGCTTCAAGTAACTGACGTTTCATTATCACCAATCGTATATGTTAAGTCATATCCTTTCGGCGGTGATAAAGGTTTATTTAATAACGTATTAGTTATTCCTAAGCCGTACCCGTCTGATACAACTTTTACAGTTGCACAATATGATGCTTTATCAGCTGCTCTTACAACAAATTCATTAATTAAAACTTTTGGTACTGATACTATTAACGATAGTTCTTTACCTAATGACTTTGTTAAAATTGACAATATCATTGACACTGGTTCATCACTTGAGTTACAATTAAGCACTCCTCTTCACGTTGATGCTGCTTATGAAAATTCAGGTGTTCTTTTAGCAGATGGTCCAGAATCAAATTACATTATGAAAACTGTTGCTGCTACTGTTCCGACTCTAGCAAATACTATTGAAGTAATAGAGCCAGCAAATACTGGTGATACAATCACAACTATTTCTACACTAACACAAACAACGGCAAAAGGGCAAGCAATTACTGCTATTGGTAATACTTGGACTCCTCCAACTATTGGGCGACCTGCTTTTCAGTTTGATGATGGTACATTAGGACAAACGGGTGGTGCTTATACACCGTCTACAACATTTACCGCTATTGCAACAACGGGTGGTGGTACTGGTTTAACTGTGGATGTAATTACTGACGGTTCTGGTAATGTTCAAGCAATTGGCGGTGTAACTGTTAATGCGGGTGGTAATGGTTACTTCATTGGTGATACTATTACTATTGATGGCACTCTTCTTGGAGGTCTATCTGGTCAAAACGTAACTATTGATGTTTCACTTATTGTAGGAGCTACATATGCTGGTGTTGCCACAACAACAACATCGGTTAATGGTACAGGTGCTACATTAACTGTTACTGTTAGTTCACTGAATGTTTATGGTATTGCTTTACCAGCTCTATTAACTTCTGTTGGATCACAATATCGCCCAGGTGATACATTAACTATTGACGGTGCTTTAATTGGTGGAGTATCAGGAGCTAATGATATTACTCTTATTCCAATTGCAACTACAGGTTTCTTACCAGTTACATACACAAATATTGCCGCAACTGGAGGAACTGGTTACAGTGCAATATTTAATGTAACATATAATAACCAGGGTGCTGCTGTTGTAACTATTGCGCAAGGTGGTGAAGGTTACACTTTAAATGATGTACTTACCCTTCCTTCTGCATCTTTAGGAGGTGCTCCTGCATCAAATGGAACAGTAACAGTAACCGGTATTTCTACAGGCCCATCACTTACACAAGATGATATCGTATTAATCCAAGCTCCAGGATATGCTAAGTATTTTGAAGTTGACACTGTATCACAACTAGGTGGTGTCATGACTGTTACATTTAAAACAACAGGTTTAACTAATGGCGCTCCATTCTATCAAAGTAAATACTGTACTGCAGGATTCCCGTTTGATGAATTTGCATCTTACTTACAACCTGGAGATATTACAGTAACAATGTTTGATACGCATGAGCCTGTTGCTATAAACTTAATACCAGATCTTGATATTAACGGTAATAATGATTTTGGTTACATTGCTTCTGTAAATACTGTTTACTCAAAAATTGCAGGTTTAGGTCAAACTGAAACTAAAGATGACAAAAATAAAGTAACTCTTTATAATGTAACTCAAGGTATTGATATTAATACAGGTTCTGATGATTGGCATATCGTTGATGAAACTGGTGTATTAGCTGCATATGATATTGATAACACTTCTGGTGATTTCAAATCTGTTCGTATTGTAGGTACTGCAACGGCTAATGAAAATCCTTTTGATACTGCACCAACTGTTTCAGGTGATCTTATTAAAGTTACATTACCAGGCGGTCAACAATTTTATGTTGAAGTTAATAATACAGCAACAAACGTACCAACTAATACATACAATGGTTCTGCTCCTTCTACAGGAAATTCTATTGCATCACTTGCTGTTTACGAATCTTATCCAGGTAACAAACTTGCTAAAAACATTGCAGGTAGCCTTGTGATTGACGGTGACCGTATTAAATATGGTTCTGGTTCTTCACAATACAATTACTTGAATGTAACAAATTCTTGGAACGCTGATAAAGATACTTATACTAAAATTGCATATGGTTTATCTGGAGCAAAAGTTGAGCAATACACAGCAAACACATTATTAAACAAAGCTGATAACACATTTGCTGATGTTAACCTTACATACGATGGTTCTATAGTTTATACTGATGGATCTAATGCAACTAATGATATTGCAATCTATTCATCTCTTGCGAAAAACCTTAGTGAACAAATTGCGATTGAAGCGCCAGGACTTTACGGTGGTGGTAAAAAATTCAAATTAACTCCAACAAATGCTGCTAGCTTAGAAATTGGTGATTACGTTGTAAACAACAATGTTGCTAATCCTATTCTTATTAGAGTAACTGCTAAGGTTAAGAAACTTGATCCAGCTACTGGATTACCATTCTTCGAATATACAGTTCTTGATACTCCTCTTGTTGATATTACATCAGGTACATCAAAAATTACTAAGTTTGCGCCAATCCAAAAATTCTGTGATCGTTACCAATTTACAAGGCTTTCAGGATTTACATTGACTGATTACCACTTACCTGGTACTCCTACTCAATTAGAAAAAATATACGGAGTTCTTGAGAATACAAATCTTGCAGTAACACTTGCAGATAAAGATGTAATTGCTTTCCGTTATATCGTTGATACATTTAACGGTGGTCTTGAGCCTAACATGGGTCCAAAACAAGTATTAAGTAGATTAGCTATGAATCGTCAAAAATGTTTAGCTCTTCTTAATGCGCCATCATGTGCTCAGTTCCAAAACAGTACTGACCCAAGATTTACAGACTTGCCTGACCCGGCTGCTGGAAATCCAAAACCAGTTCTTAACACTACGTATATTGCTGATGGAGGTAACCTTTCATTAGGACCATCGTATATCTGGGGGTTACCTGATGAAGGTCAAGGAGCTAAATTCATTGGTGTATTCTCACCTAACGTTATTATCCGTGAGAACAACAAAGAGATCAGCGTTCCGCCAGCTGCAGACGTATCAAACAATTTCGTAAGAAAATTCATTAACGGTGAACCATTTGCAATCGTTGCTGGTCCACGCCGTGGTGTAATCTCTAATCCGAAATTTGTTAGAATGGAATACGATTACTTACTTTCTGATAGAGAGAATCTTGAACCAAAAGGTATTAACCCAATCGTTACAGTTAAAAATGTTGGTCCGATGATATTCGCAAACCAAACAGCTTACCAACGCACGCTATCCGCATTTAATAACTTACACGTTAGAGATTTACTTATTACGATTGAAGAAGCGATTGAAGAAATCTTACAACAATACTTATTTGAGTTTAATGATGCTTCAACACGTTTAGAAATTCGTTCTATCGTAGAGACTTATCTTGACACTGTAAGAAATGCTGGAGGTGTATACAATTACGCTGTTATCATGGATGATACGAATAATACGCCAGCAATTATCGACCAAAACTTCGGTATAATCGATGTTGCTATTGAGCCTGCTCGTGGAATCCAGAAATTTATTAACCGTATGACAATACTTAAAACTGGAACAATCTCTTCTGGAGGTTTTACAGCAGCCTAAGGATTAACAATAGAATTAGCAAAAATAAATAAAAGATAAAAATGGCAGGACTTCCACATTATAGAAACTCCCAGGCGGCAATGCAAAAATTCGAACCGTTGTACAACGCACAGTTCGAGGTTCTTCTAACTCCGCCTGCAGCCGTTACTGGTTGGACACTGGTAATGGAAAACTGTACAAAAGTTGAAGGAATTGAAACTAACAGATTACCAGAACAAGTAAAGCAAACATACAAATCAGCAACTAGAACTTTTGCTGGTGGTATGGTTACTGACGCAGTTCTTGAAATCAAATTAGATTTTGAGGTTAACTTAGATGACAGCAACTCAGCTTATGTGTATAAAGCACTTCGTAAATGGTGTGACCTTATATACGATCCGCTAACTGGTAAGATGGGACTTAAGAAAGATTACACAGGTGGTCCAATGATCATCAATTATTTTAACAAAGCGGGGGATATCTTCCGTCAAGTTAAATGTCCTGTGGTATTTCCTAAAACACCGCTTCCTGCAATGGGATCTGACTTTGTGGATAATGGAATCTACAAAATCACAGGATTTTCACTTACTGCAGATTACTGGGAAGAAACAATTCTTTAAGAAATTTAAACTTAATAATAAGAGGGTTCGCAAGTTCCCTCTTTTTTTGTGCCTAAATTTAAGAACCATTACATACCTGTGATATATAAACTAAATCTAAATAATATAGAATATATGTCACAAGAAACAGAGAATGTAAAAGATCTACTTGAAAAAGAAGCGGCTCTTTTAGTTCAACAAGAAGAACAAGCTATTACCGAAGAAGCTAAACCGGCTATTATTGGTAAAGCACAGAAATTTGTAGAATATGAAGATGATGAAGTGTTAGCAGCAGAAATTGGCTGGAAGAATATGCCAATGGAATCTCTACCTTCACAAGGTATGTTTTACAGAGCTGGAACACAAGTTGCTTTAAGAGCAGCAACAGTTTCAGAAATCCGTCACTGGTCAACAATCGATGATAATGACTTATTAGGTGTAGATGATATGCTTAACTTTATCATGGAAAAATGTGTTAGAATTAAAGTGCCTGGAAAACCTGGTACTTATAAAGATCTTTTAGAAATTGACCGTTTTTACCTAATCTTTGCAGTGCGTGATTATACATTTAAGAATGGCGAGAACCGTTTATTTGTAAGTGTATCTGATGAAGATGGCGCAGACCAAAAAATTGAAGTAACTAAAGATTCATTGGATTATTTTAATCCTGATGAAAGAATCATGAAGTATTACAATGCTGAAGATCAATCTTTTCACATTCAAATGAAAAATGGTGAGAACTTCAAAATCTATTTGCCATCTCTTGGTATTATGTCATTCATCAAAAACTTCATTAAACAAAAACAACAAGCAGGACAAACATTTGATAAAACATTTATTAAGTATGCTCCGTTTTCATTTAGTGATTGGAAAGTATTAAACCAAACTTCATATGATAGAGCAGTTCAAGAATCTTTTACTTGGAGTTTACAGAAAATCTCTGTAATGGACAAACTTGTAGAAATGTTATCAGATTCAATTAATCCTGGTATCAGATATCAAACGTCCGGAGGAGGGGAAGGGAAAGCGCCCTTAAACTTTCAAGGAGGAATCAAATCTATTTTCCTTATTTCAGATATCTTTGACGAACTGGTTTGAGGCTGAGTTCATTTTATTAAAAGTATTAAAACTCCAGCCTTCTGAATTAGATAGGCTGGAATTTTACCGAGCTGAAATTCTTATGGAGAATTTGAAAAACTTCAATGAAGAAGAAGAAGGTAGACGTAAGAAAGAGGAAGAATCGCAAGGTGAATCTGCAAGTTCACTAATGTCTGCTGCAAGTAATAGTATGCCTAAGATGCCATCTATACCAAACTTTAACATGCCGTCTATGCCAAACTTTAAGTTTTAGATGATATGATATATACAAAAAGACCCCAGACCATAGATGTCAGTAGCCACTGAGGCAAATACCAGCCTAAAAGCGTTAGTTCAATTAACTACAAAGATTGAGAGTTATCTTAATCCCACTAATAGTAAGAAAGGTGGCGCTGAAGGTAAAACCACTAAGTCTAAGGAAGGTCCTACTAAAGGACCGGCTATTGATTCTGCTAAAGAAGCAATGGCAATTGGTGGTATGGCTACCTCAATAGCAAAATTAATTGTTGCAACTAATGTTCTTAGTTCTAAAGCAGGTGTAAAAGTTAAAGACTTCTTAGTAAACTTTTCCGAAGGACTTAGAGATGCCGCCAACAATATTAAAGATGTTAACGGCATTGAACTAATTGATGCAATGACAAAAATGTCTAAAAGCATATTTTCATTTGCATTAGGAATGACAGCCGTTGCATTATTAGCCCCCGCAGTAGCACTTGGAACAATTGTCTTTATCCTGGCAATTAAAGGAATACTTAACGCTTTAAAAACAGCTAATGCAGCGGCTGGTAGAGGCGCAACTGCATTAGCTACATTAATGGGCATAGGCAGAGGTATTGCACTCTTTGCATTAACAATGGTAGGTATTGCGTTAGTTGCTCCGCTATTTGCATTTGGTACATTAGTATTCATACTAGCAATCAAAGGAATCTTATCAGCATTAAACACTGCAAATAGATTTGCTGGAAGAGGTGCAACCGCACTTTCCACTTTAATGAAACTTGGCAGATACATTGCTATCTTTGCTTTAACAATGGTTGGTATTGCATTAGTTGCTCCACTATTTGCATTAGGTACATTAGTTTTCATATTAGCCATAAAAGCTATTACGTGGGCTATAAGCGATATGGGTAAAAAATCAGTAATGATTAATAGAGGAGCCAAGGCTTTAACTAATATAGTTAAACCTATGCTATTCTTTGGAATAGTTATGGTAGCTGCTGGCTTTGCTGCCCAATACATAGCTATGGGAGCACTTGTATTAGGACTTGCTATTGGATTTGTTTCAATAGTAATGAATGAGGTAGGAAAGAAATCAATACAGATTAATAAAGGTGTTAAAACGCTAGGCAGTATGGCTAAACCTCTGGCATTTTTTGGGGTAGTTATGGCTATTGCTGGTTTAGTATGGCAACAGATTTTAAAGGGATCGGTTTCACTTGCTGCCGCTATGACAGTTATTGGTCTTGCAGCTTATGGACTTGGTAAATTTGATAAAGATATTAAGAAAGGATCAGTAGTTTTAGATTTATTAATTCCACCTATGATAGGCTTTGCTGTTGGTGTTGCAATAGTGGGTAGTCTTGTTAAAGATGACCCCGTTACACTTGGCCTTAAACTTGCTCTAATGGGTGCAGCTATAGTTGGTTTAGGATTAGCCGCGGCTGCTTTAGGTATTCCTGTTGTAGCAGCATTTGTTGAATTGGGTGCAGGTGTACTTATATCATTAGCTGCGTCACTTGTAGTTTTTGCTGGTGCACTTTGGTTATTATCAAAAGCTGATTTTACAAAAGAAAAAACTGAAAACCTTGGATATGCTATTGCTGAGATAGGTTTTGCACTTGCAAAATTTGGATTAGTTGCAGTACCCGCTGCTATTGGCGCCGCGGTTCTTATACCTGCGTCACTTGCTCTTTTACCACTTACATATGCATTGTCAAAATTTAAAACAATTGACTGGCAAGAATCTGATGGTGAGGCTTTAAAAAATGCTTTAAGCAGTACTGTCCAAGGATTTGCACACGCACTTGATGGATTAGGCATAAAAGGTATACTTAAAGCAATGGCAGCAATCCCAATGATTTCGTCAATGGGTAATGCTCTTGTTTCTTTAGCCGCTGGTGTAAAAGCAATGGCAACTTTATCATTCACAGAAATGGAATATGATAAAGATGCTAAAAAACTTGTACCTAAAAGAGTAGTTAAATTAACTGATGCTGAAATACAAGCGGTTGGTCCAAATACCGCAATGATACTTAATGCGCTTGCAATGCCACTTACAAACTTTGGTATGTGGTCAACAATGGGTGAAACCGGGTTTGGTCCTTTTACCATTGGAGCCGGTTACATGGCAAAAGGTATTAAAGCAGCAGCAGGCATCGGAAATGTTATCTCTAGTATAGCTAAAGGTGTTGCTGACATGGCTCAGCTTAATGTTGTTGATTATGAAGTTAGAGAAGGCAAACTTGTTCCTAAAGCAGTTCGTAAATTAACTCCTGGTGATTTTATACTAGCAGCATTAAATACCGCATTAATTTTAGACACATTGGTAACACCTCTTTCAACATTTGGAAAAGAAGCTGCAAATGGTGAAGGGCGACTGTGGGGAGATGGGTATGTTACTAAAGGAATAGAAGCTGCAGGAAAGGTAGGAAATGCAATCGCATCTATTGCAAAAGGTGTTTTTGATATGGCAAGTCTCGACATTGTGGAAAACGAGGTTGTTGATGGTAAGCTTGTTCCTAAAGCGGTTCGTAAATTAAACGTCGGTGACTTTGTATTAGCAGCTGTGAATGTTGGACTTATTCTTGAAACATTAACAAAACCACTTACTGATTTTGGTAGAGCTTATAAAGATGGTAGTTCATGGTTTACTGATAGCGCGCTTGAGGCTGGTATAACTGCAACTGGTAAGATAGTTGATCCTATTGCTAAAATGGCTGATATGATTATTAAACTTGCAGGTGGACAAGCAACTATTAATGAAGTAATTAACCCTGGGACTAAAGATGCAAAAATTGTTCCTAAAGGTGTAATAACTTTTGCTGACGCGGTTCCGATGGCAATTAAAAATGTAAAGAAATTGCTATGGGCATTTCCAGAATTATTTGCTAACTTAGGTATATACATTGACAAATGGGAAGATGAAATTGATACTGCTATCGAGTTTATGCCAAAGATGTCTTCTGCATCAAAAGATATACTTGATGTTTCTAAATCTTATCTTGAAATTACAAAGAACATTGAGGAGTCTAGTAAGTCAGGAACAAACATTTACGGTGTAATAAGTGGGTTTGCTACTTCATTAACATTAATAGGTATTTCTTTTAATAAAATGGACAATAATAAACTTACTTTGTATAAAAAGTTTGCATCAATTACAGAAGGTATGACAAAGATTACCACACCTTTTGAAAAGTTCACTAAAACGTTTGGCCAGTTTACAAAAGATATGGGTGCCTTTGTTAAAGTATGGGACGCATTTGGAAAAGATGACGCTACCAACTTAAAGACATACGCTGATTCATTAAAAACTATAGCAAGTGTGGACGCAGGAAAATTATCATCGGTCACAAAAGCGCTTAAAGAACAAGCACAAGCTCAGGCAGACTTAAACAATTCACAGAAAACTACACCAAGTGGTGGGGCTACCACTGCTGACGGAAAAGGCGCTGCTGCTAAACCAGCTGAGAAGGCTAAGCAATCTACTTTTGGCGCAGCACAAGCTGCTGCAGCTGCGGCTCCGCCACCAGCTTCTCAGTCTAATAATCTTGGTGGAGGTGTTATTGCTCGTCTAGAAGTAACGAACCTTTACATAAATGGTAAGAAATGGTAAATTACAAAAGTAAACTGAAGAATATATAGAATATGGAAAGAACATATATGAGATTCTCTGATTGGGAAGCAAAGAAATATGATGCTGCGGTTAAAGAAGACGCAGAAGAAATTAAAACTGCTGCTGAGCCTTCGGCAAATGCAGCTTTAATTGCTCAGCTTGCTGATGTTGAAAAAGCTCGCAAAGAAGCTGTTCGTAATAAAGAATCATTCCAATCACAAATTTTAGAAATTGAAGCAAGACTTATCAAGATAGAAATTGAAAGAAATGATTTAATCAAAAAGAAACAAGACTTAGAGCATGCTAAGACTATTGCTTTAACTACATCAAAAGAAGGGAAGACTAATGTCAAAGAAGATAAATAATACACCTGACTTTGCTACATTTGAAGCAGAGACTGCAGAATATAAAGCACCAAAATATTTAGTTCAGCCTGCGCCAGGCGACACTGGGTTTTATATGTTTAAGAAAGCATTTGATAATCAGAAGTCATTCTTTAAACCAAGAATTGCAAGTTCTAACAAAGAACTTCCTGATAGCAACGGTCAAACGCCTGATGAACAAGAGGAAAATTAAGAACTTCTAATCTATTATAGAAATTAATGTATGGTAATTATCATACATTTTTTTGTATGTCCGCAAATGTCCTCTATATATCTGTAAAGAACTTTATTTAACCTGTAGAATATAATCTACAAAAATATCCTTATATGATTGACTTTGAGAAAACAAATCTATTAAGACAAAAAATAGCCGACGAAAAAATAAATGATGGATCTGAAAGACCTAATCATTTTGCTTTCTTGTTATTATTTGTTGCAAAATTCTTAGCCATTTATGGCACACTATGGTTAATCTTAACCAAGTTTAATTACACTCCATTTAACTTTTTAGAAACTCTGGTAATTTACCTTACGTTTATGTCTACTTTATGGAAAAGAAAATAGTCCTTATTGGAAAATCTTGTTCAGGTAAAACTGAACTGGCGGCAATGTTAGAAAAAACCGGCTGTCGTCCTGGCATATCAACCACATCAAGACCCATGCGCCATAATGAAATTAATGGTGTTAGTTATAATTTCATACCACGTGCAAATTTTGAAATGATGATTGATACTGATCAATTTATTGAGTGGGATGAATTTAATGATTGGTATTATGGTTTAACAAGAACTGATTATGAACATTGTGATCTTTTAGTATTAACACCAAGAGGGCTGGAAAAACTTATACATGCAGTAGGTAGAGAAAACTTGGTTGTTATTTTTATGCACACTCCTGATAAAGTTCGTTTAGACAGATCTATACAAAGAGGAGATGATCCTAAAGAAGTTAATCGTCGTATGAAAACTGATGATGCTGACTTTGCTGACTATATTAAAAGTGAAGATTGGGATTTAGCAATGGATTATCGCATGACTGATAAATTTAGATTTTTGTCTAAACTTTTTTCAGATTTCAAGAACTAATGAACCACAATGATATATAAACTATAAATAAAATAGACATATGCAAAACTACGTAGTAACTCCTGAGTTTAAACAAAGAGTAACAGACATTCTAAACACTAAAAAATTTACTCAGGTATTTCCATTTATGAATTTGATTAACCGTGAAGGTTTTCAATATTCTGAAACTGAGTTAAACCAACTTGTACAATTCCTTGGAGAATTTTCATACAATGAGGTTGCTGAATTATTTAACAGATTACCATCTATTGTTACACAAGTAACTGATGCAGATGGTCAAGAGGTTGGTATTTCAGGAGAACCAGAAGCAGCTGCTCCTAAAGCTGAGAAAAAAGCTAAAAAAGTTGAAGCTGAACCAGCAAACTAATTTATCTTAAACAACTAGCAGGACGGAAGCAATTCTATCCTGCTTAAAGTTGTTAATAACTTTATCCTTAATTGTTTTTTATTTCACAATAAAATTATTATATTTGTAAAATAATTAATCAACTAACTTAACCTAACAGTCTCTATGGCACTAACTAAAAATTCTCAACAGCCTTCTATGTCAACTAAACCGAAATCACTTCAAGAAATGGGATTAGCATTTTTTGAGTCAAGATCCGAAAGGGATTTTACAAATGTGTATCATCGCCTTCGCCCAAGCATCTCATATTACTTGAGAGAATTGGTTCCTAATCAAGATGATCGTAACGAGGTTATCGCAACAGCATTTGCTAAAGTTTGGCAAAAGATTCACCAGTATGATCCATATTGGAATTTCAGTACTTGGGTTTATCGTATTGCTCGAAATGAGGCTCTTCTATTTTTTAGAAGTAAAAAGAAAACATATTCATACGATGCTATGCAAGAGATGGGTATAAACATGGAAGCTAAAGGTCCTATTACTGAGTCTGACGCTTTCTTATCTGATGAAGATCATCCAGTTGATTTGCTATATGATATGGCAGTTGAAGAAATTGGTAATCTTCCAGAATTATACAAAACAGTTTTAACACTTCGTGAAATTGATAAAATGAAATATGAAGAAATTGCTGACCAACTTGGTTGGAAACACAATACTGTTAGAACTCGTATCCGTAAAGCTCGTGAACTTGTTAGGGCTGGTCTTTTAAAGAAAGACCCTAATTTAGTTAAATTATACAATCAAGAAATATCATAATATGAAACTATTCAGATTTAGAAATCTAAAAAACTTTCTACAGGATGTAAAAAATTACACTGTCCTTAGATTAGCTATTCGTAAGTACCGCGGTACACCGGATTGGGAAAGATTCAATTTACGAGTTGATTGGGTTGGCCGAATCTACACCGTGTTTAATCCAAGTCCAGCTGATGCAGGTGATGATAAACAAATGCTTGACATTAAACTTGGTGAGCGAATGATTCCTTGCCATAAGTTTATTGACACAATGGGATTAAGTGAAGTGGTTGCAGTATCCGGTGAAAAGATTCCTGACTCTGACTCTTATCTTATTGTGTATTATCCTATCTTTAAATACTTATCTGTTTGGAAAGTATTTTTAAATGCTTTCTATCTTACACTTATATTGATATTCCGTTCGAATATCGCAAGTGCAATTAACTGGGTTGTAGAATTATGCAAAACGCTAATCTAAATTCACCAAGATATATAAATTAAGAAAAAACAAAAACCATGACAAAAGAAGCAACTCTTACTATTGAGAAAGCACCTGTTGATATTGACGGGAAATTAGAACAAAGACAAAAACTTGCAGCGGATCTTGAAAAGAAATTAAATAATTTCCGCGCAGAATTAGAAACAAAAACGTATCTTGTAGAAGGTCAGATTACAACAGCAAAAGCTTTACATGACTTTATTACCAACGATGCTAAATGGAATTTTTCAGAATCAATGGGAATCATTGAAACAAGAAAGCAGCTTGATGTTATCATCAAAGATCTTGAGACTGGAAAACGTAAAGAAATCATGTTATCTACATTAGCTCTTGAGGCTATTTACTATTTCTTATCAAAAGAAACTGGTGTAGGATTAAGTTCAGCATTGCATTACTTTAACACAATCTTAAAACCTGTGACAGATGCTTTATCTCGCGCTAAACAAGATAAAGAAAAGAAAGATCAGTTGGAAAGAGATTTAGGACAAGTACAAAATGCTATTGACCAAGGAGCAGTATCAGAATATGAAGATCAACTTATTGCTGAAATTGCATTAGAAAATGAAGCAGAATAAAAATGAATAAAATAAACGAATTACTCGATAAACGTTTTCAACAGATTGCTATCATCTTATTGGTAGCAATCTTTGTGAGAACATGTGGTTCAGGTGATGTTAAAAGTATTAACAAAAGACTTGACAAAATAGAGGCAAGACTTGATTCTTGCGCATCTCAAAAGGATTTACAAATAGAAGGATTAAAAGCTGAAAAACGTATGATCCAATCTACTGACCGTAAGATCCTTGATGTTAATCGCCAAACAGCGATTGATGCTGAAATTACTAAACTTGAAAGTGAAAAAAGATAAATTACTACACGGATTCATAATTACAACTTTTGTAAGTTTGTATCTAATTGTGAGTGTTATTTCAACTATTCACGTTATTGATTTCTTTAGTTTATCGAATCCGCAATGGCTTTCTATTTCATTAGCGATTGCTTTTGAAATTGGAGCAGCTGCATCTCTTGCATCTCTTATAGTATTAGATAAAATGAATAAGTCTCTAGTTTGGGGCTTATTCATTATTTTGACTTGTATGCAAATGATGGGTAATACATATTATGCCTTTACAAATTTACAAGACTACCAATCTTGGGTAGAATTATTTGGACTTGTAGATGAAGATCCTCTTTACCAAAAAAGAATCCTTTCTATTATAAGTGGTGCAATCTTACCACTTGTTGCTTTAGGTTTTATTAAGTCTCTTGTTGATTACATTCGTCCAGCGATTGAAGATGATGTAAACATACATGAACAACTACATGAAACTACGCAAGCACCTGATTTAAAAGCTGAACAAAAAAGAGTTGCACAAATCGTTGAAGATTTAAAAGCAGAAGGTAAACTGCCAACGGCAGATCATACCGATGATGAACCAACGGCTCTTGCTAATTCTAAATATCGTTTAGAAGATAAAGAAGAACTTCCATTTATTGAAGATGCTTTAGAAATTAATGGTCTTGATGCCTTACCTGAAAAAGAAACTGAAATTGTTGCACATTTAGAAGATGCAAACGTTTTAACAGGAACTCCGGAAGAAGCAGTTAAAGAGACTAAAAAATTACCGCCAACTATTGCTCCGGTAAATCAAGAAGAGATTCTTAAAGAATTTCAAGAATCTTCGGAAATAGATAATATAAATGGTAGTGAAAAAAAAAGTTTGATTTAAACTCTTACTTTGATTTAGAATACACGCCAGAACCAAAAGCAAAAAAGAAAGTTAATCCACAGGTTCGTCCTGGAGTTAATGCGTAAAAAGATCACATACTATAATGTCACTTAAACCACCTATTGTTTGTCCTCCAGATTGGTCAATACTTGCATTCAGAATTTCTGAATGTAAATTAGCAAGCGTTGTGAAAGGGGTAAATAAACTTGCTGCCTTAGACCTTAATAATTTATATATTCCGATAGCTGAACACACAGAAGGAACATTAACTCTTAAAGGAGGAACGGAGCGTTTACTTAACATTGATGATATTGCTGAATACGGCCCTCTTAATGAGCAGTTCAGCTTTGACGCATTACTTGCAGCTAACCCAAACATTTTTGATGACGGAACATCTCATGAATATTCATTATATGATGAAAACCTAAATTTCTTAGAGTCTTTATCATTTACTATTGATATAAATGATCCCGACTATAGTGACTTTCCAACAGCTCTTACTACCGCCTATGGTAATTCTACTGTAATCAAATCTAAAGTCACTTTTGATGCATCTACATCATTGACAACAGGTATATTAACTGTACGATCAATTACAAGAAACATTAAACTTCGCCACGTATTCACATTTGATACTAGTGGTGTTGACTTACCTTCGCCAGGAACTTTACTTGTGCCTTACACAAAATATCCTAAAGGAAGAGTTAAGTATATTTTAGTTTTTCCCGATTATGATAAAGTAGATGTTACAACTTGCGGATGCGCAAATTCATCAGGTGATATGAAATCTAATCAAAAGTTTTTCCAATACGTTAATCGTGGAGAATATGATGAGGTGAATAATCCTGATACTAATGTAATACTTACAGTTGGTGCTACAAATGTTAATTGTGAATGGGATTATCCAGCAGTAACTGACCACATTGGATATCATTTTGGTGTTAATAGTTTAATGAAAGTTGATAATGGTATTCCTTTTAGAGCTAACATAGAATATTTGAACGGTAAAGACATTCAGCTTGACGCCCCAGTTAACATAGCATACGATGGAGAATTAATTTCAAATGTATACGGTCCTGCAACGCCAAGATGGAGAAACGTTGGGGATTTCTTATTCTTATCAGGAGCTACTGACATTGAAGATGCTGACCGTTGCTTTATAGAAACGATTATACTTAAAAACCCACATACCTTTGATATACCGATAAGATATATGATTGGTAGATAATACTAATGAATTATGGCTATTATTGCATCTAAATATTATCCTATCTCTGACATATTTTTTAGAGATGGTGGTGTAAAACCTGTTAACCTAATACCAGGTGAATATATCATACACCATGATGAACCTTACATAACGGGTTTACATATTTTTAATTGGAGCCCAACATCTTGGTTAACAGTTGAAACCGTCACAGGACAAGTTATTAGGTTCCCTGCTACATCTTTAGTAGAAGGAGCAATTTATTATTTGAAAATAAATAAACTTTGTGACGTTGGACCAAATTCTACCGAAACCCAGGTAATGGGGATTTCAACTTCTGAGCGCATATAGGCAGCTTTACCTTTACCTTTTATTGTTTTCATACAGACTTCTATATTGATATATAGTAAAAATAGTGTTGTGTCATGAATCATCGTGTTTCCGCTTCAGAAAGAGTTATACAAAGTATAGACTGGCGAAAAATTAAGAGCTATCATAAAAACAACAATATCCTTTGGGAAATTGAAGATGATAAGACAACTCATAAAAGATTACCATCAGTTGCAGAACTTCGAGATGAATTGAGAAGTATTTTTGCTCACATGATATCTGAAGACTTACATTACATTTCGCATGGCAGTTGGATAATCTTTTGGGATCGCGAAGACAGTGACATTGGTGACATACGAGTAATTTTTCGTTTAGCAGAATTTGTTTTTGAAGAAGACAAAAAATCTAGGCAAGCTCTTGAAAAAGCTCTTGAAAAAGCTGTTGAAAGTGAAGATTATGAAAATGCTGCCGTGTTAAGAGATGCACTAATTAAAAAAGCAATAAGAAACTAAAGTGAGTAACAAAACAAATCTTATTACATCGTTCGTTAGAAGAATTGCCAAATTCTATAATTCTGCGACATCGAGCTGGTATCGTCCAAACGCGGCAATACCTGGAACCAATCATATTGATAATCCTGGTGATTTTAATGAATCCACTATATATAAAGGTGAGGAGATTATTGATCTTACTCTGGGTCGTGCTTATAGCAATGACGGACACGAGATTTTAGAACTGAATGCTCAAAAAGCAATATTAAGTGGTCTAATTGTTAGAAAACCTGATGCTGGTATTTCTGGAGGCGGATTATGGTTATCTGTTGATAGTGGTAATGCACGTATACAAGGTAAAACTTATTGGCACCAAACTTCACCTGCACTTGGAGATTTACAGATAGATCCTAATCCTGATTTATCTTTAGGAAGATATGACGTTATTACTTTTAAGGGTGATTATCCAAATACTGCAACAAATCCTGGTTTAGGAAGTACAGAGTATCGAGGAAAAATGGAAATTCATAAAGGTAATTTATACCCAGTTGGTAGACCTGTAACTTTCTTGGGAAATAATACAGCAAGTACAACATTAACATTTACATTAGGAACAGGTACTGTTAGCGGAATAAACGTTGGTGATACTGTATCTGGGCCAGGATTAGCACTAGGAACTACGGCAACTGCTGTTTACGATTATGGAGTTGATTTATCCACGTCAAGCACAGGAACAGTAATCAGCGGTCAATTTGCAATATCAGTTGATACATTTGGAAATCAATTAGGTTTTTATGGAACTCTATCAGCGGGGTCTACAACAATAACAAACGTAAACCCACAAGTTAATTTAAACCCTGGTGATATTGTAATTGGGCAAGGTATTCCGTATGGCACTACTATTAATACCGTAGGAGTAGGGACTCTTACTATATCCTTACCTGCTACATTAACAACAACCACGTTTATTACTCTTGGTGATGTATCTGACTACTTGATGATACAACCGCCAGTTATACCTGATGACGAAATTGTTTTAGCTGCGGTTTTTGTACCAGCTAATTATGGAAATTCATCGGCACACCAATTAAGACCTTTAAGTGTAAGTACTCTTAATTCTACATATGAATTACAGGAACTTACGCCATCAGATTTAATCTGGTCACAGAAAAATTCCGAGCAACTATATGAATCAGACCGTTCATGGGTTTCTGATACAATCATTCTTGATAGAACATCACACGTAATTTATCAAGCAATCACAAATAATTATAGCGCTGACTTAACATCTTCTGTTGCAACTGGTGATTTAATTGCCATTGCTGGAGGTGGTCTTGTTGGTCCTCAAGGGCCTGCTGGTCCTGCTGGTGGTCCTACTGGTTTAACAGGCCCACAGGGTCCTACCGGTGTAGGAAGTACTGGAGCAACAGGTGCTAGTGGAAGTACTGGTGTTACCGGAGCAACTGGTCCACAAGGTGCTTCAGGTTTCCAAGGTCCTACTGGATCTATAGGCCCTCAAGGAAATATGGGTGTTACTGGAGCAACCGGGCCACAAGGTGTTCAAGGAGCAGCTGGTGTTGGTAATACTGGAGTAACTGGCCCTACGGGTAGAACCGGAGCAACCGGTGCAACTGGTGTAGGCCCTACAGGTAGAACTGGTCCAATAGGACCACAAGGACCGGTTGGTCCACAAGGTTTAACTGGTCCAATAGGAAACATAGGTTTTACTGGTCCGCAAGGAGATACTGGGGTAGGTGTTACTGGCCCTACTGGTGAAACTGGTCCTCAAGGTGTTACTGGTCCTTTAGGTGGACCAAGTGGTCCTACTGGTGAAACTGGTCCTACTGGTCCTACTGGTCCTACTGGTCCTCAGGGTGTTACCGGTGAAACTGGTGTTACTGGTCCTACAGGTCAAGGTATTCCAACTGGTGGAACAACAGGCCAAGCATTAGTTAAAAATTCTAACGTAGACTATGACACAATATGGAGTGACGTTAGCGTTCTATATACTAATGCAAATCCTACACCTATTGCTATTGGCGGTATTCCTGCAGGTTCTACATTCTCAAATCAAACAATGCAGCAAATGTGGGACGCTCTCCTATATCCTTACCAATTACCAGTTTGGAATGCCTTTGCTATCAGCGGTCAAACTACTCCGTTAGAAGTGGGCGCAACAATAGCAGCAAATAGAACTTTTACATGGTCTTCAACAAATTTTGCAAATATCGTTGGTGGATCAATCAGTTTAATTGATGTAACAGGGTCGGGTCTTATTGCATCTGGATTATCTTATGGAGGTACACCGTATGCATCAACATATCCGGCTATTACGCAAACATCGCCTATCACACATACATTTAGAATACAAGGAACTAATACACAATCGACAGTATTTACCCTAGATTATAATGTTACTTGGGCTTGGCGATTATACTGGGGAACAGGAAGTGCTACTACATTAACATCATCTGGTATTCAAAGTCTTGCGTCTTCATCTCTTTCGTCAACTAAAAACGGAACATATGCATTTGCTGCTGGAGACTATAAATATTTTGCATGGGCTGATTCTTTAGGATCACCTACTGCAGTGAATGGCTTCTTCTCTGGCGGATTTCCAGTTGCAATGGCAGGTCCTACTGAAGGCTATAATAATTTAGATAGTAATGGCTGGTATTATGATGCAGTAAATGTAACCAATGCTTTTAGTCAAACTACGGTATATAGAGTTTACAGAACACTTAACGTTTTAGGCGGAGCAATCAATATAACAGTAAGTTAAAAAATACAAGAACACACATGGCTGGAATAACTGGTGGAATACCAATTACAAGTTTTATATCTCCTACTGATACCGCGGATCAATATGCAACGCACCTTAGTCTTTACGGTAAAGGTGGTTGGAAAGAGGTTGCCGACATTACTGAAAGAAACGCAATAACTTCTTCACGAAGATCAGAAGGTATGGCGGTGTCTGTATTATCTGACGGAAAAGTATATAGATTAATTGGTGGAACGGGGAATGCAAATTGGATTGAATTTGTTGGTAGTGCTACAGGTGCTACTGGAACCACTGGTCCACAAGGACCTATTGGTTCAATTGGTCCTACTGGATTAGTAGGTAACCCTGGATCTCCAGGCGTAACTGGACCTACTGGTCCTCAAGGATTCACCGGTCCTACAGGTAGAACCGGGGCAACAGGACCCGCTGGTACATCTGGTCCAACAGGTTTACCCGGACAAACATTAAATCCATTAGGTGTTTTACCGAGTCTTACTGGGCCAGGTGGTATACATTCATTAACAGGCTCAACATTATTAGACACTTGGTTAGCTCAAGATAATGCTCACTTATATGTATACGATCCAGGCTCTCCAGGAGCAGATGCATTTAACTGGGTTGACATGGGACAAATTGGTGGACCGCAAGGCCCGCTTGGTCCTGCAGGTGCAACAGGTGCAACAGGTGCTGGTGTTACAGGCCCTACTGGAGTTACTGGTGCGGCTGGTGTTACAGGTCCTGCAGGTGCAACTGGTGCAACTGGTGTTGGTATTACAGGCCCCACTGGAGTTACTGGACCTGCTGGTGCTGCATCTAGTACAGGAGCTACTGGACCCACTGGTGCAACTGGTAATACAGGAGCTACTGGACCCGCTGGCGCAACTGGTATTGGTGTCACAGGTGCCACAGGTGCCACAGGATTAACTGGTCCGACAGGTAGAACTGGAGCTACAGGATTAACTGGTCCGACAGGTAGAACTGGAGCTACAGGATTAACTGGACCCACAGGCGCAGCTTCATTCGTTCCAGGTCCAATAGGTCCTACTGGAGCTACTGGGGTTGCTGGTCCTACTGGAGCAACTGGTGAGAGTATAACTGGACCTACAGGTCCTACTGGAGCGCCATCATCAATAACCGGTCCTACCGGTCCAGCAGGGGCAACAGGCGCTGGTGTTACAGGTCCTACTGGAGAAACTGGTGTAACTGGTCCTACCGGTCCAGCAGGGGCAACAGGCGCTGGTGTTACAGGTCCTACTGGAGAAACTGGTGTAACTGGTCCTACGGGGGTAACAGGCGCAGGGGTAACTGGACCTACAGGTAGAACAGGTTCAACTGGATTAACTGGGCCAACTGGGCCTGCTGGAGCAACTGGAGCAACTGGAGCAACTGGAGCAGCATCATCAGTAGCTGGACCGACTGGACCTACTGGAGTAACTGGAGCAAGTATCACAGGCCCAACTGGAGCTACAGGTTTAACTGGAGCTACAGGTATTACTGGAAATTATGGTGGAGATTCTATACGATATACCATAAACGCATATTCAAATGCAGGTATACCGCCAAATGGAGGTTTAAATTTTTCAAGTAGTACTATGCCTCTATCTACTGGACTAAATTTAAGTACAGTAGACGCAGACGGAGCAAGTGTTACTTCTTGGCTACAAGGACTTATTGCAAGTAATAGCGCTGTTAAAGGTAGTCTTAGAATATCACGCTTAAGTAGAACTACTGATTATGCGGATTATCAAATAAACTCAGGAACAGTAGGTGGAGCTAATGGCGCATATACTATTACATATGTGGCAGGAACTGGAACAATATCAGCAGGAACAGATGTAATGGTATCATTTGTTAGATCTGGTGATGTAGGTTCTACTGGTGCAACTGGTGCAACTGGCGCAACTGGTGTTACTGGAGCAAGTATAACAGGTCCAACTGGTCCTGCATCTACTGTTACAGGACCTACGGGTGTAACAGGACCTACGGGTGCAACAGGTGCAACGGGTGCAACGGGTGCGCAAGGAAATAAAGGTGGTTTACAATATACTTTCTCTACAACTACAGGAGCAGGTACTACTACAGGTACATTTAGATTTAATAGTGGTACTACAGGATCTATTGTGACAATGTATGTCAACCAATTCACCAACGATGGCGCCAATGTAATTAGTTACATTTCTGCATCTCCATTTACCATAGTATATCAAAGTAATACCAATAATGATAGTACGTCAGGTGTTTTTAATGCAACATCACATAGTACTACTGGTGAAGTTACATTTACTGGAACATTGGTTTCCGGTAGCACATTACCTTCTAATGCTGAAAATTGTGCTCTTACCTTTATTAGAAATGGAGCAACTGGTGCAACAGGTGCAACGGGCGCAACGGGCGCAACGGGCGCAACAGGTCCAACGGGCGCAGCTGGTACAAACGGAGCTGCTGGAGCTGCTGGGGTAACTGGACCTACAGGTCTTACTGGTCTTACTGGTCCAACTGGTCCTACTGGTAGAACAGGTAGTACAGGAACCACTGGTCTTGATGGAGCAAGCTCATTAAGATGGACCTGGAACGGATCAACTGCTGGTTCTACTCCGCCTTCACAACAGTTTAATGTTTCCGCTGGTTCTATTGCATTAAGTTCTGTATCTGTTATACAACTTAATGACACTGCTAGTAGCGGCTCAGCTGCTGCATGGATAACCGCGTTAAAAACTGATTTTGATTTAGGAAAACCTTGCTATATACAATTAAGAGATGGCAATGTTCAAAATAACCTTGGGACATATTCTATATCTAATGTTACTTATACATCACCAACAGCAATAATTTCTGTTGCCAATCTTACTGCAAACGGAAGTTTAGCATTAAGTACACCGTATAGCATTTCATGGCAGTCAAATGGTGCCAAAGGATCAACAGGTAACACTGGGCCTACTGGTGCAGCGGGTACAAACGGAGCTGCTGGAGCTGCTGGAGCTACTGGTCCTACAGGTAGAACAGGCCCTACTGGTCCTACTGGAGCAGCAGGTACTAATGGAGTTACTGGTCCTACTGGTGCAGCAGGTACTAATGGTGCTGCTGGAGCTGCGGGTCCTACTGGACCTACTGGAACAGTTTCTGCATACGCACCGCCAGCATCTAATGGCACTGCGTCTGGTGAGATTGTATTTTTTGGTACAGGCACCGGGTTTTCTGTAGGTAATTTATATTACTTAAGTTCATCATTAACTTGGACGGCAACAAATGCAACGTCTACCACAGCTTCATTAGGAATGCTTGCAGTTGCTATGGGAGCTACTGTTGGTAACGGTATGTTAGTTAGAGGCTACGCAAGATACCCGTTAAATTCGTCATACTCAGCATCAACATCAGGTTCTACATTATACATGGCTTTAAATAATGGAGGATTTACTGGACTTGCACCATCAGGTACAGGAAATGTAGTAAGGATAATTGGTTATAATGTAGCAAACGGAACAACAATCTATTTTAATCCTGATAACACATGGGTGGAATTAGTGTAATAAATTATAAGATATGGCAACAGTTATTTTAACATCAGCAACAACACGAGGTACCGCAAGAATGGTTACCTCAACTGAAGGGTTTCCACTAGATTCATGGGAAATAGACTGCCGCGACGGCGCGGGTGGTACGCCTACAGCAGCACAAGGTAATTTAAACGCGGGTGTTAATGTACAGGACACTTATGTAAGTGGACTTGATTTAACTACTAGAAGATGCGGTAGATATTTCATGGCTTTTGATACTACTGCTTTAACTGAAACAGCACAATCCGCAATCTTATGGGTTTTTAAACAAACCACAGGATTAAATAACGGAGATATCATCCCAGTTAAAGCAACTGCCCCAACAACTACAACTAATATTGTTGGTACTGATTATAATGCTATTTTTCAATATGAAACGGGTTATGCTATGAACGCCAACACCGTTGGCAATGTTGTAGATTATGCAGATAGCGTAACCACAGTTTGGAACAATGGTTGGAACGCAATTCCGCTGAATGCGGCAGCAGTTGCAGACCTTAACACTTTAGCGCAATTTAAGTTAGCACTTGTTGACTATACATATGATTACTTATACACAAGCCCCACGCCAGGAGACCCTGGAACAAGTGTTGGTAATGCAATAAACGGAGGTACAAACGCTCCGTATTTAGAAATAGAAACTGGGTTAGGACAATATGTATTAAGTATTGATCCAAATGCCACATTAAAAGTTAATTCAGTGCCAAAGGCTAACATAAGACTTGTTAATCGTGTAGGTGCTTATACATTTTTTAGAGCAACAACTGGAGGTGCAAATAGTTCATTGAATCCAGGATGTCAAATACCGTTTCCTGGAACAACTCCTTTATATTGTACAGTTCCATATACAAGTCTTGCAGTAGGAAATTTTGTTTTTAATGATTATTTACTAACTTCTCCATTTAACGGTGGCGATCTATGGTTTGCTTTGTGGTTTAGAATTGGTGATAACGGTTGGATTGATAGGTTATATCAAATATCAGCTACTGGCCAAATCACAAATATTTCTGCAGCTGGTGCTTGTCTATTCTAATAAGAGTAAAACTATTAAGGATTAACTTAATATAAATAACATGACATACTATATACCAACGGGTGAATTTCCGTTATACATTAATCCGTATTTAGTCTTGATGGAAAAAGCAGGATACGCCAGGGAAGAAGATCCTAATGTAGCAGACTTCTTATTATTGCCAGGAGGTGCTGATATTGGAATGAGAGATGGTCGAGATGAATATGAAATCTATCTTTACAATAAATACCGAGAATTAGAAAAACCTATTATAGGAATATGTAGAGGTTTGCAGTTAATGATTTATTTAAATGAAAAAGGACCAGGATTGCTTGAACACATTCCTGATTACACAAAAGAAATACTTCACACAACCATCACAGGTGATTGGAAAGGTGAAAGCGCTTGGCACACAACAGAACTTGGATTATTTGTAAATTCGCGACATCATCAAGGGATATTTCAAAAAGATGTATCTGAATATAAAGTTATAGATATGACAAGTGATAGAATCGTTGAAGCAATAGAGAATAAAGAAAGAAAAGAATTTGCAGTACAGTGGCACCCCGAACATTCGGAAATGAATGACACTCCTGCACAAGAATGGTTTATATGCAAGTTACACAAAATACTCAATTAGATGCAATGAAATTATATACCGTAGATAAACCGATACCAAATTGGGTCCTTGAGCATAAAGAGGATATCTACCGTGATGTATTAATTCAATGTGAACAAAAACTCTTAAATCCCGACGGTTTTAATCGAGTAGAAGTTGCTTTACTTAAAACTGAAGCAGGAATAACAAAATTCATTATTAAAGATATCATAGGAATACTTGACTCACTTGAGCGTTCTATGTTATACTTTGCTGATGTTGAACAATACGAGCTTGCGGCAAGGTCGCGTGATTGTATTGAGAATTGGAAAAAGATAAATACAACATGCCAATAACACTAACAGGAAGAAGTATAAACACCGGTAACGGTTCGCCAATGATACCTATCGTTGCGAACAATCCTGCGTTTAAAGTAGCAATCGTATCAGTAGACGGAGCGCTGGAAGAAAAACCTAGAGCAAAATCCGATGCAGCTCAACAAGACGCAATTAAAATAGGTGATTACATTTTTGGAGAAACTTTATCTGATACTCGAGAAAAAGGTGAAGAAGCCTCAGGAAAAGTATTGGTTGTGTTAAGAAGTGGTCAAGAAGTATCTGGTTATAAAGTACTTGATAAAAATGGTAAAGAAGTAATCATTGACCCAACTACTGCAGTAAGAGATAATCACAATGGCCAAATGGATGACGTAGTTGAAACATACGTCCTATCATATGAAAATTGGTTAGCAGAGTCAAAGAAATAAATTAAGTTGTTAATAACTTTAGTCCTACAAATTTTTATTTGTAGGATTTTTTGTTTAATTTTAACTAATAATTAATTAATCACTATGAGAAACCCAGATTCATTATTCAATCATTTAGTTACCTTTATCAATTCTGTTGAAGAAGGGGAAATCTTTCAAGTATCTGATCTTATCAATAAGGTAGGACCACATGAAACTCCAAGTCGTTGGAAAAATTGGAATAACAATCCTTACTATACAACTAGGAGTTATCTATCACATGTTAAAAACGTAGAGAAATTCATAACAAGAATTTCATACGGTAAATACAAAGTCATCAAACATTTTCCTGATTGGTTTGACTTAGGTCATTTATTATTCTTACGTGGTTATGGTGGATATGACTGGGTGCAGGATGGCAATTACCGCAGAGAATTTCATAACAATTATAAAGGAATGACCGTTGCGGATATCCTTAATAAACTTGAAGGTAAAACTCCAGCGCCTGTAAAAAAATCACTTCCTAGATTATATAAAACTAATCGTCATGTATACAATCTTTTTATTAAACATGTGAATGCAAACGGACCTTTATTTTTTAGAAGTCAAAATGCTTTATACTGTTTTATAGAAGATTTAAAAAATCCTCAGAATAAAAGATACCAAAAGAACGGTGCACCTTACTATGCCGGGGATAAAAACTACAGACCTATTATAGCACATTTAATTGCCGATGGTATCATTGAGCGTGGAAGTAATATAAATAATAGGTACACATTTAAAGTTAATCAAATTGCTTTAAAAGAACGCTACAGTGCCATCTATTTTACTACTGTAGAAAAAATTATTCCTAAAACTGAAAACTATATTGAAGATGTGAATAAAACTAATATCTCAATTTTAGCCGGAGAGGAATCTGAGTTCAAACCATCTACAGCAATTCCAGGTAATTCACAGTCTACCACAGATTATACTGAAGTACTTAAACTTGCTGCTGCAGAGATCCACTTAACAAATGCAATTCGTGCGTTTCAGGCATGTTCTATAACAGACCAACATATGAATGCCCGTCTGTATAATGTGCAAGCCTTGACTCAAGATATTCGCGCAGCAATCATTGACAAAAAAGAATTCTTAATTAACCGATAATATATGAACTACCAATTTCAATCTCCTTACGGTAATAGCCGTTACACATTACAAATTCAATACGGAACCTACAGAGAAGGTAACACATCTATGCAATTAATTGATTGTGCTGATGGATTTCCTTTTGCTACTGCAACCGTTAACTTACCAGGTTTAACCGAAGGCGAAGTTGCCATCAAGAACTATTCAGAAAATGAAGGTGTCTTGGATTTTCTACTTGAAAATAACATTGTTGAATTACCTCACCGCTATGTTGCAAGTGGGTTTGTAAATATTCCTGTATGCAAACTGAAGTAATTCCATTTGACAAAAGAATCGGCTATGCTTGTATTAATACACAGCTATCCGCTAAAGGTATCACAACTAACCGTGATGCCATTAAAAGAACTTTTACCACTAAAGGATTACCTCACATCAGCAAACTTGCATTGGCAAATGTGACTGACCTACAAAAGGTAATTCATTGGAATGAAGAAAATGGAATTAAGTTTTATCGTATCTCTAGTGGATTATTTCCTTGGTGGACAGAATATAACTTTGAAGATTTACCAGACTGGCCCAAGATTAAAGGCATCTTGTTAAGTATTGGAAAAGACGCTACAAGATTTAATCAGCGTTTGGAATTTCACCCAAGTCATTTTACAATTTTAGCTTCACCTACTGAGGCTACTGTTACTAAAGGTATGAAAGATCTTGAACAGCATTCTCGTGTGTTTGATGAAATGGGATTAGAACCTTCTCATTGGAATTGTATAAACATACATGTGGGTGGTGCTTACGGTGATAAAGAATCCGCAACTCAAAGATGGTGTGATAACTTTTTAAAACTTTCAGAAAACTGTCGTAAAAGAGTCGTTGTGGAAAATGATGACAAAGCCAATATGTATTCGGTTGCGGATCTTTATGAAATGATTTACTTAAAGGTTGGTGTTCCTATTACCTTTGATATTTTCCATCATACATTTTGTACTGGTGAATTATCTGCGCAGGCTGCTGCATCATTAGCCGCAGATACTTGGAAAGATGCTCCTCTTGTTATACACTGGAGTTCATCAAAACAATTATATGAATCTTATGACTCAAAATCAGTAGCACACGCTGACTACATTTATGATGAACTAAATGATTGGGGAACTGCTGGCTGGTTTATGTGTGAATCCAAAGCCAAAGAATTAAGTATACAAGAATATTGGAAATCTGGCCCTCGCCCGCAAATAATTGTTAAAAAGAATGAAGAACAATTAGAACTTGCGTAAATATAACATTAAACTAACCTATGAAAGATATCGCTGATTTTACTCGACAGCTACATAATGTTGAGACTACTCCTGCTATCCAATTAGCATCTATGGGTCCAGCTCGACCTATGATGTTGGAACACCGTCAACTTTTTACAAGACTGTTTGGTACACCGGATATGCAAGCACATTATGTAACTACCAAGAAAACTTTTGACGCAAATAAATTAATTGAAAAAGTTGAGGCTGATGGTTGGGTTCGGTTAGCTACACAATTCTATTGTATAATTGAGGAAAATAAACACAAACCAACAGAATGCGTTTATGTAAGGGATAATATGTTGTTATTTTTTGGAATTAATTATCGTAAGAAAGAAGCAAATCAAAAAAGCGGTCCATATATGCTTGATGAACTTGAAGGAATTGCCGGAGATCTTGTTCAGACTGACCAATTAACTTTCCTTACACTATTTGATTCTAATTCTAAATATGATGATAAACCAATACTAAGTATTTCTGAGGCTCTTAAAGAAATGATTGTCCCTGATAGTACAAGTCCGTCTATTGGAATTATCTCTGTAGATAACGGTGATTTTTATGTAAAAAGATTTTCACTTGAAGGTAAGACACCAGATTTTACATACCCTGACTTACACTACGGTGAAGGCTTTGAGGAGTTTCATAAAAATCTGTTGGACCGTCTTGATAAGAATACCAAAGGTCTTGTTCTTTTACATGGAGATCCAGGCACAGGCAAGACACAATACATAAGATTATTACTTAAAGAATTAGCTGTCTTAAACAAGTCAATCATATATGCGCCACCAAGTATCTCTGCAAATTTAACAGAACCTGCAATGATTGAGTTTATCAGTTCATGGATTATGGACGAGGAACGAGACTGCATCTTACTAATTGAAGATGCTGAACCATTATTAGAATCTCGAGATAATTCTGGAAGATCTACTGGAATTAGCAATTTACTTAATATGACTGATGGTCTTCTTAACGATATTTTAGGTCTGACAGTAATTGCCACTTTTAATACTCAGATATCAAAAATTGATAGCGCATTACTTAGGCCAAAACGTTTACTTGCCCGAAAAGAATTTAAGAAACTTCCAAAAGAAATGTTTGTGACATTAGCGGAAACATTAAAAATGGACTTACCGGAAATTACTTATCCTGCATCACTTGCAGAGTTCTATTCATCAAACATTGAAAACACAGTCCTTACACACGGAGTCGTTGTTAAAGAAAATCGTTTAGGTTTCGGAAAGTAAGCTGATATATAAAATAGTTAAAACTCAAGGGTACAACTAACGGCTTACCTTAAGGAAGCCAAAACATTAACTTTAAAAATAGATTTTAGAACTATGACGCACATTACAACAAGAGATTTGGATGAATTTGATATTCTATTCAAAAATTTTTTTAATAACGGATCATTATTTGCTCCTGTAATTGATAGACGCATTGGACATCCCGTAGACATTTACGAAAACGAAAGTGGTTTACATTTTGAAATTGCAGGAAGCGGTTTAACAAAAGATGACATAAACATTTTAATTGAGGGCGACGTATTAAGAGTTTCTTATACAAAACCCGAAGATGATAAATGTTGCGAAGTAAACGATTGTAAATATTATCATAGAGGTATAAGTAAAAAGTCTTTTAACTTAGGCTATCGCATTCCTCTTGCAAAATACAATTTAGGTAAGGCGGAAGCAGCAATGGAACATGGTTTATTAAGAATAGACATTCCTATTACTAATGAAGCTAAACCTAAAACATTAAAAATTAAGTAAACATAGTACCCTTGAGTTTACTTTAACATATTAAATTAATACACTTGTAGGCAATTAGGCTAACAAATTAAAAACATAAAATGGAAGACCCCAGTGATAAAGAAAGTAAAACATGCAACCAAGAAGAACCTGGCGACCATAGTACTTATGATTGCAACATTCTTCAACCCGCTTGGATTCGATGCACTTTTCGCTCTTGTGATGAAGTGGACAGGTTCCTTTTGGATTACCGACGCTATTTTTTACTGCCTGTCAGCATCATTCTTTGGACTATATTATTTATTGCGCAAGCGTGAAAGATATAAAATTCAAGATTGACTGATAACACTACAGATTAACTCAGGCTATCTAATGTACATTAGATAGCCTTAGTTGTTTATAATATAGATTACCATTACTTAATTATTGCCGTATCCTACAGGTAATAAGAACTACACGAATCATTCTGTATATAATCTTAAAGAATACAAAAATGAAAAACAATCCCGAAGTTAGTGCTTTAATTTACTTACAGTTTATTCTTATCTTATTAAAGGTTACAAATGTTCAGCCGTTTGCTTCATATACATGGCTTTCACTTACAGCTATTTTTTGGATCCCAATGGTAATAGGAACAGCTTTACTATTATTTAAAAGAAAGAAATCTTAATGCACAAGATAGCATTCATAACTCGCTGTACACGTCCGGATAATCTATTTAAGATTGCTGAGTCTTTAACGTTGTACAGACCTTTAGGACATGAATGGCATGTTATCATTGATGGAAACGTTGTACCTGAAATAGATGAGTACACGCAGCAAATCTTAAATGCAAATGCAACATCATGGGAGATTAAAAAATCGGCGCCAGAAACTTATGGCTATGATCTTGTAAACTTTGTAACAGATAATCTTGATAGAGATCTGTGGATTAATTTACTTGATGACGATAACTTACCAAATCCAAAAGTTTTTACTTGGTTTTCCGATAATCCTACAATCATTAACAGTTCATATGCAATAGTTTTTGGACAAGAGGTAGATGGTAAAGATTTCACAGGTCTTGATATTCGTGAGGCTAAACCGGAGAACATGCGTTTACAAGGCGTTGATGCTGCGCAAGTCTTTATACTAAATTACTTCTTACAAGAAAAAGGTGGTTGGGATATGGGTTACTGTGGAGACGGTCTTTTTATTGAGCGAGTTTATAAAGAAGACCCTACTAGGTTTTATCTTTCACAAGTTATTTTAACTTACTATAATAAATTGGAATTGCTTAAAGCTAAAAGAGGATCTTCTCCTAGAGTTTTATATGTAGGTGAATTGCCAGAGACAAAACAAACAGGAGGTAATCTATATGAATATGAATCTGATGAATTACTTGTTCAGCATATAGAAAATGATAATGAAATTGCAAAAGTAATCTATACATTTAATCCTGATGTAATTGTAACAAGATCCGAAGATTGGACAGATTTTCCAAGTCTTGCTCAAATGCCTATTGAGATTCGTAAAAAGTGGTTGCATTTCTCAAATGAGAAAGATGAGAATAACGGTAATGAAATTTATCATGCAGCAAATCATGGTATCTTAAATCGTAATACTGAACTAGCATCAATATTTACGTCATCATATAATACAGGTGAAAAGATTTATAAGACGTACGAATCGTTAAAAAATCAAACGTATGTAAACTGGGAATGGGTTATTGTAAATGACTCAACAGATACAACAATGGATCATTTACTTGAAGACATAGCAAAGAATGATCCTCGAGTTAAAGTGTATTCATTTTCTAAAAAGTCTGGTGGCATCATAGGTGAAGCAAAATATAGAGCAGCAATGTTATGCGATGGAGAATATCTTATGGAATTAGATCATGATGATTATTTACTTCCTGACGCAGTTGAACTTATGGTTAAAGCATTCACGGAATACCCAGACGCAGGATACGCTTATAGTGATTGTGTTGAATGCGACACTGACTTAAATTCATTATGTTATGGCGATGATTTTGCTTTCAGTTATGGATCTTACTATAAGCAAATGTATAACGGCAAAGAACTTGATGTATGTGCTTGTACGCCAGTGAATCCTAAAACCATTCGTCATATCGTTGGGGTGCCAAACCATTTTAGATCTTGGAGACGAAGCACATATCATGCTTTAGGTGGACACAACCGCAGATTAACTATTGCTGATGATTACGAAATAACAGTCAGAGCATTTTTAATGACAAGGTTTGTAAGAATACCTAAATGTTGTTACTTACAAATGTATGATGGCAATAATACACAAAACAGTGATGGCGGTAGAACAAGAAAAGACATTCAACGTAGAGTCCGTTCTATTGCAGAAAAATATAATGAAGACATTAAGAATCGCTTTGAAGAAGTAGGCATGAAAGATTGGGCTTATGAATTTAACCCAGCATACCCTCTGATGGCGCCAAGTCAATTTGATAGCGGTGATTTTGCATATACTCTCAAACTATAAAGTTGTTAATAACTTATAGTCCCAGAGTTTGCTACTCTGGGATTTTTTGTTTAATTTTATACTTTAATAATAAATCTAAATCTTATGGCAAGATGCGCTTATTGTGGTAAAACTGTAGAAAACGTAGGTTCCGGTCAAAACATGGGAACTCAATCAAAACCAATATGTGAACGTTGTTATGAACATGGCGGTGATGACGATTAATAAATTACAAAACTATAAAATCAAAAGTAATGGAAAGGAAATTAGCTTCTTTGCAAATCATCAGTGATATCCAACCTATTGAAGGTGCTGATGCGATTGAACTTGCAATCGTAAACGGATGGAAAGTTGTAGTGGCTAAAAATGTTGGGCACAAAATTGGCAACATGGTTGTTTATTGCGAGATTGACTCTTTCTTACCAGTTCGTGAAGAATTTGAGTTCTTAAGAAAAAGTTCTTTCAAGAAAATGGGTGGCCAAGAAGGGTTCAGATTAAAAACAATTCGTTTAAGAGGACAGGTCTCTCAAGGACTTATTTTACCAATGAGTATCTTTGGTGATTTTGGTTGGACTGCATATGAAGGTCTTGACGTAACTGAAAGATTAGGAATTGTTAAATATGAACCACCAATGCCTGCTCAACTTTCTGGAGTTGCCAAAGGATACTTCCCAAGCTTCATAAGAAAGACTGATGAGGAAAGAGTTCAAAACTTAGCAAAAGAATACGCTGAAATGAAAACCCGTACATACTACGTGACAGAAAAACTTGACGGTTCTTCTGCAACATATTACATGAAAGACGGTGAATTTGGAGTGTGCTCTCGTAATCTTGAACTAGCTGAACCTGAAGCATTCGTTGAAGGTATGGTAATGTGTGAGGATGGAATTGAAAGACCACGCCAGCAAAACACATTTTGGAAAGTTGCCCAAGAAATGAAAATTAAAGAAAAACTTGAAAAGGCGTGTAAAGAACTAGGACGTAACTTATCAATTCAAGGTGAACTTATTGGTGAAGGTATTCAAGGAAATCCTTATAAACTTAAAGGACAAACTTTAAGACTGTATAATATCTTTGACATTGACAGTCAAGAATACTTTGGATTACCGATGTTCTTAGCCGCCGCTGAACATACATTGGATTTGCCAGTGGTGCCTGTTCTTGATACACACTTTCATTTACCAGAGACTATTGATGAATTAATCAAATATGCAGATGGTAAATCTGTTCTGCACGATAAGACAGATCGTGAAGGTGTGGTAATCCGTACTCTTGACCGTAAGTATTCTTTTAAAGCAATTAGTAACATCTTTCTTTTAGGAGAAAAGTAAAGATGTTAAAAACTTTAGATTCCAGAGTTTTCTACTCTGGAATTTTTTGTTTAATTTTAACTATCAATCAAAAAACAATTAATTTATGAGTCCAGAAACATTAAAAGAAGCAAAACATTTTAAAACACAAGCAGGTTGGTGTGCATTACTTATGTGGGTTGCCTCTGCTGCAATGACGTACATGTCAATTAATAAACCAACTGATATGGATTGGGTGATTGTCCCAGTAGGTGCTGGTATTTTTACCGTCATATACTTTAACATGAGAAGTATGATTAATAAGTATGAATCTTTAACTAAAAAATAATGATTGATACTACTTACCCCCAAGAAGTTGAAACATACTTAAATGGTATTTATGAAAGTCTTGTAGATGACGGATTTTATTTTGATGAAGACATTGTAGAATTTGGTTATGAAGCAACTCGTAAAGTTGCAGGACCAATGTTATTAGAACAATGGCTTAATGGTGAAATGAATTTTGAAGAAGACGGATGGTTTGAAAAAATGCTTAAGTTAATCATAGTTCATGGACGAATGATGAGTCTTGAAAAGAAAGGATTCGTTGGTTCTATTGATGATGAACACGGTGACGAAGTATTCTTTGCAACTGAAAGCGGTAGAGAACTATTAAAGAAAATGGATAAGATCTAAAGTTTAACAAAAATTTAACATTCAGAATTTGCTTTGTGTTTATATTTTGGTTAATTTTGCTCTATAATTAAAAACAACATTATTATGGCAGACGATAAATTCTTTTACAAAACAATTACACAAACAAGAGTAACTGTTCTTAATCGCAAAGCTACTACTATAATAGTAGATAAAACTGAAGGTAATACTGAACTTGATTTTATATTGAGTTGTTATACACCCGCAAATGCTTTAGCCGGTTACACTGATTATGTAGATCATCGTAAAGATACGTTACCGCAGATTAAAAAATTGATTCGTGAAAGTGTTAAAACTCGTCAATGCCAAAATGGTTCTTATTACGATATTGACGGAGTTCCGTTTGATACGGTTTTGGTTTATTTAAGAAACGGATCTTGGTCTGCGTACCCTGCATGGTCTAACGGAAATACTGACTACTTTACAGAATCTCGTAAAAGAATTGCTGAGCAATATAACCAAAGAAAAAGAAAATAATCATGACTCAAGAAACAAAAATGGACTGGAAGAAAATGGGATTTGCTACTGAAGCGGATTACAAAAAATTCTTGGATGACAAAATGAAATCTTTAAACGAAAAGATCATGGAGCACATTGATGTTTTCAAAAGATTAGCTGATCGTTAACAACTAAATCAAATCATATGTACGAACATAAAGTAATTATTACAAAAGACGAATCTGTTATTAATGAAATGCTTGCCGCTGGATGGTTTGTGGTTTCAGTAACAGCTCAACATGTGGCTGTTTCTACAGCATCAAGTTTAACGTCATCAATTAAAGGTGAATTTTGCTTTGTATTGAAAAAGTAAAGTTTAACAAAAATTTAACATTTAGAATTTGCTTTGCTTCTTCTAATTGGTTAATTTTAACTATCAATATTAATCAAACACAATTTAATTATGAAAGTTACAATCTCTATTAAACATTTGCTATTAGGTATCTTATTTTTAACTTTAGCTTATTTTACTGCTACTGGAACTGTTCAAAATTACATCCACTTTGCTGGCGGTAAAAATGAATTTGCTTTTCTTGCTTTATCCTCTGTCATGGGGTTTATGCTTGTAGTATTTTCTTTTGAAAAACCTGCAACAAAATAAGAACTAATTAAAAGTTGAAGTATACAACCATTCTAATAAATTAATCATTATGAATATAGACCAAATCATTAAAATCGTTGCTGAGGAATCAGGAATCTCTGCTAAGGATATCATTAGTCAATCTCGTCGTCAAGATAGAGTTTTAGCTCGACATTTGAGTATGTGGGCTTGCCGCTGGTATTCTGGTGCATCTTTACAAAAAATTGCAGCTGCACATAACCGAGTTCAACATGGTTCAGTAATACATGCGTCAACCGCTATTGAAGACGCAATCAAATTTGATAAAAGAATAGCCGAACTTCAATCAAGAATACTAAACAGACTTAAATAAACCTATGAAACACATTTCATTACAACCGCAATCTGCAGAAACTTGCAGAAAACTTTATGTTAAAGAACACGCAAAATTTATTCACTCATCTTATACGATTGCTGAAGACCTTGGCAAGAAAGTTACTATTGATGATTTTGATTATACCATTGCAGGTATCTGGGACATTATTGGATTCAAGAAAAACATCTTACTTAAAGAAGTAGGCAAAGAAACAAGTTATGCTTATGCTGATAGCAAAATAGTTGCCGAGGCTTTAGGATTTACAAATTATCGTAATCTTGTAACTGGTGAACAGGTCCCTTATGATATGGCTGCTGAGTTCCGCATCAAGAAAGCAAACAAATTTAAACTTGAAGCTCTTGAAGCTCTTGAGGATATTGAACCGGTTGTGGTTGATGAGTTTGAATCTATTGATGATGAGATTGATGAAGACGAAATAATCGTTGATGATGATACATTTGAAAATGATGATCTTGATGAAAATCCTGAAGATGAAGATGAAGATCTTGACCCTGTGGTAAAAGCATTACGTCAAGCAGACGATAATGAAGATTACTACAACGATAACGAAAATGAATAATTAATGGAAATCTTTGTAACTATAATTGCTACCGATGAGCAGAAAATGGATTTTGAAAAAGATCTAACAAGAAATAACATTTTATTAAGAATGATGACACCTGACATCGGCAATGAATACCATTATTCTTTAGAAGGTGATTGGAATGGTTACGAAGAACTATTAAAAAATGTTGGTGCATACTCAGGTGACCGTTACACCATAACAAGTTTAGAACATTTTGAAGAATAAGATGGAAAGAATAGAACATAAAACATTTAAAGATAACCGGGGTTCTTATACACCAATACTAACAAATCAATTAGACTTGTCATGGGACCAATGTTCAATTAGTATTAATGAACAGGCATATACATTTAGAGGTCTTCATTATCAAACAGATCCACCGCAAACAAAATACATTAAAGTTATTCAAGGTTCAATCGTTGATTTTGCAGTTGACTTAAAAACAGGAGACGCTGAATTTCTTGCTATAGGATCCGATGATGCCGTGTTAATTCCAAATGATAAAGCACATGGGTTCTTAACACTAGAACCTAATACAATTGTTGCATATCTTGTAGAAGGTGAGTATAATCCGCAATCTGAACATAGTATTGTTTGGACTACAAACGAAAAGGTTAAAGAAGTGGTAAACTTCTTTAGAAAAGATAACCCACTTATAATATCTGATAAAGATATGTTAGGAAAATAAAGGAATTATGATAAACAACATTGAACAAATCAAAGGACTTTTAAATTTTGAAAAGCCTGGTGACTTCTATATGCTTTATGTATTTAAGCGTAAAAAAGATCAGCCTGTTGGTGAACGAGATAAACATCAGTCTGTAAGAACAATTAAAACTTACTGTATTGAAAGTGTTGAGCATTTAGAAAAACGTTATAATGAAGTTATTCAACTGTGTGAAATGTTTAAAGCGCGCGCGTATATTCATGTTCAGAAGCAGAATCACTTTGACGTTTCTTTAAATATGATGGTTGCTTTAGCACAAAGAATTCAAGATGGGAATAATAATCAAAAGGGTTTATTTGATTCTGTTGTTGGTCAAATCAAAACCCAAGAGAAGAGATGGATTGTTGACATCGATACAAAGGATTTTAAAACGTTAGTGTCAGTTGGTAATTTTATTGATGAACTTAGACCCGCTGGAAATAAAGTTGTAACTACTATTCCAACTAAAAATGGATTTCATTTAATTACGGAAAGATTTGATGTTAAAACTTTTAGTGAGAAATATCCTGACATTGATATACAAAAGAAGAATCCAACATTACTTTATTACCCAGATAGTTTAGACACAAATTAAAATTTTTATTATGAGTATTTACAGAGAAGAAAACATTATTACATTGGTAACACATACAGAATATGAAAGACTGTATAACCATCCCACAGGTGAAACATGGAGAATTATATTTAATGATGAAGATTATGATTACGTAAAAGATCATAGAACTTTAATAGACTTGGAGAAATCTTTAGTGGAATTGGAAATGGACAAGTTTTATGAAAACCCGGATTATGTAGTTCCTGCTGAAGTTGAAGATGGTCTTGCTGATGAGGCTGGATTACTTAGAGATTGGGATCACATTACAGAAACATATACTGAAACACAGCTGAAATGGTTAGAACGTCTACACGATTACTATAATCAAATGGATCCTTGGAATTTAGAAAACCTTGTGTAAGTTGTTAATAACTTCATACGATTAAATTTGCCATTGTGAAAACTATTGGTTAATTTTAACATATAATAATTAACTATGGAAAAACATTTATTTTTATTAAGAGGCTTACCAGGCGCTGGGAAATCTACTTTAGCCAAAGAAATTGGCGGTGCACACTTTGAGGCTGATATGTTCTTTATGAAAAACGGCAAATACAAGTTTGATGCAACTAAACTTAAAGATGCTCACAACTGGTGTAGACATTCTGTAATGGACGCAATGAAAGCCGGTGAACCTAAAGTTATTGTTTCTAACACATTTACTCAAGAATGGGAAATGGAAGCATACTACATTCTTGCTGAAGAATTGGGTTATACAGTGTTCTCATTAATTGTTGAGAACCGACATGGCGGTGTTAATGAACATGGAGTTCCACAAGAAGCTTTGGATAGAATGAAAGACCGTTTCCAAGTACAACTATAAGATATGAAAACAAAAACTATAAAAATTAGATTCGTCAAGCACAATGATATCTTTATGATACAACGTAAAGCTTGGTTCGGGTGGACTTACATTAGGTATGTTCTTGGTGGTGATGCTGGTAAAGCAAGTTTTATTTACACAGCTGAAAACAAAAAAGATTTGCTTGAATTAGTATTGGAAGGCTATTACAGAGCGGACAAAAGATTCTTGACAATTAAAGAATACTCAACTATTAAAATTCACTAATATGAAATTTGCAAATAGAAACTATCCGTACTTAGGTCTTATCAATTTTGAAGGCGATGTGGTACGTGCTTACAAATTACCTAACGACCATTACACAATCGTTGACGATCATCATGAAATTATTGCTGAATGGGATTCTTTAGAACTAGCTGAATTTCTTGAAGGTGATATCGCTGTGACTACAAGTTATAATAAAACATACCGTTATACTGAAGAGCACCCAGGAGCAAAACCAACAAGTGTAAAGCTACAAGAATTTTTGGAACTAAAAGTAAATAAGTTTTGAGTGAACACACTGACTTCGGAACAAATTCAATTAAGAAACATAAATTGCACCGTAGGATAAAGAAAGAATATAAAGACGCTACTGCTCAAGAGATTTGGGAAGGTATTCGCGACAACTTTATATTTGGATTCCTTGGAGCAATTCTTGTTGTCTTTATAGCAACCCGAACAGATATTGCTGTTCTTGGCGGTTATATAGTCTATTACTTCTTTATGGGAAGAATAGTGAACCGTCCAAAGTATGTAACTGAATTAGGACAATTAATTGTGTTTCCTATTCCATCTGCATTAGGAGCATTTACAGGTTACAAGCTGTCTATTATAATCATTGACTTGATACAAACATATATATGAATAAACTAAATACGTTAGATAAGCAATACACTGACTTATTAAAAACTATATTAGAACACGGTGTAGAAAAAGAAGACCGAACGGGAACGGGAACTAAAAGTATTTTTGGTTATACAGTTCGTCACAATATGAAAGAAGGATTTCCAATACTTACAACAAAAAAGCTTCCTTGGAAATTAATCGTAACAGAATTATTATGGTTCTTACAAGGACGTACTGATTTACGATACTTATTAGAAAATGGTTGTCATATTTGGACCGGTGATGCTTACAAGGTTTATGATAAAGATTTTGACTGTGAACACCCACCGTTCAGTGGACCGTATCCTCTTCGCTTAACTCATAAAGAATTTGAAGAAAAGATTATGACTGACGATAACTTTAATAAAAGGTATGGCAGTCTTGGCCCTATTTATGGAGCACAGTGGAGATCTTGGAGAGTTGGTGAAGGAATACCGTCAACTCTAAAAGATAGCTTTGGAGAATCTTTAGATATTGCAGGTTCAAGATACATTGACCAATTTCAAGATGCAATAGATTTACTAAAAACAGATCCGGACTCTCGAAGAAACCGAGTAAGTGCTTGGAATGTTGGTGAATTACATCATATGACTTTGCCGCCTTGTCATACAGACTTTCAATTATATACTCGTGAATTGACTTTAAAGGAAAGAGTTGATTATGGTTCAGAAAGAGGGTTATGGAAATTAGGAACCACAATTAATTACATGCATTGTGATGAATTACGTATTCCTACTAGAGCAGTATCTTTAATGTGGAATCAGAGAAGTGTTGATACATTCCTTGGATTGCCTTTTAACATTGCATCTTACGGATTGCTTTTAAGTATCATTGGAGAAATCGTAAACATGGTTCCCGACCAACTTATCGGAAATCTTGGAGATACACACTTATACTTAAATCATATAGACCAAGCTAAAGAACAAATTGGCAAAGAATATACTGATGAAGAATTAGAAGAAACCTACCCTGAATTAAAAAGACTTCGTAAAATAAAGATAGACGAAATCAATAAACAAAACTATGGAGAGGCTGCTGCTGCAAGACAGGCTGAACGAGATTTACTTGAAACTATACTTCAACGTTCAAGAACTCCATACCCTTTACCAAAACTTATAATGAATACCGAGTTTTGGAATCCTGGAACGGATGAAGGCTGCGGTATGGGTCCTGGTACTTATACTGAAGGTATGAACGGTTTAATTGATAGTTTTGAAATCGAGGACTTTATGTTAAACGATTATAAAGCACATCCACATATTCCAGCACCTTTAAGTAATTAAAATGAACACATTTGTAACAATAGTCCCTTTAGTTGGTTTTGCCGTTGTAACCATTGATTTTGAAAATCATTCATATGATTACATAATGAATCAACTTAACAAGTATTTTCCTTTATGGAAAATTATAAATATGAAAACATATGATAAAGATAATTGTTAAAACTGTAGAACAGAAACAAGATCTGTTAAAGCAAAGCCAATACATACACGATTTCTTGGTATGCCCAGGTGATGTAAAAGAGCTTGGTAAAAATTGGATTATAGGATTAGACAGTGATTGCGCTGGGACTCTTATGCACTTATATACAGCTCCTCATATAATTGAAGTAAACCCAGATTTATAATGGAACTAATCTCAACACACCCAATTAAGAAATCTGATTTAGGATTTCATGGAAATTTATTTGGCGGTAAACTTTTAGCTTGGTTAGATGCAGCTGCAGCGGCTTATGCAATGCAAGTTTGTGATACACCAAGAATGGTTACTGTAATGATTGACCAATGTGTTTTTAAGAAACCTGCTAGAGAAGGCCAGCTAATTAAAATCTATGGTGAGGTCCGAGCAATAGGAACTACATCAATCACAATTTATATGGAAGCACGTTCGCACAATGTGTATTCGGGAACGCAATCAATTATACTATCAACAAACATGAAGTTTGTGAGAATAGATGAAGGCGGGGACGCAATTCCAATATCACAAAAAGTAAAAGATCAATATAGTAAAGAACCTTAAGTCTAATTCTGAATATAACAATAAACTATTACTATGGGAAAAAATAAAGAAAAGAAGATTAAGATTGAGATTGAAATAAACGATGGTCACTACTTAGAGTTACTTGATAGAACACACGTTGTGTTATGTAATGTACAAGACCATTTAATAGATCATCCGTTAGCTCAGAAGAAAAAGAAGATCCGCAAAAAATTAGAAAATGCTGGAATGATTCTTGCAGATGCTTACCAAGACTTGGGGCATTTGCTGTCAAAGGCAGAAGCTAAAAAACATGATGATTTACCATTTTAATTATGCCGGAACAAGTTAAGTTAATACCTGTCCTTAAAATAGGAGTAAGTAATGGAAATGACAGAATCTATACTAAAGACGCTGCTAAAGAAATCGTATCTCAGTATAGAAAAACCCTTAATGACAATAAACCTATGTTTGGTGAATTACATTACCCATCGTACGTAGACGGTGAATCTTTCGGTGCAGTTGACCTTAGTAAAGCATCACACACGATTGACGACGTTTACATTAAAGAAGACATAGTTTTTGCTGACGCAACATTCCTTAATAATATGAATGGCAAAACAGCATTAAGTATGCTTGAACATGGGTTTGCTGTTATGCGCCCAAGATGCGTCGGTTCTATTAATGACGATCACGAAGTAGAAATTAAGCAAGTGATTGCGTTTGACATAATTGGCGCTAAAGACGATTCTTTTAAAGGTCTTATATAGTTGTTAATAACTTTGGATTAAAAAGTTTGCTTTATTCAATTTAATTGGTTAATTTTGCTCTATAATTAAAACTGCATTATTATGTTAATTGAAAAGCTAAACAAATACATAGAGGAAGGCTGGGTAATGAAACAAGTTCACCCAACCCTACCTCTTTCTATTTATAACTATACGCAAGCAACTCAATATGAGTCTTATTGGGACGAAATCACTTTAATGTGTAGAGGTCTTATTTTAGATAATGAAGGAAACATTATTGCTAAACCATTTGGTAAGTTTTTTAACTATGAAGAACTTGTTCACAAAAATGTCATTCCTTGGACAGAGTCTGAGCATGTAACCGTTCAAGATAAGATGGACGGATCTTTAGGGATCTTGTTTAACTATGCTGGGAATTGGGTTATGGCAACTCGTGGATCTTTTACTTCTGACCAAGCAATTAAAGGTTTAAAAATTGTAAACGAAAACTGTGACCTATCCAGGTTTGACATTAATCTTGTTTACGTGGGTGAAATCATTTACCCAGAAAACAGAATTGTAGTTGACTACGGGATTGAGGAAAAGTTCATATTCTTAAGTATCTTTAACGGTGAAGAAGAACTTACTTGGGAAGCTGCAAAGAAAGTTTTATATTCTTACAATGTAGAACAATACATTGTGAAATCCGAAGTTCATAAACCAATAGGTGATTCATTATATGAATTTCTTAAAGCTAAAAATGTTGAGAATGAAGAAGGTTATGTTTTAAGATTTTCACCATCTAACTTTAGAACTAAAATTAAGTTTACAGATTATGTTGCTTTGCACCGTATTTTAACTCAATGTTCTACTTACGATATATATGAAAACCTAAAACTATTTGGGAAACTTCCAGAGGCTATGCTTGCTGATGTTCCTGATGAATTTTTTGATTGGGTTAAAGCAACTGAAACTTCTATCAAAAATCACTATGCTAAAATTGAAGACGAATACAAGTGGATCTTCAAAGTATTAATGAGAGCTGAAGGTATTGAAGATCGTGCTGTCTTTGCAAGTTTTGCAAAAAGATATAAGTACTCCGGTATCTTATTCTGTATGTATACTGAAAAAGACTATTCACAACACATTTGGAAATTAGTTAAACCAGCTTACGGTAGACCTTTTGCTGACAAATAAAAACAAAATCTATGGAACCAGAAAAAGACATCTTTGAACAATGGGCTGAAGAAAGAGAAAAGAAATCTTGGATCGTAAAAAAGCTGCGATTCATTTCCCTTTGGTGGAATAATGACGGTAGGTATATGCATACAACATTTAAACGAGGAGTTAAAAGTGTTTGGTATTGGTTACCGATTATTTGGAAAGACCGTCATTGGGATTCTCATTACATCTTCGAAATAATGAAGCACAAGCTATCAGCACAAGCTAATTACATCAGTAATAATGATAGACATACAAGATCTCAAGAATACGCTCGTACTATGAGACTGTGTGTTAAACTGATGGGATTAGTTCAAGAAGAATTTTATAGTTCTGAGTATTTTAACTATCATAAAACAAAACATTGGTTTGAAGATGTTCCAGATAAACCAGGTTATAGTTCTTGGGAGTCCAAAATAATTGAAGAGAATTTTAATGACTACTTTAAAAAATATCCACTAATCTACAGAAGGGTTCTAGCTGGTGAAGGTGTCTTTGGTAGAGAAGGGCGTGAAGACGATAATCAAATTGTTGCAATGAACATTGGGCGTATTAACCATGATCGCGCAAGAAAACTTTTATTCAAATTAATGGAACAAAACCTTGAGCGCTGGGGTGATTAAAAGTTTAACAAAAATTTAACATTTAAAATTTGCTTTGCTTTGGTATTTTGGTTAATTTTAACTATCAATATTAATCAAACACATATTATGGATTCTTGCTCACCTTTCTCAAACTCGGATTATTCATTAGGATTATCTAAAACTGAAATTCACAAATTATTTAGAACCGGGAACAAACTAATGGCCAAGGCTGTTAATGCAGTTATTTGTCCACTTGGTGATATTAACCTTAGCATTAGAAAATTTCAATCTTGGACTGAGGACCAACATTATTCTATAGCGGATTACTTTGAAAGAACCTTTATGGCGGAAGCTGAAATTGCTGCAAATAATTATTACAGGCCTGTTACTAGAGGCAGAGACGGAATGCTTTATTCGCAATCTGATATGGATCACGCAATGATGAACTGTTAATTTTAACTATCAATAAAAATTAATCAATATGGCATTACAATCTGCAAATTTCAAAACAAACGACGTTACATTATTTTTATCAAGAAGCTTTCCTTATGCTGCACAATGCTTTGCTCAGGACATGCTTAAACACGGTGATACTGTTCCTTCGTTGGAAGTTTCAAAATGGTTTGAAAGATATTTTCCATCGCCGCTTGGGTATAACACATTTCGTAATATGGAATGTTTTGTAACTCAATATGCAAACTTTACCGAAGTCAATAACTAAACATTTATTCTATATGAAAACTATTACTACTAATCTTTACAAGTTCTCTGAATTATCAAAAGAAGTTCAAGAACAGCTTTTAGAAAAGAATCGTCATTACGAAACGGAATTTGATGATTGGCATGATCCTATAACTGAAGGATTTACTGAAGATATGACTGAAGCTGGATTTGCTGAAATTGAAACTCAATTTTCTGGGTTCTGGTCACAAGGTGATGGCGCTTGCTTTATGGGAAGAGTTACTGACTTAAGGTTATTTATGGAAAATTTTGAAAATCTTCCACAAGAAGTTAGAGACTTTGACGGAGCAATGGAAATCTCAATCATAAAACGCGGTACAACTTTTGCTTCTCGTTATTGTCACTCAAATACTATTGAGGCAAACATTGAAGTTTATGATATTCAAATGCCTGACTATATTCGTGCCTTTGAAACTACTGTAACCGAATGGGCAAGAACACAATCTGACAAATACTATGAGGACTTAGAAAACTACTATGAAGAATTAACTTCTGATGAAAGTGTTACAGAAATCTTAGAAGAAAAAGGAGAAGTGTTTTTAAAGGACGGCTCTTATTACACCGTATAAAACCATTGTGACATATGTGTATATAAAATCTAAATACACTATATATGTTAAATTACAATGAGTTTACTAACTCCAGCAAGTTAGAAGAAAAAAGCAATACATATGATTTTGGTTGTTCAATGGTTTATTTTGACTGCCCGGAGCTGGCAAAGATTCAAGAACAAATAAATCCTGATGATTTGTATGCTGAAGAAGGTGACCAATATGGAATTGAAGATGAACATCACGTAACATTACTTTATGGATTACATTCTGAAGAAATTGAAGAAGCTGATGTTATGCGTATCAGTGCTGGCCAAATTCCACCTATTCGTTTAGCAAATGCTTCTGCATTTGAAAATGAAAAATACGATGTACTAAAATTTGACGCGGAATGCCCTAAGTTACATGAAATTAATAAAGAACTTAGTAAACTTCCTCATACAACAAATTTCCCAGACTATCACCCGCATGCTACGGTTGCTTATCTTAAGAAAGGAAAAGCAGCTGATTACATTAAACAACTAGAAGACATATCTTTTGAAGTTACACCGTCTAAGATTGTGTATTCAAAACCTGATGGTTCTAAAACAACGCAAGAACTTAATTAACTAATAATGGCAACACTTACAAAAGGTAGAATAATTGACGAAGGTACAAAATGGCAGTCTGTTGAATTTAAAGGAAAGTGGGAAACCTTGGAAGTATTTCATGCTGACAAAGAAGGTGACGTTGAGATCACTATGACAAATGGTGTTGACATATTTCTTACTTACTTAAATCAAGAAGATCTTAAATTATTAAGTGATCATTTGCTCAAGCAATTAAAGCCAGCAAAAGTTTAACAAAAAATTAACATTTAGAATTTGCTTTGCTTCTTTATTATGGTTAATTTTAACTATCTAATTAATAAAGGAAATATGTTTACAATATCAGACATCACAGAGAAATCAGAATTTAAAATCGAATCAGGGACTTCATTTATTATCCATGAAATAACTCAGCATAAAACTTATACTGGTGTTTCATGTCATAACCCTGGACAAAGAGAAGGTTATTACCATAATGAAATTCAAGATCTTGTGAATTTTCTAAATGAAAACAATGCAACTAAAATTAACTAAGAAATGAAAACATTTAACGAAATCATTGAAGGAGCTCCTCATATCATCAAAAGAAAACTTGAGCAATTAAAGTTTCTTAGAGAGCGTCCTGACTTTCACCCAGAGCCTTCTGCGTTCCACCACATTGCAATCGTAACGGAAAGACTAATGCAAACGGAAAATCCTAACCTTATCATGTGCGGAGTTCTACACGACATCTGTAAATTTGATACGGTAAGAATGAACGAGAAAACCGGGTGGCCTACTTCTCCAGGACATGACTCTGCTGCGCTTGTTCTTGTAATGGAAAACAATCAAGTAAGAGCATTCTGTGTTGAAAACGGGGCGGACCCTGATATCGTTGCTCAACTTTGCGGTGCACACATGAGGTTCCACCAACTTGGAGATATGAGACCAGCTAAATCTGCTGCACAAGTTGACACTTGGAAATCTATGGGTATTTGGGATATGCTACAAATCATGGGTGCTGCTGACAACATGCTTGAGGATTTTGATTTGGCAAACATTGAAAAATCTTTTAAATTCAACAGAACCAATGTTTAAGGAAATGACTATTATTGAATTAGAACAGCTTGCTGATTTTTACATTCTTGATGTCATTGATGTAATCAATGATAAAGTAGAATTTGTAAAACCAACAAGCTCTATTCATGGCTTACACCCTGAAGATGTGAGTGATGAAGACTTTAAGTCTATTGCTCAGTTTGGTCGCATCATAAAGAATTATCAAAAAATACAAACTAAATTAAAAGAAGTATGAACGCAGGAAAAACTTTAATCCTTATTGGTCTATGTATGATAGCCTTAGGTGTATGTATGAAAGCATTTCTTGCTGGTGTTGAAACCACAAAAGAAAATCAATTTAAAGATAATAGTAAATCCTTTGCTATTGATAGCGTTGACTATCACCCATCAGGAAAAGACAACACTATGCAGTTTGATCCGTATTGGAAGTGTCATCTTAAAGGTACAAATGTTTGGGTTACATCAAGGCAAAACCGTGAAGTTGGAGACAGTCTTGTAATGATTATTAAATACCAAGAATATGGCAAATGATATGTTAGAAAAACTGAAAGCCTTTATGGAAAGTCCAGAAGGTGAAATTGCCATGCAAAAGTTTGGTGAGGAAATGAAACGTAAAGAAGAAAGGGAAACCGCTAATCGTTTACGAATGGAAAAGATGTTCACTGACCAAGAATCTTTTGACATTATTATGCACAAGATTTGTGATATGCACGATGATGCCTATGAAGATGCGTGTTATGCAAAAGGTTACATGCCTCATCCTAACAATGTTCTCTATGCAATGATGTCTGTGTTTGAAGAACACGGTTCAGATACACAACCACTCGATGGACTTACTGAAAGTTTTCCATCAGAACTTATTGAATACCGAGGCTGGCAAATTGCATATACTTTTGGACAAGGTACATGTATCTCTGTGTACAAAAATAAAGAACTAATGGTCCGCCTTTAAATATAATTAATATGGCAAAACAAACTACACCACAGACAAGAGAGGATCTAAAAGATAACATTAGAAAATCATTAAGAGAAATCCCTACCACAACTCGAGTATTAGCTTGGGGCTTTCAAGTTGAAAAACAAAATTACGTAATCTTAAAATTTGTAAGTATGGGCATCAATCAAATTGAGATTTACGAATCAACTCGCGCAGGTCGAAGAACCGGCGAAAAACCAATCGTTGCTTTGAAACCTAGTAAAGACCACTTACTTGCTTTTGAACAAGCATTAGAAATTTTAGTTCCACAAATTGAAGAAGAGGCTCCAGAAGATACTCCGGTTTCTTAAATACTTCGTTACTTGGTATTCACAAAACTTAGCCATACCCTTTTGGGTTATTGGCCATGTTCATTTAACAATGAATGTTTACCATGATCTTGTAGAATACGGTGCTTCATTAATTATGAATGTGCTCGTTGCTATAGGGTTTTATTTAGATTGGCGTGATTACAATAAGAAGTAAAGTTTAACAAAAATTTAACATTCTAAATTTGCTTTGCATGAGTATTTTGGTTAATTTTAACTATCAATATTAATCAAACATATATTATCATGAGTATTCAAAAATTTGACGCAAGAAATTTAACAATGTTAAGATCTGAACTAGAGGCTGCTATTGCCGCTGTTTGTAACAAGCACGGAATCGTTGCTCCAACATTAGGAAGAATAAGTTATACTGACACTTCTTTTAATACATCAAAGTTGGTATTCCAAACTAAATCTAAAGTTGACACGGTATT